AAGACAAAGACAAAGACAGAGACAAAGACAAAGACAAAGACAAAGACAATCATCAAAGGACTATTGAAAGACTATGACTGATCATCTTCAATTGTCTTCTTGGTATCTTCCTTGTCCTCGAAGATATTCAGTGGGGTAGAAATAACGTCAAATGGATCAGAATGCAAGGAAAGTACCTCTCTTTAATCAGAAGAGTATCTTTGAAGGATAATGATGATTGTTGAAAGACTGTGGGCTATTATCAAAGGACTATTGAAAGACTATGAAGATCATCAAAGACTATTGAAAGACAATGGCTGACTATTAGAAATCATCAAAGACTATGACCAAAGATTAAATGATTGTCAAAGACTATGACTGATTATTGAAAGACTACCCATGACTTTGGAGGATTATCGTCTGATTATCGGCTCAGTTGTCACAAACCGCATGCTTATTCGTGTAACTCGTGTGTGTATACTCGTGTGTGTATACTCGTATATGCGTGTGTTATTTTTAATTACTTTTATCGTTAATGCGAAGCATTAACAACTGGTTTGGAGAACAAACTATGCACGCTAGTGCATAGGTTTCTACAAACCATACATTGAGCGCAGAAATATCTTTATTTCTCAGATTAAAAATCTCCAGTTTCTACCATTGGTACCGCTAGCGTGTTAGGTGACACGCATACAAAAACTGTCGGAATTCCTGCGTACGTGTATAAAACTTTAAAAAAAATCTCCTACAAAAATCCTCCAAACATAACCCTCAACCTCTCTTGATTATAGGAAATGTGAATAGACATCCGACATCATCAATTCTACAACAAAATAACAATCATCATCAATCAACAAAGTCGAAAATGATCCTTGAGATAGAACTTAACCACTCATCCTTGAAGAAAGGTCAGAATGTAACCGAAGAGGAGATTATGATGGAAATATCCAGACTTGAGAGAGAAGCAAGTTATCAGTCCACAATTAACAAAGTCTCAAAAGTTGCTCTCAACTCGATCTATGGTGTTCTGGGTTATCACTCATTTATCCTTTACGATAGAGAAATTGCAAGATCGGTCTCGGAACAATCTTCTCATGTGATCCGCTACACTATTCTCTTCTTCAATAGGTATTTCCAACAGAGATTCCCAAATCATCGGGAACTACACGCAAAGATGGGAATTACAAAATGCGCGCCGATCGACTTCAATGCAGTGAACTATGCCGACACTGATTCGGTGTTTATCCGTTATAAGGACATAATGGATAAGACCGATTACAAGGGAACTCTTGAGGAATTCGTGTTTGACATTGGTGAAAACGATCTCAACGAATGTGTCAAAGACATGCTCGTTGGCTATATTCGAAAGTTCAACGGATTCCAACAGAAGATCGATGGACAGCGTTCAATGAAGCTTGCTTTCGAGATGATTTGTCACAACGTCCTCTGGACATCAAAGAAGAAATACATCAAGAACATCTCTTGGGAAGAAGGCGTTTACTTCAAGCCACTTGAAAACGTGGAAGTGAAAGGTCTCGACATCAACAAATCATCAACACCAAAGTTTGTACGAGAACTTCTCCGTGAGACAGTTCACTATATCTTGCAACACCGAGAGCTAAATCTTCGAGATTTCATCGACCACGTCAAAATGCAAAAATCAAAGTTTGAAAGTGCAAACGTGGAGGATGTCGCAATTTCTCAAAGAGTGAACGGTTATGAGAAATACGTGATAACTGCAAAGAATGGTGTCTTCGAATACGTTAAAGGTGTAACAATTCAGATCAGAGCATCCAGCGTTTATAATGCAGAACTTGCAAAGTCGAAGTACAAGCACAAATATCAACAGATCCGATCTGGGATGAAGATTCAATATTACTATTCAACAGATCCTCGATCAGATGTTTTCGCATTTGTTAACGGAGACCCTTGTTATGAGTTCCTTTACCCAATCGACTATTCCAAGCAGTTTGAGATGCTTTATCTTTCACCACTCAACAAGATCATCACTTCGATTGGTGTACAAGCATTACCTGTTTCATTGATCGCTTTCGATCCACTTTGGTAAACGAGGGAGAATGAGGACTTTGAACTTTGTCTACGGTTGTGATGTCTTCGGGAAAAAGGAAGGAACTTGCGGAGATGCTTTTGATGATTCAATAATCGTTCCTACGGAGAAATCGTCTTGTCCATATTGCTATGTCCGATACAAAATGTTCCCTGCTCGTGGCTATGGTGATCAGTTCTTCCTACAACCAAAGATAAACGTTCGACATCTCCGAGATTTCATAAGTCCTTCGGATGTTTCTGAGATCTACATCGGTTCGATAATGGGCGATTTTTTAAGTCCGTCGATAGAAGACAAGGACATCGCCTTTGTGTTTGACACTTTCGGAGATTTCCCACAACACGTCTTCTTTCTCTTGTCCAAGAATGCTGGGAGGTATTACAAGTTCCTAAGAGACTATTATCAGAAACCGCTCCCAGATAACGTCATAATTGGAACATCTGTGGAAAATGACGGCTTTCTCCACAGAGTGGATCTTCTGAGAGCATCTTTGAAGATTTCGCCAAATACAAGGTTATGGTTAGAAATTGAACCTCTTCTTGGATTTCACCATAAGACTGATTTCTCGGGGATTGAGTACGTTTCTTGTTCCTGCCTTGGTCAAGACCAAATCTACTACCAGAATGGGAAGAGATTTCCATGGGTCTTTCGAGAAGAATGGATGCAATCGATAATCGATAACCCCACACTTGACACGGAGAACCTGTCAATCTATCACAACATCAAAAATCTCTGCAATTCACAAACAATAAGAGACTGGGAGAATCCGAATCTCTATGAAAGGTTCTTCCACAAATCTCAAAAAGAAGAAACGCTATGGTAAAAATCGTCTACCTACAAAGTTTGAAGTCATACGTGGTGAAGATCGGTTCGAGATTCTTCACTGTTCGAATCGACATGGACAAGTTCAATGATTATGAGCTTCAGATCGATAGCAAGAAGTCGCTTTCTTGTGCTGGTTCTGTTGAATACATCGGTGGTCAAGCAATCATCGTTCCAATAATCAAACTTCTCGTAGAAAAGAAAGATGGGACAAAGGTCTCCGACAGACTTCTCTACAGATTGAGCTTTTCGGAAGAATCGTTTAATGAACTGATCGACAATGGTCTCATAAGCTTGCTGGAAATCTACGACCAATCAATCAACTATTCCGATCTTTGGAAGTTCGACGATGAGATAATCGTAACGTCGGGGATCGGTGAAACGCTATCAGTCATGGGGATCGGTGAAGATGGTCGCAAGACATCAGAAGGATTCATCAGCTTTGAAAATTGTAGAACACCACAGATTTTCAAGTATTCCGATAAAGTCGTGGTGATCGACAAACATGGAAAAGATCTCTGCATCTTGGTGGATGGGATCGTTACGGAGACCACAAGAATGACAGTTTCCAGTATCTACAACAACACGTACCTCAACTTTAAGTAACAAATTGGAAAATGGTTCAATTAGTACTCGTAAAACTTAGACACGACAACAAGACAATAAGAACTTACACCACTTTGAAAGATGGTCAGTACAACATGGTCATCTTTGATGGTAGAAAGTTCAATGAGAAAAGATACTCTCTGGACGGCAAGTTCTGTTTGTTATTGGAAGATTATCTTGATGATTCTTTTGTGTTCTCAAGGACAATCAGAAGAGTTGTGTATGATGATGAAAGCCGTGAGATCTTCAAATCTCAGAAGATCTTGGACAAAGTAAACATCCCCAACGAGATATTCGACAAAATGCTAAAAGATGAATCTGTTACCTTGGAAAAGATCGATAAGACGGATATAATCGATGGTTCTTATTGGAAGTTCCAAGAGTCAGTTATCCTTCGAGCCATTCCAAGTAAATACTACCTCTTAGTGGAATACAAAGATGAAACAGGCGGTGATTCATATTCCAAGCTTCACTACCACTATGGAAAGAAGGTAGAAATGGAAGACGGAGGTAGAAACATCACGATTGAACTTGATTATGCTTGTATCAAAAATATGCTTGTCGATGGAAATATAAAAGAGGAGGTTGAGGTATTAACTTCAACGATCCTTGAAAATAACAACTTTCTAATTTAAAAACGTGAAAATATGACTACACTGCTGGATGACTACTTCTCTGTGAAAGACTACACTCGGAGAATGTTCAAGATCCATAACAAGATCCCAATGTCGTACTTCTCCAAGAAGAAGACCGATGAGGAATTCGAACTGATCATTGAAATCTACAACAGACTTAAGGAACTACCAACTTACATCTACAACGATATCGAAGATGGTGAAAATGTCGACATTACGATTGATGACAGATTCGGTGATCTGTTAGATGCTGTAGAAGAAGATCCTCTGAACCTCAAGAACATCGACCATTACAGGGAAATGTTGACACTGATTGACACCTTGGAAGATCAGATCATAGCTTAAAGAAACATAGAACGGAACGAATGAAACGGTCATCTTGTCGTAAAGATAAGATGACCGAAGCATTATTAAGCAATCACTAATCAATCACAAACAAAATAAAGATCAATCAACCAATCATGAACATCTTCGACGCATTCAACGAGACGAGAACGACGAATGGTGATAGAGCCTACAAGAGGTACATCGGAAATCCTTATGTCGATTTCTTGTTCAGACTTCAAAAGATCCGTGAAATCGCAAAATACAAGGGACTTGCAGAGGTAGAGAAACTGATCGTTGTCGACTATCCCGAGTTCCTCGAACAGAGTGAGTTCAACCGTTTCTTCTCAATGTACATTCGAGATCCTCGAATGGGGATTGGTGAAAGAGAAATTGGTCGTGTTCTCCTCAAGATCCAGAACATTTCGATCGATGATGTCATAGAAATCGGTCGTGCTGACGATATCTTGTACACTCATACCCCGAAGGAGGTCGTGGGGTATATCAAGGAAGCTATGGACAACGATTCGATCCGTGGTAACTATGAACTTCTGAAAAAGTGGCTTCCACGTGAAAGATCAAAGAAGTTCAAGATCATCAGAAACGAACTTCGAAGACAGAAGATTTCGAAGACAATCTATCGTGGATGGTGCGCATCTCCAATGACTGTCGAAGCAGTCAGATCACGTGGTGAATTCCCAGATGATTACTCACACGTTCCTTCACTTTCTATGCTTCGGCATAAGAAGGAATTCTTCAAGGATGAAAACTTCGAGAAGTATCTCGAAGAACTGAAATCTGGGAAAACCAAGATGAATCAGTCCGTTTCCACGCCATACAACTTATTGCGGTCATATCGAAACACCGCCTTCAGTGGCTTTGATTATCGTTATACTGCATATGACGGAAAGATAAATCCCAGTGAGAAGGGGATGGAACATGACACGTTCTATACAGAAGCTTTCAAGGCTCTGGGTTCTATGAATCTCGGGAAGATCATCCCAATTATTGACGGCTCTGGATCAATGTTCGACAGATACGACTCGATCGGTAAGGCTCGTTCAATTGGTCACTATGTTTCACGCCATTCTGATTACCTCCGCAACCACTTCATAGTCTTCTCTGATGATTCTCGAATTATGAAGTTGACTAAGGATGAAGATTTCTCCTATGTTCGAGATATGGCGATAATGGAATCGTTCGGTGATTGTACCAATACGAACTTTGAAGCAGTCTTGCGAAATCTGAACAACGTGACGGAGGATCTGCCCGAATACGTCCTTGTTCTGAGCGACATGCAGTTTGATGATTCTTATGATAGAAACGAAACGCATCTTGATACACTCAATCAGAAGGGTGTGAAGATGATCTGGTGGAATCTTGCGATTGATAACGTCACACTACCAACTGTGAGCAAAGATGGGAACGTCTTTGTTAGTGGTTATTCACCTCAGATTCTGTCGATGCTTTCGGGAGAGTTCGATGCGGAATCTTACGTAACAAAGCTCATCGAAGACTATAAGAAAAAGAGAAGTAGATAGTTGCTATTCTTTATTTTAGTTTGTGCCCAAGACCTCACCTTTGCTATAAGAAAGGTGAGGTCTTAACGTATAAGAACAATCATCAACAATAATCAACATAGACGACGAATGCAAACTTATCTCGATTTGCTTAAGTATGTTCTCGAAAATGGAACTGAGAGAACAGACAGAACTGGAACTGGGACAATCTCCACGTTTGGTCATCAAGTGGAATATGACGTAAGTGAAAAGTTCCCAATTCTCACCACGAAGAAGATCCATATGAAAAGCGTCATTATGGAACTTGCTTGGATGCTCAAAGGTGATACCAACGTGAAGTTCTTAAGAGACAATGGTGTGACGATTTGGGATGAATGGGCAGATGAAAATGGAGACCTCGGAAAGATCTATGGAAAGCAATGGAGAGATTTCGGAGGGATTGATCAGATTCGGGAAGTTATCGACCAAATTCGGAATAATCCAGATTCACGAAGAATAATCGTCTCGGCTTGGAATCCTGCAGAACTCTCGGAAATGGCACTTCCACCATGTCATTGCTTCTTCCAATTCTACGTTGATGGTGATCGACTTTCTTTAAAGCTTTATCAAAGATCTGCTGATCTCTTCCTCGGTGTTCCATTCAACCTTGCTCAATACTCACTCTTGCTCTACATTTTTGCAAAGATCTGTGGCAAAAAACCTCATCAATTTATCCACTCGTTTGGAGATCTTCACATCTACAAGAACCACTTAGAACAAGTAAAGCTCCAACTTTCGAGAAAACCATACGAACTTCCAGAGGTAAAGATCTTAGGAGATATCGACATCGACAACATCTCCGAAAATCTCATCGATCAAATCATAATCGAGAACTACAAGCACCATCCTTCGATCAAGGCGGATGTGAGTGTGTAAAAGCAGAACAAGCTATGCAAAAGAAACTGAAGGTGGAATTCGTCGCATATGTCGACAAGTCCTTGAATGTCAACGACTACAAGAATCCGTTCACAGATGAGAAGTATAGAGAATCACTGAGAGATCTCATAAACGAAAATGGTGGTGCAATAGTGGTCATGGATGGTGAAATGTATGAAATGATGGAAAGATCATCGTTTAGAGTTCCATCGATCGTTCTCTTTGATTATGAACACGAAGATACCGAAGATACGAAGTTCATCCATTCATATGAGCAACTTTGTGATTTCCTCAGTTGTAGAAACGAGAATGTCTTCGTGATTGGTGGATTCGACGCATGGTCATCGCTTGTTCAGTACATTTCCAAAGTTCACTTCCTCGTCACTGATGAAAAATGGGGTGATGGAATGACAAGACCATTCTTGTTCGACGTTCGAGAAATGTGCAGAATAACAAGCTATTCAGAACTCACCAACGGAATAACCCACCAAGAATACGAATTCCGTGAAGATGTTGTTATTTGTAATGGCGATATCGACAAGGATATCGAAGATGATGATGGTGTTTGTTGTGGATGTGAACTCTTCTGTCATGACATTATTTCACATATCAACTTCGAAGGTGAACCTGTCAGCAGAATACTTTCTAATGGGTTATCAACCTTGATAGAAAAAGGTGATAAACTAAAGATAATCACAGATTTCAAGATCTATAAAACACCATCAAACATCAAGATCAATGTTACACAAAGTCATAATCTCAGTGTTCTTGGTCTTGTTATAGAATCGTGTGAAATCATAAACGGAAGCATCGTTATCACTCTCGTTAGCAAGTTATCACATTACACAGTCTTAGATTATAAGAAAGTGGTTGCTGTTGTGTATGCAACTGGGAACTACAAACTGCTACGTTGTAATAACGATTTCTCAGAGAGCATGGAGATGGGAAAATGGGGAACTGATCTGATCCAACATTAAGATTAAAAATCGCAATCATAATCAAACAATCATAAGCATAAACGAAAGATGAAGAACAAGAACAAGACCGAAATCGAAATGATCCTATTCGTCAACGACAAAGATAGGACAATCAACGCTCAGAAACTGCTATCTTCCCCATCCGAAAGTGATATCCGAGACTATATCGGAAAGATCACGACTGGGAACATCATCGTATTTGATGAGGACACATGTTCCACTCTCGTATCACCACTACCAAACAGAATCTGTGTTGTCATCACCTCGAACAAGGACTTCAATCGTGAAGGGTTTGTTCGTGTAGAATCTATCAGAGATTTCATCGACATGCTCGGCACGAAGTTCGATAGATACCGTGATGTTTACGTAATGGTCGACAACATTCACATCGCAAGAAGTTTCATGGGTTATGTCGACAGAATCAAGATGATCGAAGTCGAAGGCGCAGAATCTCACGACAGATACGAACTCTCTGACATTCCTCGAAAGACTATCCTCGACATTCGAAGGTCGACGAACGTTGTGAATGAATATTGGATCAACGACTTTATCAAGACCACTGACCACGAGTTCAAAGACAACGTCCTAATGTGCACAGCAAGTGTTGATGGTTTTGGCTGTTATGGTGTCTGTGCACGAGAACCAAGAGTTCACGTCAACGGCTTTGGTGAAACTGTAAGAAGAAAGTCAGACCACCGTGAATCCATAGTTTTGCATAAAGGTGACAGAGTTTTTATGAAGACTGATATCGAGATTTACAGAATCCCTAAGAACGTTTATGTCGATATCAAGACAATCTTACACGGCTTCGTCTATAACGGAATCTCTGTGGAATCATCAAGCATTGTTGATAGCGTTGTCTGTGTTGGACTGGTGAACATGGGATCGAAACCTGTCACCATACACAAGGATCAGACAATCGCTATTATGGCGGTCAGAGGTGAACACGAGTTCTTGAAAGTAGAACATAAAGAGTTCCCACACGAAAAAGTCGATGGTTGGAATAACTACGAAAGCAAAGAAAAAGATCATCGTCGACCACTAAAAGACGATTGCTGTGTAGGTGATATGATGGAACGTTGCTGTGAAGATGACGGCTTTTAATAAGTAGTCGATTATGCGAGTAAAGTTTATAGCCAGCGTTGATAAGAACTTTGCTGTTGGAAACGATGGCAAACTCTTATTCAGAATCCGAGAAGATATGAAGCTGTTCCGTGAAATGACGATGGGGAACATTGTCATCATGGGCAGGAAGACTTATGAGGAGATTGGAAAGCCACTTGAAGGAAGACTAAACATTGTTCTATCGAGAGACGACATTTCTATCGAAGGTGTTCACGTTTTCAAGTCGATGGAAATGCTGAAGGCTTTCTGTGAATCTTCCATAAATCGTCAAAAAGACGTGTTTGTGATTGGTGGTGCAGAAATGTGGAATCTCTTCAGAAGATACGTATCACAAATCCACCTCACGAAAGTTCCAGATGACTCGGAAGAATACGACACCGTCTTCCCTTATGATCTTCTTAATGCTTTCACACTCGTTCACCGAAATCAGATCGGTTTCTATGAAAAGAATTATCAACCGATTGTTCATGAAGTCTATGATCGTCTGGGAGATGTGGTGGTGATGAACCGCAAAAGTGAAGAACTCTTGGTGGCCAGATTTGTTGATGTCTTGGAACACGTAGGTGGTAGTGGTGACGATATAAAAACTTATCGAGAAAACGACACGCTACTAATGACGAACGACAGAATTGCTGTAAAGACTGATCTTCGTGTTTATGAACTTCCTCTTGGAACTCTTGTTAGTGTGAACGTAGTTCCGTCATTGTTCATGGATAATGGACTGATGATTGCTGGGTGGGATATCGTCGACGACGATTTCATCGTCTACTTGACATTGACTGGGAAGAAGCCTATTTCTCTGAAACGTGGTGACATTATAGCAGATATCAACTTCTATTCTCGCCATCCTCTGATGTACGCTCCTTAAAAATCGTATCAACATGGATAAAAAGTACAGCGGTTATATCGTGATGAGTGATGGACTTCTATCACCAAACGACCAAATCTCGTACAATGGTGAGACTTTCACGTATCTTGGGAAAGCACTGAGTAAATCAAGTGGTGAACTCTGTGGTGTTTTCACAAACGGTAAAACAGAGTGTCTTATACCAGTCAGATTCATAAGAAGTATGAAGGATAAGAAACTCGTATATTAAGAGAAGTACTCTCCTTGGCTCTCCTTGGTATTTCCCTTGATTTCTGAATTATTCAAAGGTATGAAAGCCTTAGAAGATCGGTTCGAGATCAAGGGAAATACGTCTCTGAAAGTTGTCTTCAGACACTAAAAACATTTCCATTCTTCATATGATAGGAACTGTGGATATTAACAAAAAGCAAGAAGAATAGCAATGGACATTATCAAAAATCTCGGTTATAACCAGCACGAGATTCTCGACAACATTCAGAAGTTGTATCTCGAAGGAAAGGGAATCGACTGTGATATCACTTATTCCAAAGGTGCATTCTACGGAAAGTTCAAAGTAAAGGATGCAGATGGCGAAACACGTGAGATTGTCATCGAGCAACCTCGACTGAAGTTCGATGTTTTCCCACTTTCCGAAGATGTCACGAAGATAGAACCTCTGACAGCACTTCCTCTCGATGATCTTTCGATCGATTCGATGATGATCGACCTGCCGTTCATCGTTAGACCAACAAAGCCAGACACGTCAGTCACCGATGAAACAGGTTCGAAGATGTTCAACAGATTCCAAGGTTTTCACACCCCAGACGACATGTATGAAACGTACTGGTTCTGGATCAATGAAGCCTATCGTGTACTGAAGACAGGTGGAACACTTCTGTTCAAGACACAGAACACGATTTATGGCGGTATCAACCACAACACTGAGTTTTTCTCTTTCATGTGTGCCGAGAAAGCTGGATTTGTCACCGAAGACACTTTTGTTCTTGGTGCAAAGTCTCGTATGATCTCACCATTTATGACCAAGCAGTTGCACGCTCGAAAGTTCACCTCGACTTTCTTCGTCTTCAAGAAGCACAAATCCACAAAACATAAGAGGTTCAACTATTGGTCATTAATACCAAAGCTTGAAGAATCTTTCAATAATTAATACGAAAAAACTAAACCGTATGTCAAAATCAGAAATCGCTAACGAGTTCTTGAGTGATCTCGTCGTGCATTCGAAGTATGCGAACATTGTCCCAGAGGAACATAGAAAGCAGACTTGGGAAGAATGTGTAGCAGAACTGGAGAAAATGTTCATCAAGGATTATCCTCAACTTGAGGGAGAGATCCGTGAGAACATGAAGATGGTGTACGCCAAGAAGGTGTTCCCATCAATGAGATCGATCCAATTCGGTGGTCTTCCCATATCATACAACCCAACACGAATCTACAACTGCTCTGCACTTCTTCTCAACAATACTAAGTGCTTCTCAGAGATCATGCACATTCTCTTGAGTGGGACAGGGATCGGTGTTTCTATCCAAAAGCGACATATCGACAACCTGCCAGTGGTCAAGAAGCCATCAAAGAAGAAGCGTTTCCTCATCTCTGATTCTATCGAAGGGTGGGCAGATGCTGTTCGTATGCTCTGTTACTCTTATCTTCGTGGGAATCCTTACCCAGAGTTCGACTATCGTGATATCCGCCCAAAGGGATCAATCATCAAGAAGCTGAACTGCTACGCACCAGGTCATGAAAGACTCAAGAAGTCAATCGAACAGATCGACAAGGTCTTCAAGACAGCAGTTGGTCGAAAGCTCACACCTCTTGAATGTCTTGACATCTCTTGCTTCATTGGTGATGCCGTGGTCAGCGGTGGTGTTCGCATGGCTGCAATGATCATGTTCTTCGATAAGGATGATGAAGCAATTATGACTGCAAAGTCAAATGTTCCACTTCGAAGTGCAACAGTAGAATCGGAAGATGACAAGAACTGGTACATCAGAGTAGAACCAAAGAACATCGACGACTTCTATGGTGATGAATCTCGTGTACTGACTGTTCGCAAGAAGTTCGGTGACTTCGACAATTCTTGGGACTATGAAAACATCTGCAAGAATCTCTCTGCAAGTTGGTACTACGTGCATCCTCAGAGAGCAATGAGTAACAATTCTGCAGTACTTCATCGTGATACTACGACACGTGAGGAACTCGAGAAGTTGATGAGAATTGCTGATGCTAACAAGTCTGGAGAACCAGGTCTCTTTTGGACGAATGATTATGACATGATCTCGAACCCATGTGGTGAGATTGCACTGAATGACTGTCAGTTCTGTAATCTTTCGACGATCGTTGCGTATGACATCACCACGCAAGAAGAGTTTAACCATCGTGCACGAGTGGCATCATTCCTTGGAACTCTCCAAGCAGGTTACACCGACTTCCATTATCTCCGCCCAAAGTGGAAGGAACAGACAGAAAAGGAAGCACTTCTCGGGGTATCTTTGACAGGTATTGCATCGGGAACTATTCTTTCTCTTAATGAGACCGAAGCTGCATTGTGTGCAGTGGAAGAAAACAAGAGAGTGGCAAAACTGATCGGTGTAAATGAAGCACAAAGAGTCACCACGATCAAGCCCGAAGGGACATCGACAATCGTTGCTGGTGTGTTCGGAAGTGGGATTCATTCTGCCCATGCTGAATACTACGTTCGCAACATTCGAATCTTGAAGTCTGATCCAGTTTACACTTATCTGAAGATCAACGCTCCAGATTTCCTCGATGATGAATATTCTGATAAGGACAAAGCTGTGTTCTCTGTTCCTATGCGTGCCAACCACGATTGTATCTTCAGAACGGAATCGACGTTCGACCTTCTCGAGAGAATCAAAAGATTCAACGAAAACTGGATAGCACCAGGTCACATCTCTGGAGCAAACAAGCACAATGTCTCCTCGACTGTCTACGTCAAAGATGGTGAGATTGATAAGGTTATCGAATGGATGTGGGACAATCGCAACTCCTACTCTGGTCTCACGATTCTGCCATTTGACGGAGGTACTTATAAGCAAGCACCTTTCCAAGATATCACCAAGGAAGAATATGAAGAGATGCTTGAGAAATTCCCAACTGATCTCGACCTTTCCAAGGTTTATATCGAAGACATCAAGACCACTCAGTTCGAATATGCTTGCGCAGGGGGTGCTTGTGAAGTGAAGTCCGTTTAGTATTGATTGATTATTGATTGTGTAAGTCGACCCTCACTGAACAAAAAACCGTGAGGGTCGATCTTTATAAGATAATAAAAAAACCCAGAATGATTATCACGTTTCTCATCATAATCGTCTCTTTCATCCTCTTGTTCTATAAGACGATCAAACTCTATAAGTACACTTCGGATTGTTTCACAAACATTGTCGAGAATGAAACGATTCAACTAAGGTACAAGATGAAAATCGACGGACAAGACGTAAAGAATGTAAGAAAGACAATGTTCAACGTGCTTTATGTTTTCGTGGTTATACCAGATGAAGTGAGAAAGACGGATCATATGAGCTACATCATAAGCCATTTACAACTGATTGAAGAATCCTTACAAGTTCAGAATCTTTATGGTCTTGTAAGTTCTTCACGTGAACAGTTTGTAAGTGTAGAAAATGACAAAGAAAGAACGATTTATCTCGTAAAGTTCAAGCCGATCATTTATGGTCTTGACCTCTGGAGAATCCTCGTCTTCATTTTCTCTATAATCGTCGCAATTTATAATAAAGAAATAGCAGAATTTGTATGGCTAATGTTTTAAGTGGGAACGATCCTTCCTACATCCTTAACCCAAAGATAAGAACGAGAGAGCGGTCTATCGTCTTCTCGAATAACTCTTTCATGGACAGTTTCGGAAGAACTTTCCTTGATATGTCCGAGTTTTCTGTAAAATGTGAGAAATCGTCATCCACCATTATAACGATCGATCCATATGAACAAGTGACGATCCCTTCATTCAAGAACGTGATCTTCACATGTTTTGGCGGATCTGTTGCGCATATGAACGACGCACAGATTCGAAGCAAGCAGACTTTACACTTCGATATGAATGTGGAAGTCATCGACCCCAAAGATGAATCTTCGATTGTTCGTCTGAATGTGGGTGTTGTGTTTCCTCCGTCTTCAGAAGGTGTTGATGAAGGGGAAGGCGGTAGAAATGCCCAATCACAACTCGTGAGCTTCCAGAGGTATCTCTCGAAGTCTGGGAAATATGTCGGTGATGCCGAGGATGTTACTTTCGAGTATCTTCACACGACTATAAAGTTCGACATTCACTACGAATATGACGAAATGTCAAATGAGTACGATCTGAAGGTGAATATGATAGAAGTTGGTGGCAAGTTCAGTGGAGGTGGCAAAATCGATACCGAGTGCAACATAACGAAAAAGTCACGAGTTTTCATGCTCTCACCGAACATGGACTATCAGTTGGATGGTGTGGAATCCGTTAGATTCCTTTACAGTCGGGAAACATGGGAGAAACTATGCGACAACGGAGCTATTCTGAGAAAGTACACTGCTCTTGGAAGTGAAGAAGATGTTCGATTAGAGCACGACATGTTCCAATCAAAGTTCTCTGTCGCAGAGTTCCGTGGGATTTCGATCATTCTTGAAAACAACTCAGAAACCGAAGGTCTTCTTCAAGAGGTCTCTGTAGAAAAAATCTACAAGAAGTATGATGAATCGTTCAACTGTTCGATCACGTGTGGTGCTCTCCGAGAACATGACGTTTATCACAGCTTCGGTTTTGTAAGACCTCAAGGAAACAGCGTATCTTTCAGAAATATAACAAGAAAAAAGATCGATTTACAAGTTTTATCTTATGAATAAACTCAACCTTTTATCAATCCTTAAGATGTTGGTAAAGCAGGAACTGGGAAATGTCACAGTCAATGGCAATCTCCTCAGTTACAACAGTGGTGTGGTGTCCAATAATGTCACAGGTCGTACATACAACGTCGTGGCAAACTACAACTCACTGAATCCAAATGTCGTATCTTGTATGTTCTCCACTTCACAGGGTACGAGCCACATGGTCTTCGTGAGAGGTCAAGAACGATTTGATCTTCTTCTGAAGCTCATGGAAACGTGTCAAGACAAACAAATATAAACTTTTTAATTTCAATCCAAATATGACTAAGAAAGAATTCATCAACGCTCTCGCAGAGCAGACTGGTGCAACTAAGACGCAGGTAGAAGCCATCATCGGTGCTTATCACAAGACTATCATCGAAAGTCTTAAGAAGGATGAGCCAGTGACCTTCGTTGGCTTCGGTACGTACTCATCCAGAGTTCGCCCAGAGCGTGAAGCCTTCAAGCCTGGTACTAAGGAAAAGATGACAGTACCTGCAAAGAAGGTCGGTAAGTTCAAGATGTCAAAGTCTGTAGAACTTTAGTAGAAAAAGGAGATAAACGAATTCGCAATGAACGGATGGGCTGGTCTTTGGAAACATAGACCAGCCCATTTCGTATAAAAACGTTGAAAATATCGAAAATGTCGACGGAATCGACACTGACGAACATATACGAATGCTTTCGATATAAAAATGGAAAGAACGAATTAGTCAAATCAAACTTAATAAAGAACAAATGAAAGCCAAGAAGCATCAAGTAGGCATGTTCGATCACATGTTCGAAAAGGGAAAGATCACGTTCTTGTTGGATGGTTATTCCGCAGGTTCATCTGGCAAGGGCAAATGTGAATCTCTCATCGTAAAGAACACCTCGTTCGGCACTGATGGAAAGCGTCTTGCAGTCTGTACTACGAACTCTGCAAATGCATCACACTGGGTTTATGATGACGGCAAGAAGATGATGTTCGAAGTTCTGCCTTCATCAGCTTATCTTCACGAAAAGCTCGAATTCGTCGCTATCGGTCATGGTGCATCATTCTCCGTTGAACGTCTCTTCGAGGAAATCAAGATGAGTGGTCTTCCCCTCGATAAGCTTTTCATCCACCCCAAGGCAGGGATCATCACCAAGATCGATGAAGACTACGAAAAGGGTCTTTGTGATATCGATGGCAACTACTCGTCGTCTGATCACGATGGTACAATCGCAGGTGGATCTACTTGCTCTGGATCTGGTGCAGTTCGTGCAAAGAAGGTCGTTCGAAACAAGACGGTGACTTATGCTTACCAAGTCCCAGAACTCAAGCAGTTTATCTGTGATGTCGAGAAGCGTCTTATGACGTTTATGATCAATGGAGGATCAGTTCTTCTCCAGATTGGTCAAGGTTTCCCACTTTCGTATGGTCTCGGCTATAACAAGCAGAATTCCACATCCCGAAACGTGACGATCAGTGCAGCTTTGGATGATATGAATCTTCCTCCATTCTTTGCAGGTGATGTTATCTTGAATGGTAGAACTTATCCGATCAAGATCAATAACAAGAAGTATCGTCTTCTTGGTGGGAAGCCAGTTGTCCGACTTCACAAGAACTCGGAATCGACACTGAAGTACTATGCTCATAAGCATCTGTTCGACTTCATCGAGGGAGATGATCACGTTTCTATCGTCACACGCAAGGAATTCATCAACTTCTACGAAATGCGTGAGTTCCCATACCTTGAATACGAGGTTATTGAATCATTCAGTGGTACTGGCTACTCTCCAATCTGGAACGAAGAAAGTCACCAGCGAGAAATCACGTGGGAAGATGTCGAAAAGAACTATGGCAAGACGATTCCCGATGATGTAAAATGCACGTCACTTACCAAGCTCCCACGACGTGTTTTTGAGTTCGATAAGAGCCTTCTACACGACGGCATTCTCTACAATCTTTCCCCAAATGGCAAAACTCACATTGTCATCAACTTCGTCAACTGGGTAGATGGTGAAATGGACGGAGAGCGTGAGAAGATTACGGAGAAGGTAGAAGATTGGCTCTCCAAGAATATGTTCGCAGAAATCGACACTATCAACAAGCTTGTCGGTGATGAAAAGGTAGTGCTTTCTGTACTGGGGACTGGCCGTGAATCCGACGACTTTGTCGCTGTAGAAGGGTAGTTCCTTCTCCTTCAAGAATAATCCGATAAATGAGGGTCATTGTGATGATAAGCACACAATGACCCTCGTTCTTGTTATAAGATTAATAAAAAACACAAGCCCACACCATTTCGAAAATCTTCATTATGACAAAAGATAACTGCACAAACATTAAGAAAGTACTTCGGATTTCTACGATAGTTTTCTTCGTTATCACAACGATCTACTTCATTGTCGCAATTATGCGTATTGCGAACATAGGTGAAGAAAACAAGCCACACGAGATCATCGATTCGCTGAAATACACGAACTCTGTCTATGAACACGATGTTCGAAAGTTGAAGGCACAGATCGATTCACTTTCCATTCAAAACGAGATCTCTTCAAGAAAGATCGATTCACTTGAAAGTATAGTTGATGTGAAAACGTCTTCACTAAGGAAAGCAGAGAACGCAATGCGAGCAAAGAAGCTGAATTTCTCCAAAGACGTATTCGAAGTTGAACAAGAACTAAGACAAAACATCCAAGAATATGAAAAGAATAATTAGTCTCTCGCTCCTCGTGTTTCTCGGCTGTGGTGTAACAGTATCACGTGCACAGAACATAGAAATCTCGAAGAAGGATGCTGTTATAATCAACCACATGTTTGATCAACACAAGCAACTTCTGGAGATCTCCGCAATGAAGGATTCTATTATGCAGTCTTTGAGGGAAGTCGTGGACAACAAGACACTCATCATCGAAAACCAGCTTGAACAGCTTCGCAAGTATGACGAAATAATGATGAAGAATGACACGATTATTTCCAATCATAAGAAGATGGTGGAGATCTATGAGAAATCTCTGAAAAAGGAAAGACAGAAGTCAGCATTTTGGAAGTATGTCGGACTTCTCTCCTCTGCAGTAGCAATCACCACATTCCTCATAAAGTAGTCTCTACGAGCTTAAGGAAGGTACTTTCCTTGCGCTCTGGAATATCGACGAATATTTTCACCCCAATCAAATCAAGAAAATGCCCCAGAACGTATCTCCTCTCGATCACAGGTATGCCGATGTCATACAGAACATGTCGAAAGTCTTCAATTCCGAAAGGTACTACAAGACGATGTGGAATGTGGAAGTCGAGTATCTTCTTTACTTCTTAGAAAAGTTTGCACACCGAGAAGTCGATGGAGACCTCATAAAGAACAACTGTAAGTTCGACAGTTATGTCTATAACGAGATAATCTCCGAGGAAAGTGTAACGAATCACGATATCAAGGCAGTCATCAATGTCCTACAGAGAAAGCTGATCAATCTGGAGAAATCTCAGAAAATCGAGAAAGTGTCAGTTTATGTCCATTTCGGACTGACTTCTCAAGATATTGTTTCGTTATCAATGTCTATTCTCATGTCGGAAGCCGTTGAGGTCATCGATCATGTCGTAAACTACACGGAAGCCATTCTCACTAATCTTCACAGGGAGACGAAGGATGTTTGGTCTCTATCAAAGACGCATGGGCAATCTGCAGTCCCTCATCGCTTGAAAGATGACGTTTATAAGTGGCGTTATGATGTCTTGAAGTTTAGACGGCATATTGTCTACGACATTGTCAAGTTCTCGGGGGCAGTTGGTAACAACTTCGCCATTTCGAGACTTTTCAACATAGATTCTCGGAGAGTTTCGGAACTTATGGATTCGTTTGTGAAGAAGTTCGGAAGATTCACTGTTAGTGGAGAAGAATCGACACAAACCGACAGATGGGAATCATTCTGTGAAAGGTTCTCAGATTGGAATCTGACCATTTCGAGGATCATCAGCGATGTGCAACAGATCTGGCAAATGTGCTCGGATGGTTATTTCAAACTGAAAGTGGATGATGGCTATTGTGGATCTTCGGCAATGCCCCACAAGGTCAATCCTATCAAGTTTGAAAATGCTGAAGGATGCTTCTGTAGATGTCAGAAGGACTTCGAGTTCTACATTAGTAAGTTATCGAAGTCAAGAATGCATCGTGACCTTTCAGATTCAGTGGTCATAAGAATGATTCCCGAGACATTGTCTTATCTTTATCTTGGATTCTCGTCGTTTGTAAGTGGCTTGAAAGCACTCGAGGTGAATACCGAGAAGATAAAAGACGATCTCGAAGAGAATTATCAAGTGTTCTCTGAAATCGTACAGCTCTACTTGAAGTTGAAGGGGGACGAAGACGCATATGAAGAATCAAAGCGTGTGTTTAGAGGAAGTTCTATGACACTATACGACTTCAAGAAAGCTCTAAAGTCTCTGAGCATTGAGTATGACGAAATCAAGAAGTTTATAGAACTTTAGAGAAAACAAAAAACTCGTCGGTGAAGTCATTTTGTTGGTAGTTACATAACAAAAGGACTTCACCGATTTGTTGTATATGGACTACCAACTCGTAATACCTTCATTAAAGCCGATATCTTATCAGTCATTGGAAGCAAAGCAGACGATAAGGATTGATAACGAAGAAATCATTGACCTTTGTTCTGAATCGTTCTCAAAGACTGTTCCTATGGACTACACTTTGCAGATATCGACAATTTCTGAAGATTTGAGCGGTAGACCTCATCTTGTATCGAGGATTCTTATGGGATCAGAGGATGATGCTGATATCTTGATGCATTACAACCATGTCTCAAATCCTTATTCGATGGATGGGACTTTCACGTTTATAACACCAAACAGACAGACAGCTGTAGAAGCTATCAAGAAGTCATCATCATCTTCACAGAAGGAGAACGAATCTCAAGTAGAACTCAATCGAAGTGTTGCGGAGAAGGATAAGAAGAGAATAATGGAACTGATACGACAGTCCAATCCTCAGATGGTTTCGGAATCCACAACACCAATCAGAACGACGAACATGACTACACAACCACAGACAGAAGAAAAGGACGGTGAGATCGTGTTTGGTACAAACGTTGTGTCGAAGAGATGTTCTGGAGACCTCTCTTCGACACAATCAAGAACGGAGATGATAAGAAAAACTATCCGTTCAATGGCTATCAAATCGTAGCCGTTACTCTTCTTCTTTCCAGAGTTCCTTTATTATTCCTTCGGAGAGGATCTTTTTCGCATCGTCTTCATCAAAGGAAAGTTCAACGATGTCTCTTACAACATCTTCTTTCGGTATGTTATAAGATTGGGACAAGAAGTCGATGATACTCTCGGGGATCATGTCGATTTCAACCATAATGTTGAAAGAAATGGTTGACTTTACACCATTCTTCACGATTCCTATGACCTCATTCGGAAGGTTCAGTTTTCTTGGAGGGAGCTGGATGGCGTGAGATTCGTCACCACTTTCATATACAACCTTCTGACCACTATCTTCTGATTCACCAGAACTGGTCTCTGTTCTATGAAGCATTATCGTCTGATGAGGTTCTTCGTTGACAACCTCTCTTGTGTCGGCAGAAGGTGTCGTGATTGGTATCCCATTTTCATCAACTTCCAACGTGCTGTAAATATCCCACGCTTTGCTATTATTCTCTTCCATATTGGTCGGGTCTTTCTGATTGGTTTTTCTTCTTATACTTTTAAATAATGAGAATTTTTGATCAAAAAAGAAACGAAACATGTTTGAACTTAGTAATATCAAGATCACAAAGTCTAAGGTCGATGAGAAAAGCATCGAATCTAACGGCTTTTGGTTTACACCTGTCAATGGTGAATTCAACACCGATGGTGTTGCAGAGTTTATAACGAGTGAACTTGAAAGCCCTAAGTGGCTTGATGGTAAGACGTTCCCATCTCTTAATCATCTCTTCGTCACGGAATCACAGACGAATCTCTTCATGGCTCTGTGTCCGTCTGTAGTCATCGATGGTTATTCGTTTGAACTGAAATATAACCGCATCCTCGGTGGTCATCAGCTCCACGCCATAAAGGTAGAAGGTGAAGACATCGAAGAAGAACAGACCGAAACGGAAAAGGTGGAAGAAGTTACGGAAACTGCAGAAGATGTTAAGGAAACTGTAGAAGAATCTGCAGAAGACGCAAAGGAGGTAGAAGAAAAGTCGGAAGATAAGGTAGAAGAACCAAAGGAAAAGAAGACTACCGCACGCAAATCGACGAAGAAGTAAAATCTCGTCGGTTTTGTTGATTGATTTGATTGATTAGTTTGAGGTCGCTATGTCGAGAAGATATGGCGACCTCGTCATATATAAGAATACCACAAATCAGTCATATTGATAACGATAAAAATGGATGAAAAAGTAAAAGAATACGAGCAATTTGTCGTTTCTTGCTTCAACGAGAATCCTACAAATAACAAGGTTCTCGACTTCATTCACATGACAATGGCACTTATGTCAGAATCTGGTGAATTTGCTGATATAGTCAAGAAGGCAGTTTTCCATTCTAAGGAAATCTCGAAGGTTGATCTCGTAGACGAACTCGGTGATGTTCTGTTTTATTTCATGAACATTTGTCATTTCCTTGGTGTCACGATTGATGATGTCATGGAAGCAAATCTCATAAAAATCCGTGAAAGATACCCCGAAGGTCGTGGTAAGAACTACAACTTCGGTACACGTAATAAGGCAGAAGAAAAAAAGAGAATAGAACAATTCTTGATGAAGATAAAGCAAGACGTATCAATCGATATCAACATCAGTCACATCAATCATCATCAGTCACATACGAAGTAAGCCATGATCCTTGTAACAATTCGGAACATCAACATAGAAGCATTCATCAGCTTCTTCAACGATATCGACATCAAGTCTAAGCAGGTGATCGATATCTACAAAACAGAAGATGGAAAGCATGAGATCGTCTCACGAGGTCACACAATCACACGTGACTTCGTAAAAGTCGTAGAATCTGACTTCGACGTAATGTGCCAAGAGATTGTCTCAAAGTCGGAATACAGTCATATCAAGATTCCGTTCATTGAGATCAAGAAGTTTGTCGAACTTCTGAAGATCTACACGGATGATGAACAAGTGAACATCAATCTTTCGTGTGATGAAAAGGGAGAATCGCTTGTTGTGGTAAAACTTGAAGTGAAATCCAAGAGAAAATCTTCAAGAATGCCAATGGCGGACATTTCTCTTGTCCCATATCTCCAAAAGGATATCTGGGAAAATCTGCTCCAAAGCACAGAAAGACTATCATTCTTCGGACTTTCTCAGAACGACGTGGTCGATGTCAAGAAGCTGATGAAATATGCTTCAGAATCACAGGCATCAGCAAAGGTCAAGGAGATCTCGAAGTTTAGAGTGAAGTTTGAAGATGGACAGACCACGATTATGTCATATGAAGATCGTTGGAACATTGACATTCCAACTGATGGTTCATTCACTGGGGATTTTGTCTTCCCTGCTATTCTCTTCAAGCATCTCTCTTCAACGAACGTCTATGATTGCTCGTTTGTGAAAGCAATGGGCAGAGATACCAAGTTCCTAATCGTCTCGAATGAAACATTAAGAACCACGTGTGTTGTTATCGCTGAAAAATTCGATATCAACAAAAAATAAGATAGGTAACAATTTATAAGATGAATGAGGGTGTACGAACAAGTGCATCCTCATTCATCTGTATTTTCACGAAGACTTTATGCGATACATCCTCGACAAACTGATAATCTTTCTCACAATAATACGATACAAACTCTGGCGATTTCCAATAAACGATGACGGAATAATCGATTCAGTCGTTCTTGATAACCATGAAACACTCACTATAAACGGTTGGAAGCCACTTTCTTCAGTACACCTAAAAGCTGTTCATGATATTGTGGAAGTTGGTGCAGGTGAATACACGGTCAGTGGATCAGTAAATCACCTCGTCTATTCTTCCGAGAGTTCGCTTGAAAGCTATCAACCTACAAAAGTTAAGGATCTCTCTTTAGGTGATATCTTGATGACGATAGATGGTGCTCGTAAAGTCTCTTCCATCAAAAAGTCTCATCAGCAGATCGTGTTTGATTTATCTGTCGTGGATGAGACTTTGTCGTATTTCTCTGACGGCATACTTTCCCATAACTCTGTTATGTCGGGTATTTTTATTGCGTGGTACATCTTGACTAACTATGACAAGACCGTTCTTTGTACCAGTGCCAATGCAGATAAGGTCGATGAGCTTGTTGACAAGATAAACTCGATCTTCATGCATCTTCCGTTCTATATGAAGCTCGGGATTGAGGTGGATAACGTATCCAAGAAGAAATGGGACAATGGCTGTAAACTGATCGGTGAAACTGCAACGGAGAACTCTGGTGCAGGTGAAACTGCTGATCTCCTCTATGCTGACGAGTTTGCACTTATCGAACCAAACATCATCAACGAGTTCTTCCGTGTAGTTTATCCTACACTTTCGGCAAGTAAGAAATCGAAGATGATAATCACCAGCACGGCAAGAGGTATGAACAAGTTCTACCAGCTTTATCAAGGTGCACTTGATGGTAAGAACAACTTCAATCCAATAAGAATCGACTGGTGGGAGGTAGAAGGAAGAGATGAACAATGGAGACTTGACCAGATTGCCGACCTCGGTTCTGAAGCCGACTTTAACCAAGAGTACGGTAACTCGTTCATGAGTGGATCAACACTTCTGCTTTCGACAGCTGTCCTCAAGAAACTCGGGAAATATCAGAAGAAGTTCGTAAATGGTGTGTTCTCGAATGACGGTTCTTTATGATGAAAATTGTCATTGTTTTTAATTTATAAAAATTAAAAGATAGACGGAAGGAATGGTAGAAGATGCTCTCCTTGAATACGACCAGTACTTTTTCATACACCCCAACTTTGAACTTCAGTGGTTTAAAGATGAACGCAATGCGTTCGTTCTATCAATAGACATTGCGGAAGGTAAAGGAGGTGACTACACGATTATCAACTTCTTCCAAGTCCTTCCGATGACACCTTTAGAAATTGAAGGTGTGAAGATCTTCAACGACGAAGAATCGTTCTTCAAGCTGGTACAAGTTGCTATGTTTAGATCGAACATGGTAGAAACACCAGAATGTGCAAATTGGCTGTATCATTTCATAAACGGTTACATGATACAGGACAACTTGAAGATCGTTATCGAGAACAACTTTGAAGGGAACTACTTCCGAAACACACTAATGAACATTTATGGAGAACATAATGAACTCGACGAAGATGTCATATTCTGCAAGTTTCTCTATAATGCTCGAGATGATAATGCCCGAACTTTCAGAGTTGGGATTTATCAGACAGAACCCAGAAAGCAACATTCTTGTAAGATATTCTCTGATCAACTGAAGAATAATCAGCTTGTACTTACTGAGTTTATGACGATCCAAGAAGCTATGACCTTTGCACGATCAGAAAAGTCGTCGTCATATCGTGCAAGTTCGGGGCATGACGATTGTGTTATGACGTGTGTCAACGTTGTAAACATTCGAGATATCGAAGAATGGTCAGAACTCGTGGAAATTGTCAGTGAAAATTGCACAAACGAGTTTTGGAAACTGGTCGACAAGAAGCTCGGGAAACAAGCCGAAAGAACGGAAGAACTCGACATATCAGACTATTACGATTAAACATATGGACAAAACAACTACCCTTAATGTCTCATCGAAGGCGAAGATAGAAGAGGAACAGCAGGAGGAAGACATGCTCTTCATACCACAGTCGAAGACTGGTGGCAACATGTACAAAGAGAACTCTTGTGGTACTTCTTTCTCTGCTGATCAAGATTATCAAGATCAATTCCTTGATGACATTTATAACCCCGATGAATATAGAACAAGACAGAACTTCTGTGAAAAGTTCTATTCATCTTTGCAGTCGATCATCAACAAGCATAAGCGATTCTCGTATATACGATCGTTCGATATGAATCACGTGAGATGTGGCGACAACGTTTGTCACCTCGATAAAACATCACCATTTATGATAAACTTTGTACTTCATAATGGTGATGTTGTTGTATCTGATGATTCATGCACTTTCTCTCGTGAAGATAAGAGTCATTTGAAGCCATATGAAAAACTGATGAACTCGTTCTTCAAGAATGATCGTTCAGATCTTTATGATGTCGTCTATCGGAAAATGGTCGATTTCGATTTCGATCATAAGCTTTATTTTTGCATCTATTGCGAATATTTCAAGATAACAGACCATGAAGCGTTTTTTGATTCTCTTCCAAAGTTCCATCAAGACAACATAGAACGAATGTATAGACGGAGACGATAAGAAAGAGGACAAAAACAACACTGAGAAAAAATGATCAATTGTAAACAGATCAGAGACAAGATGTCGGTGTCTTATTTCGACGAAAACGGAAACATTGCGATATCTGATATAACAATAGACGATCGTGAAAAGTACGTATGGACAAAGACAACCGAAGATGATAAGTTCCGAGATAAGACTTACGTATCGCAAGACGGATTCTCCGTGAAAAAGGAACGTAAGTCCTATCTCGACAAGTATCGCAAGATCGAGTTCTTGCTGTCTCTACCAGAACGTTTACAAGCGAAGATTTTCTCAAACAATCAACCACGTAAGTTCTTCTGGGATATCGAAACGGAAGTTTTTGATGACTTCCCCGATGCTGGGAATCCTGTCGGGAGAATCTTCACGCATCAGTATTGTGATGAGTTCGGCAATGGTACTGTCATGGGGATCAAGCCACTTTCACAGGTGCAGATCGACTCTATCGAACAGAAGATCAACGACTATCTTTCACAGATCACTGATAAAACACTTCATCAGAGGTATAAGTTCCGCTACATTTACTACCCCGATGAGTTCACGATGAACAAAGACTTCGTCGAGAATCACGCAACAAAGATGCCATGTATTTTCGGCTGGAACGTACTGAAGTTCGATACAAGATACCTCGTCAACAGATGCAAGAAGACGAATATTGATCCTACAATTCTCTCCCCGAAGAGGATGCTTTATTCGGCGATTGCGAAAGATAAGTTCGACCATTCATCGAAAATTGAAATCGAACTTCCTCTTCATCGACCAATCATTGACTACATGCAAATCTTCGAGTTCTTCGATAGATCGATTAAGCAGAAGTCGTCAATGTCTCTCGATTTCATCGCATCGGAGATCCTTGGTGTCAAGAAGATCCACCATTCCGAAACTCTGATGGAACTCTACGAGAAGGACTATGAACGTTACGTGCTTTATGGTATCATCGACACATTCCTTGTAGCGTTGATCGATAAGAAGTGCAGAACATTCGAATCAATGAGCGTTCTTGCAAATCTTCTACGTGTCGAAGTGGCACAATCGATGTTCGTCAGTGTCGGTATCGAAACACTCTTGTGTGACTACTATTACAAACATTACAACAAGGTGTTTGTAAAGGACTATGACAAGCAGATCCCCGAAGGTGAAACTTACAGTGCAGGATTCGTTCTACAACCAGGTATTGGTGTTTATGATGGTATTGTCATCTATGACTACGAATCACTGTTCCCTTCAATCATGCAGATGTTGAACGTTGGTGAAGATGTTTACCTCGGTCATACCGATGATAGTGGGAAAACCTACGTGGACAAACTCGGTGAAGAACACGAACTTGATGAGACAATGTGTTATTCATCAAGTGGCGCAGTTTACTCGAAAAACAGGGATTCCGCAATTCGAACAATGATTTCGAACATGTTCAATAAACGAGTAGAAGCAAAACACAAAGAAGCAGAAATCAAAGCAGATATTAATCACTTAAAGCAAATACTAAAAGATAACTTCGGACATTAAAAGATGGAAATAAAGCTATTAGGAAAGAAGATCCTCATTAAACTCAATGAGGTCGAAAAGCAGGTCGATGGTTTCGAACTGGTACAACACAACGATGTAGACCAAACTGCAGGTGTCGTCTCGAATGTTGGGATTGGTGTAACAGAAGTCAAAGTCGGTGACAAAGTGATCGTCAATAAGTTCTCTGGTATTGAGGTTCTTATCGAGGGTGATAAGTTCAAGGTAGTAGAGGAACACGAAATATTAATCATTGTAAGATAGACTGAATGAACGCTGTAGACATTAAAAGCGGATCAGAAGCAAGGGAACTGATCCTCATTGGTGCAAAGAAGATCCATGACGCTGTAGGATCTACTCTGGGACCTGGTGGTAGAAATGTCATCATTAAGCACAACACGTACGATGTGCCACAGGTCACTAAAGATGGTGTGACTGTAGCAAGAAAGATGAAGCTACAGAATTATTGGTACAATATTGGATGTCAGCTCGTAAAGCAGGCATCTATGCGAACAGCGGTTGATGCAGGTGATGGAACAACTTCCTCTGTCGTCATGGCATACACGATGATGAAACTCATCGATGAACTTCTTGAGGAAAATCCCGAGATTGATGTCCACCGACTTCGTCACGAGATGGAAAAGATGAAAGATGTCCTCATTGAAAAGCTTCGGGAAATCGCCACACCAATCGTTGATATTCGTCAAGTATTTGATATCGCAAAGATCTCTACGAACAACGATGAGAAACTTGCAGGACTTCTGTCCGAGATTTATGGGAAGATCGGCAAAGATGGGATAATCGTTCTCGAGCAATCTCAGCTCTCCAATATCACCTATTCGATCGAATCTGGATTCCGATTTGACGGTGGATGGCAGTCTCATTATTTCGTGAAGGATAAGTCGAAGATGTCGTTCGAATCTGACGATTGTGCAATCTTCATCACAAATCATAAGATCCAAGACGGCAAGACAATGCTCAATGCGCTTTCAAGGATCTACGGCACAGGTGTCCGTGACATTTTGATCATTGCAGAAAACATAGAAGGTGAAGCACTTTCCACCTTGATCGCCAATAATCAGAGTGGAAAGATGAACATTTGTCTCGTCAATCCTCCGTACTATGGTCAGAAGCGTGAAGAATACCTCACTGACCTCTCCATTTCGCTTGGTATGAAACCACTTATGGTGGGAGACCAGTCAGTGTCGCCTCTTTCGTTTACAGAAGAGTACTTCTCTTGCGGTCGAAGCGTCTTTGTGGATAAAAACACCACAACGATCAGAAATGACAAGGAAAGTGTATCGTCTGCAGTCGAAGAGCATATCTCAAATCTGAAGTCTCTTATGGATTCCGAAGATGAAGATAAGGAATGGATCGAAAAGAGAATAGCGACCTTGAGATCATCAGTTGCCGTCATCAAGGTTGGTGGGAACTCTGAATCTGAGGTTTATGAACACAAGGATAGACTTGAAGATGCGATTTGTGCTATAAGATCGGCATACAAGGACGGCATAGTTGCAGGTTGTGGTATCACGTACTTAAGGCTAATCTCTGCGCTTGATCCTTCTCTTGACACGTTCCACATCTTGAAATCTGGACTTGAATCTGTGTTCAAGAAGATCATGGACAACTCGTGCATATCAGAGGAAGAAGAATCATCAATTCTCTACTTTGTTGCCGAAGATGAAGGATACGGTTATGATGCCAAGAAGCGTGAGAAATCGTACAACTCGATCAGAGACGGTATCATTGACTCGGCACGTGTCATAAAAAACTGTATCGAGAATTCGATATCAGTCGCTATCATGTTTATGATCTCTGACAACATAGTCATGGAAATCGATGAATCGATCATTTGAGAGAAACTATGACACCCAGTAGATTCATAAGAAACTCGAAAACAGAACTTTTAAACAACATCATCAGTCAATCATTATTATGAGCAACGAAGTTTTTGATTTTGGTGGGATTTTCGATATGAAGTCCGATGACTTCAAGCAGAAGGAAACCACCCAATTCTCCAACCCAGACTTTTACTTTCCTCGCATCGACGACGAGAATGTAAAGGACAACATCTATCAGTCAAAGCTGAGATTCCTACCGAATGTCAACGTCGCCCCCAATGGAGAGCGCATGAACATCGTGGTAAAGCACGTCTACTACGTTCCCGATCCAGATAATCCTGGGCAGAAGTGTTACATCGATGCACCATCGAACGAGCCTAAGGCGAAAGATATCGCATCAGTAGCGTTCATGATGTTCGGCTATGACAAGAGTAAGATCTACAGGTCGGATGCTCCTGCAATCGTCAAGAAGAACGCAAAGCAGTTGAAGCGCAACACCTACCACTACTCTCTGGTGCAGGTCATCAAGGACACTCAACACCCCGAACTCGAAGGGACTGTAAAGATCTTCAGATATGGTGGTGTGATCTACGAAAAGATCATGCAACTCATCAACGGTAACCCAGCTCTCGGGATCAATCCAATCATCACATTCGATCCTCTCAATGGCAAGGAATTCATCATGGTTCTTTCCAAGGGACAGAATGACCAAGGTCAAGAGCTGAACACCTACACGCAGTCGAGATTCGTCGATGATCGTTCCGCAATCACGATTGATGGACGAGAAATGACCGATTCCAATGAGGACAAGCAGGCGATCTTCAACTTCCTCAAGGAAAAGTCTCCCGATCTCTCACAGACCATGTTCCAGAAGATGACGAAAGACGACGTTGAGCGTCTCAACAGAGCAGTCCGTGATGTTCTCGACGATGATAAGTGGTTTGGCATGGCTTACCAAGCCTGCTACGGAAAGCCATTTACCCCCGATGCAGTCCGTGAATCTGTCGTGTCTACAGAGAAGTACGACGATGAAGAAATCGAAGTCGAAGAAGAGGTAGTCGAAGAACCTGTCCGAAAAGCTCCACGACGAGAAGAACCAGCATCTTCTACGATATCCAAGTTCAAGTCCCTCAAGGACGAAGCAGAAAAACCTGCACCAGCAAAGAAGCCGACTGACAAGCCCTCGATCTCTGACATGATGGAAGATATCGACGATGATCTCGATTTCGAATAGCTAATTGATTGATGTTTAGTTGAAGCTTGAAGCCCCCTTGGATGAATGAAAATCTCCAAGGGGGCTTCTGTATAAGAAAGACGATGGAAAATATACAAGGTCTCTTCGATTTTTCTACGGAAACGCAGACATTTTCTCATGACGAGTTCATAAGAAAGTTCATCCCTTTGTTCAAGTCTGTACTCGTATCCAAGTTTGGTACGTCATATAAAGCGAAGATAAGTATGACAAGCCGTGATATCAATTGTGGATGTCCACATTGTGGAGATGGTAGCAGTTCATACAAGAGGAGATTTCACATATACTTCCAAAACTACTCATTTAAATGTTATAACGATTGCCATAAGCCGTTTGGCTCTTTGTACAATCTCATACACGAGTACGGACTTCAGTACAGTTTCACGCATGTAGAACTTTCCCATATCAAGCGAGTTTTCGAAGACTTCATGAAAAGTGGTCTTGCGAAAACCGACAAATCGATAAAGGTCACTGGTCGTGACATTATCGACAAAGATGGTCACATTTCGACGCAAGTCCCAGAAGTCAATGATTATGCATTTCCAAGAGAGGAAATAATGACCGCAAAGCATCTCCGAGAAGTCAGAAGATCGCCTGCGCTTATTGAATATCTCCGAAAAAGGGCAGTGATCACGGACAAAACTGACCTCTATGACGATCGTTTGAGAACGTTTGCATATAACGAGAGGTATGAAGATCTTTATGTTTTCAATCTTGCGAAGAACATGCGTGATGTCATAGGTGTGCAGATCAAGCACCTCTCTCCGAAGTCACGGAGAAGGTTCACGACTATGTCATGGTCTAAAATATGGACTGATATTTTCCAACTGCAACCGAAGGGCTTCGAAGAGCTTTCCGTGAAGTTTGACAAGATATCAATGATATGGAACTCGTTGCATATTGACTTCTCTCGGAGATACAACATTCTCGAAGGGACTTTTGATGCCTACTTCGTGGACAATTCGATCGCATGTTGGGGACTTTCCAACTTTGTCTATAACAAGAGCGCATACTACATTACTGACAACACGCTCCTTGATATGGCAGGTAAAAAGAAGTCACTGGAACTGATAAATGGTGGTTACAACACATTCTTGTGGGCAAAGTTTGCAGAAGATTTCCCAGATGTGGCTTACACATGCAAAGACATGAACGACATCGTGAGAAAATTCCCAAACTTCCAAATGAATGTCTTAGAGAAATACTTTGGTAATGATGAATTTGATACACTTTGCATATGAATAAGAAAAGAAAGAAGAACGCTAATGTTGATATGACGAAAATAGTCACCAACGGCATAATTGCGACTATTGTCTTGATGCTCGTGATGGTGATTATTCAATCGATCATTCTCATTTGAGAAGATTCAGAAGAAAGACAAGGAACGTTTTTGATGATTAGAGATTGTGGAGGGTGGCTGATGAGAAAATCTGGCCACCCTCCACAACATATAAAAACGACGAAAGAAACACAAGAACAAATCAACAACAAATAACAATCAACGAAATGATCCGTAAGATCTTAAATACGTTAGTAGTGATCGGTGCATCACTTTTCCTCATCTTGATCATGTCCATGATCGTTTTCATTGTATCGTGTATTATGGTCATCATGAGTTTCTTCATGTAAAGAACCACGACGATACTAACAAGAAAAAATGGACGATTTAAAGCAAAACGTAGTAATAGCCGTAATCTCGATAATAATAACCGCAATATTCGGATTGTTAGTGATCTCGATATCGGACTTCATAGATTCGAGATCATCAAAAGACAATCTCATCCACTACAACTATCAGATATCAGAGCCAGAACCGATGATCTTGATCGGTGAAGGTGAAGGTGAAGAACAGTGATCTTCTTGTCGGTTTCGAGGAGTATTCCGTCTTTTAAATAACGAAACCTTTATACCTCGGTATTGAAAGACGATTATGACGACGATCAAGGATTGTATAATAGACGTTTGCAAGTCTATAGGGAAAATCTCAGTTTCTGATATATTGAAGTATGTTCGGAACAATGGGTGGTTTGAGAAAGACCTTTCCATTGACATTGATGACGACGACAAGATAAGTATCGGGAAAATACAAAAGTTCGTAAGAGATGGCATAGACACCATAACAGAATCGGAAGACGAAGAAGTAAACTCTGAAGAATAACGACAATGACGATCAAATCATACATCAATCAACTCGAAGACAGAGACATCATCAGAGCATATGTCGCCTGTGTAATCCACGAATATGAAGACAAAGTCGGGACTAAAGATCCAGATGAATTCTTGAAACTGGAATACGAAGATGTTTCCAAACATATCGATGAAATAATCAAGAATGCTCGTACGACGTTCATGTGTTATGCTACCGATGAGGAGGAAATGGTGGAATTCGTCAAGAACGACGGATGTATCGAACTTCTCCGAGAAGGAGGTGACTACGAAGATGTCCTACAAATGTATGGTGGTGATGAAAACGCCATGCTTGTCGCCTATTTCTATGACCTTATAGAAGACGGTATGTTTGAACACGACGGTTACTATTTCTACATGACGGAAAATGACTATGAACGTGGGTAGCTTTCATAACAAATAAAAAAAAATCATAATAAGAAATATGACAGCAGAAGAATATATCAGATCGTTATCAGACAAAGATCTCATCTTTGTCTGATAACGAATGTATTATACAAGAAGCACTCACAGGTGCGGAATTTGAAGATTTTGACATCTTCATATTCCACAAAGAATACGAAGATGTCAAAGATGAGATCGATGCACTCGTTGAACATGCTCGTGATCGTGCACTCACCGATTATCGAATCACATCCGAAGGAGATATTCTCAGATACTACGATGAAACCTGTCATGGTCATGAAAACGATCCAGATGTCCAAGAAGGAAGAAAGAGATTTGAAGATGATCCATTGGGAATGCTTCACCAATTACTCGATACGATGAGTGATAACTGGGCTGAATACAATGGTTATTATTTCGTGGTTGGCGCTTGGTAGTCTCACGTTTGTATATAAAAGAAAAAACAAAAACCTCACGGAAATATGACTATTAAAGAATACTTAGAAGGTCTCTTCGAAGGGAAGATGTACCTCAAGTTTTACGAGTTGTTCGGTGACAGATTTGGGTTCTCTCTTGAAGATGATTATTCTCGATTTGAGAAGAAAGTGGACTATTTCGTCGAAATTGCAGATATCGAGTTCTTCTGTCTTGAAGAAAACCTCGAAGATACTGTGGACAGATTCTTCATCATCCCAATGCTGAAGAACATGAGCGATATCAGCTACATTCGAAAGTTCTTCGATTATGAAGCTTATAAGCAGATGCTCATTGATCGTGGCTACACAATAGAAGACAACTACGTGTTCTCACCATTCTAAAAGAAACCACGAAAAATGACTATTAGAGACTATATCAGAGAGAAAAGTGATATCGGTGATGCCGTGATAGTCTATGGTGAAAGTGGCTACTATAGTGGCGATGTCGATCTTGACTTTGAATGGGAAGAAAAAGACGATGTCGATTTCGAAACTGAAGAAGATTACGACTATTATCACTCAGAAATCGAAGCCCATAAGGAACTTGCAGACAATCTCATAGAGAAAGCTCAAGAAGCATATCAATGTGATAGTGATGGGTTTGAAGATATGGTAAATGAAGTCTACCTCAATCCCTTCATCGAAGGTGCGGATAATCCAGAGTTCTTCTATGTTTATTTCGATTATGATAGTTTCAGAAATGACCTTCTTAAAGGCGATCTCTTCTATCAAGATGGTTTCTATTTCCTCCTATAAAAAAAAAAAAAAAAAAAAAAAAAAAAAAAAAAAAAGGAGGGGGGGGGGGGGGTCACGTAGTTATCTTTTATTACGTTACCCCCCCTCGTTCATTTAAATAACGAAATCTTAAGAAACAAAGATAAGAAAATGACTATTAAAGATTATATCAAGGACAACTGCCATATCGACTATGAAGCAGTAATCGCCTATTACGAAAGTGGTTACTACAACACCGAAATCGATCTTGACTTAGACGATGAAAAGGACGCAGGAGAATTCGAAAACCCAGAAGACTATGACATGTACTTTGAGAAAGTAGGCATACAGAAGGAACTTGCAGACGAACTCATCGAGAAGGCAGAAGAAAACTATCAGTGTGATGATGACACTTTTGAAGACATGGTAAACGAACTCTACATCGACCCATGTGTTGAAGGTGCAGCTGATCCAGACACGATTTATCGTTACTTCGACTACGATAGATTCAGAAATGACCTTCTTATGGATAACTACTTCTATAGCAACGGTTATTATTTCCTCGCTTACTAGTAGTAGAAGGAAAGATCCATAACACTAAATCAGAGAGGGCAAGGAAAACCATTTCCTTGCCCTCTCGTTGTATTTGAGCGTGTTTCTCCTTACCTGAATACCTTCGTGGTCATCAGAGATCAAGGAAAGTACCTCTCCGTCATTTCCTTGATTCTCTCTTCTTCACATAGTCTTGTACTTCCTTTATCTTTGTTTTTACAATCTCTACGTTTCTATGATTTATACCACTTCCGTCAAGACTTCTCCAATATCTCCAATAGATTGCTCTTATCTGCATCTTTTCGATGTATCTTATCGGGAACGTGCAGATCTTGTACCAATCTTCATATGAAACAATCATCGGTCTCGATTGGAATCTTTCAAGTCTGTATGACCTTATAGCGAATTCGAAACCGCTGTTTTGAAGGACTTTCTTTGCGACATCATAATAAAGCGGAATTTCCAAGATCGGTGTTTCTCCAGCGTTTATCTTTTCTATGTTTGGACTTATGACTTGCGTATTCCAAAGCCTTATTATCGTGTCGAGAACCTTTATACGCATCGACGGAGGAATAAACGACAGGTTTATTCCATAAGGAAGAAGATGACCTCCCGAAGTTATCTTGTAACCTATTATGAAAGTCAATGGACACCATGAGAAGAAGTCCATTTCATCTTTTGTTAATGGATCATAGAACCACGTGTAAATCTTGCCTATCTTTGGAATAGGTGTTCGAGATTCTTCTCGAGGGTTCTTCTCTTTCATAACATAAATGTCATCAAACCACTTCTTTGATCTACTGACGATAGTAGAGTAAGGCGTGGACTTGGACATTTTCATTATGGTTTCTGATACAAGCTCCATCGGATTTTTCTTTTATTTGACGGTTAAATAAAAGAAACTCGGAAAAGAATGATTGCGGATTTCTTATCAAAATTGAGAATTAAGGCATACGACACACTCAACGACACCATAAACTTCCTTATTCAGAAATACAAGACTGATATTCGTTCATTCTCGTATTCATCACCATTTGGCCAGATTCTCATCGTTTTGCAGAACCACATGCAGAACATTTACTATTATATCACCGATTCCGCAAATCAGACAAACTTCCACACTGCAAATAGACAATCCTCGGTTTATGGACTTGCCAGACTTCAAGGCTATAACGCTTATCGTGGGAAATCTGCAACTGGTGTTATAAATCTGAAAGTCAAGCCAGATGCCAAGACAAATCTTATAACTGGGAATCGTGTTTTTATACCGAACTATTCAAAGCTAACGTGCTTGCAGAATGGTCTCGTTTATATGCTCGATCTTGGTAAAGATTACGAGATTTTCGACATACAAAAAAGAGTAGACGTTTCCTTGAACATAATAGAGGGAAAACTCGAATATCAGTCGTTTACAGGGACAGGTGAAGATATTCAGTCCTATGAAGTTCATGCATCCCAATGGAACATGTTTGATAACGACTTCGTTATAGTCACTGTAAATGGGAAAGAATACCCTCAGTACGATTCACTTTACGACATTCCTTACGGAGAATGTGGATGTCTGGTAAAAACTGGGATGACTTCGGGGATTGATGTCATCTTCGGGAAATCATCGCATAACGAAGTACCTCCGCTCGGTGCAGAAATACGAGTAGACTATATCACTACGAGTGGTTCTGTGGGGAATGTGTTTGAAGATACGGTCTTGTTCTCTCTCAATGACACTTGCTTTGACACTTATGGTAACGAGATAAACATGTCCGATATCTTCGTTGCCGTCAATGAGATCAATCCTTCATTTGGTGCAGATTCAGAACCAATGGAGATGACGAAGATTCTCGCCCCCAACATTTCTCGAAACTTCGTAATACACGACAAACGAACAATAGAGAACTTCTTCCGTCGTATGAATTACTTCTCACTGATAGATGTTTTCAAAAGAGAAGTGAATCATCACAATGAATATTCCGTAGTTCTTGTTCCAAAGCTCAAATCGCTCATACTTCGGAACGAAGATTACTTCGACTTCAACACTGATCATCTTTTTATAAAGGAAAATGAAAAGGAAAAACTGATAGGCACGATAAAGTCGTATGGTAACAAATCGTTGGATATTTCAATAAGCATTGTAAACCCAGAGATCAGAAGATTTGTGGTTTATCTTTATGTTGAACTTTTCCGAGAAGTGAAAGGAAAACCGACGGACTTTGAACGTGTGCAATCAGACATTCGTCATGCACTTTCGACATATCTTCTCGATTCACAGAAACTGACGAAGATAACTCATTCTGACATAGTTTCTCAGATTGACGGCATTGTTGGTGTCGATAGCGTCAAAGTGGTGTTTGTTCCAGAGTTTGAAGGGGATGTTGATGAAATCGGGAATATTTCCTTGAAGCCATCACAGATCGCAGTCCTTCGTGGCGGATTTACCGATTCTCAAGGTATCTCTTACAAGGACACTTTCACGACACCAAACGAGATGTCATCGGTCAACATAGCAATAGAGTATTCCAAATAAAGAAGAATGGAAAAATCGATCAAATTAACAAGGAACAACTTTCTTGTAGAAGAATTGTGTAAAGATGCGCTCATCGATTTCGATTCTCCGAGAAATGTTGGTGTTGTCGTATGTGGTAACGAGAAACATGAAGATGTGAAAGTTGGGGACAAGGTCTTCTTCGGTGAAACCAATGGTTACATGATAGAACTCAACGGCATTCGTTATTGTCTTCTATCATATCCAGAAATACTCGGTGTCATTGAAGGCAAATGTGGTCGGGAAGATATCGTCGTTGGAAGATATCGTGACCTCGATGACTACATAGACAAGCTCACACAGAAGAATCTTCTCGGTGATAATCCGATCAACATACACGAAGGTATGTTTTATAAATAACGAAATCATAAAAAAGAATTAAAACAAGAATAATTATGCTTAGAAATAAATCACTAAAGCGATATTCAGCTGGTGCAAGAAGAGCATTCGAAAGCGCATCGAATCCTTCAGCAAAGGCGGTCAGCAGAGCATCTTCAAAGAAGCAGGTTACGCCAGCATCTGCAAAGCAGGCTTCTTTCCGTGAAGCTGTAACACGCACGATTGAGAAGCAGAAGGCATCTGCAAAGCAGGCTTCTTTCCGTGAAGCTGTTTCTCGTACGATTTCGAAGGAAGCATCTGCACGTCAGAAGTCACTCGCCAAGCAGGCTTCTCTTCGTGAAGCTGTTTCACGTTCTATCTCAAAGCAGAAGGTATCTGCAAAGCAGTCATCAATTCGTGAAGCTATCGCAGAAATGTCTGCAAAGCAGGCATCTTCCGCCAAGCAGGCAACGTCTGTAAGCCGTAAGACTCGTCTGTCTTATAAGGAAGCATCTGCAAAGCAGGCATCTCGTCAGTCTCAGAAGGCAGTATCATCTCTCAAGAGTGCTGAAGAACTCGTACAGCAGGACATCCTCAACTCTGAAGATGTAGAAAACGTACTGAAGCAGGCAGAACTCTCTACGAAGCAGATCGACGCAGTCATCGACGCTCTCCCAGAGAAGAAGGAAGTTTCACTTGAAGAAGTTGTAACTGAACTCACCGAACAGAGCGTTGAAAAGGAAGTCATTGATGATGTCATTGAAATCGCAACTGAAGAAGCTGTCAAGGTTTCTGTCAAGGATACGCAGGTCAACGAATCGCAGGCTCGTCGACTTCGTAGAGCAATTAGAGAATCGCTCTCGAGAAAAGCTAATCGTGCAGTCTACGAAAAGCGTCTTTCAAGAATCCGTCGCTAAAGGACGAAGATACTAACATAAAGAAACTGTTTCAGCCCGACCATAATAAGAATGGTCGGGCTGAAACTTTTTATATGGTTCAATTGATAAGAATCATATAAAAAAGGCGTATACACCAATGGCTAAAAAATCACAATACATAAACCCTTCAGAATACAATGATGAACTGGTTAAATGTGTGAAGCAAGACAAGTTGTCGGCAAAGATGATAGAAATGTTCTCTATTCATGCGAAGAATGTCTGCAGACGTTTCTATTTCCCAGATGATGACGATAAGAATGATGCAGTTTCTACGTGCATGGTCGATTTTCTTCACAATTGGAAGTCTTTTGCCGTACAAAACAACGTGTTCCTAAAGTTCAATAGAAACTTCCAAATTGGTGAAAAACTTGAACTCGTAATCGAGAACTACGGCACGTTCATCTTTACCGCAGGAGAACACCTTGATAAGGAAACCATGACCTTCGAGATCAGAGATACCGCAAACAAGTCAATCAGATCGCTTATGATACTATGCCAAGAAAAGCCACTTTCGGATATCATAAGAGTCACGAACAACACCTCTAATCACAAGATGATGATTAGAGACCTTCACAATCAAGAAGATCTTACAGTGTTCTCAAAGTTGATCGTCCATGAACTACCAAATGAACAACCACTAATCCTTGAAGACGGCTATTACAACATCATCGGTGAAAACGTCTACTCATTTGTCCCATTTTCTCCTGCATTCCAATTCTTAACATCTTTGTGTAACAACTCGATAAAGAAATCGCTTGATTACACATCACCCAAAGCCTTGAGAGGTGGGAATCAAGTGAGACTCTCGTGTAACGCAGAAGATAACGGAATCTACACGCTATAAAAAGTCCAAAGAAAGATGAAGATGAAGATTAATCTCGAAAGCATTAAGAACATCAAGATCAAGCCGATCCACATGCTACTCATCTCAGTACTGATGATCATCTTATCAAGGTACGTGTTTGAATACGTCAACCCATGGCTGGGGTGGATGTCTTATGGAGGGTCGGTTTATGTCCTCTACAAATCTCTGACAGGAATCTGCAAAACTCATATTGAAAAAGAAGATGAAGAAGATCGTTAAACTTCTGTCTATCGGTGCACTTGCAACACTTTCCATCTCGTGTGAGAGAGTTGCACCAAACTATGCTGGCGTTCTCATGGAGAATTATGGCAAGAATGGTAAATCCGACTTCAACATAGTAACTGGTCGTGTCAACACGATAGCACCAGGTACTGAACTTTTCCAAGTTCCTCTGTTTGAACAACGTGGGGAATTCTCGGAAAAGGTAACTCTGAAAAGTTCTGACAACACCGAGTTCACTGCTCGCCCGACGTATTCTTACAAGGTTATCAAGGATCGTGCTATTGATGTTGTGTTCGATAACAAGCATATCGAATCGGATAATCTTAATGATTCTACAAACTTCATCTCATCAATCGAGGACAACATCATAGAGCCAAGAATCTACGACCTCATCAAGGAGGAATCTCGAAAGCATAAAACAGATGAACTCATGGCGGATGGTGGTTCACTCTCCTTTGAAAAGTCGCTTGAAGATGTCATCCGTGAGGAATTCAAAAAGCGAGGTTTCGAACTTCTGACGTTCTCTGCACAACTTGAGTTTTCCGAAAAAGTTCGGGAGAAGATCGATTCTCGAAATGAGGTCAACACCAATCTTTCTGTCCTTGATCAACAGATAGAAGAGCAAAAGAAAAGAAACCAACTCGAACAGCTTCGTGCAGAACAGAACAAGATCCGTTCGAGTGGAATCGATGAAAAACTTCTGATGAAGGAATTTATAGAAAAGTGGGATGGTAAGACACCAATCTACGGTAAAATCCCAGACATCATCAAGTTAGAGAAATAACAGACAAATCGCCCCCAGACGAGAAAGAGCCGTGCTAAGGAGAAAGTTCCTTCAGCACGGCTCTTGGTGTATAGATGAAACTATGCCGATTATAAGATTAATGAATGATGAAGAAATATCAATCAACTAATCAATCAAAGTAAGAATATGAAAAAGATAGGTCGCATAGGCTTTAGAGTGGTTTCCGTCTATGAGGTGGAAGAGTGTGAAGTTCCAGATCACGTATATGAATCATTCAAGAAACTGGAAGAGATGGGTGTTGATGAAATAAGCAACTTCTCCTCGGATGATGATGAATGTCGAGTTTACGACTACATTATGAGAAACTACGACAGTCCACACGAATCTATCACGTGTGAAGTAAAGCTCGATGAGATCTCTCTTGACGAGAACTATTAACAGACAAAAGATGGAAAACTATCCAAAGATGCCGAATGGTCTCCTCCTCACCGAAGAGTTCAAGAAAGCGTACGACCTTCTTGAACACACGAAGGAATTCGTGTTTCTGACTGGGGATGCAGGATCTGGAAAGACCACATTCCTAAAGTGGTGGTTAAGTAACACCTCTAAGAAGACCGTTGTTCTGTCTCCCACTGGTATGGGAGCTGTAAATCTTCTCCCAATCAAGGCATCAACCGTCCACAAGTTCTTCAAGTTTGGGAACAAGCCCTTGTTCACATCGAACATTCCCCGACTTTCGTCTCAGAAATACAAGGAGAACAGACAGTTGTACCTCAATGTTGATACGATCATCATTGATGAATGTTCGATGGTATCTTCCATGATGATGCAAGCAATCGATGATTTTTATCGGATCAACTTTGATTCTGATGAACCATTTGGTGGAAAGCAGATAGTTCTTGTCGGTGATATGGCACAGCTTCCACCAGTTATTGGATCTGACGCAGAAAGACAATACACTAAGGACAGATTTGGTGGGAAATACTTCTTCGATGCTACAATCTTCAAGGAGGTAAGTATCAAGTTTGTCGAGTTCACAGAAATATTCAGACAGAATGATCCCGAGTTCATTGGATATCTCAACAAGATCAGAACTGGGACGATAACACAAAGTGATATCATAAAGCTCAATGACATCTTCACATCAAACAAGGTGTCTGATGATGCTATGGTAATCTCGTTTAGAAATGATGTCGTCGACATGATCAATGACTATAAGCTCAACGAGATCAAAGCGGAAGATGTGTTCCTCTATTCTTCAATAAATGGCTTCTTCAATCCAAAGTCTTGTCCAGTCAAGGAAATCACACGTGTAAGACCTGGGTGCCGTATCATGTGCCGAAACAATGACAAGGATGAAAGATGGGTAAATGGAACGATCGCAAAGTTCGTCAAGAAGGTAAGCGATGAAAAGATCATAATCGAACTTGAAGGAGGTGATAAGCAGATAATGGAAAAGGTGGAGTTCACGGATTCCAAGTTCGAATACAACTCAAAAACTGGGGAAATCGAAGCCAAGGAAACGTCTTCAATGACCTGCTTCCCGATCGTCGTGTCTTATGCAATGACGGCACACAAATCACAAGGGATCACACTTGACGAGGTGAAGATCGACATTGGGAAGGGTGCTTTCGACACAGGTCAACTCTATGTTGCACTGTCACGTTGTCGGTCGATGCAAGGAATACAGCTTATATCAAACATGTCGATACGTGACGTGAAGGTTGATGATAAGATTTATGAATTCTATAAAAAAATGAGAGAAAACAATGGAGTACTTTAAGGTAGTAGTGGCTTACCGTGCGTCAGATGATGAAGGTAAGCTGAAGAAATTCACCAAGCAGATCATCGTGAATTCCAAGAACTTCGCAGAAGCAGAAAAGGATGCTATGCACGCCTTCTCGGAAGCCGTTCCCGAAGGTCATGCCGAGTTCGAGATGAAGTCAATCTCAAAGGTGCATTATGAGTACATCTTCGGTATGGACAATCAGAACATCCTCCACAAGCCACAGTGGTATAAGGCAGTCGTGAAGACTGATTCTGAGAAGTTCCAGATCCTAATCTGTGGTGATAACAACATCTCTGACATCTCCAACGACATCTCGGAGAGAATGAGTAACGAGGTGATCATTCCCTTTGGTGTAGTTCAAGTCACGAGTACCAACATTCTCACTGTAGAACTGACAGCATAAAACCCACAATCATAAGAAAGTATTTTCGAAGGCACAGAGAGGTATTTCCGTTGCGCTCTGTGCCTTCAAAAATATAAAAAATCGATACAAAGCATGGGAAAAAGAAAGAAGATACAAGAAAAGTTCAAGAAGCTGAAGAAGTCGGGATGCCTTAAGGATATCGCATCTATCAGAAATACGAATCCAGAAATGATGGGCAAAGGGGTGACTGTCACAAACATGGCAGACACTTTCAACCTCTTCGATTTCAAAGAGGAAAACATCAACATTCATGCGATCGGAAGATCACTGTCGAATCAATGCAGGTACAACGGATCAACAAATGGGTTCTATTCCGTGGCACAACATTGTGTCCGTATGGCAGAATCGGCATACCTCTCGTACGGTGATGTTCGACTTGCTCTTGCAATACTGCTTCACGATGCGACAGAGTGCTACGTTTCTGATATTCCTTACACGTTGAAGAGGGAACTTCCAGATCATATCAAACAGATCGAAAAGGATATCGAAAAGGTGATTTTCTCTCACTTCGGTGTTGGAGAATACCTTGATTCAAAGCTGATAAAGTTCATCGACACACAAATCTGTAATGATGAACTTGAGTTCCTCCTTGGTCAACAGATTGGTATTGATCAGTATCTTTCAGAGAAACTTCGAGATATGGGCAATGACGAATGGTCACGTGGTGGTATTCACCCATACGAAAAACCACTCATGTTCGAGTTTGACTATTGGTCTCCAGAGAAGGCATATGAACAGTTCATCTCCCACTTCTATAAGTACACTTATCTGATCGAAAAGTATAAGGACAAGGAAGTACTGACGAAGTTTGGGGTTAACACAGAGAAATAAGAAAACACTGGAAAATGATAGATCAGTTATTCGTATCGAAGTTCTCTCCGAAGAAGCTTTCTGCATTTGTCCTCCCTCAAAGGATAAAGGACATGTTCAAAGATGAAGATGATCCACTCAGACAATCGATGATCTTCTATGGTCTTCAAGGATGTGGGAAGTCAAGTCTTGCGAAATACCTCGGTAAGAAATACGTCTTCTTGTACATCAATGCATCGACAAATGGGAGAATTGAAGATCTTCGTGATGTTGTTACAGAGTTCTGTGATTCTTCCCCACTTCTCTTCGATGAAGGTGTTAATTCTGATCGAAAGGTAGTCCTTTTTGATGAGATAAATGGCGCATCTGCACAATTCTTCGAGGGACTTAAAGGCTTCATGGAAGAGTATTCATCAGTCATCTTCCTTGCCACAACGAATCACTTCCACAAGATACCCGATCCAATCAAATCAAGAATGGTCTCTATCGACTTCACACCACAGACGAAGGAAGAAGAAGAGCAGGTCATGAAAGGATACAAATCGAGAATTGGGAAGATTCTCGAAGGTTGTGGTATCGAATGCGCAGAAGAAGGATTTGAAATGTTGATGAAGAAGTATTACCCAGATTTCCGATCAACACTGAACTTCCTACAGAGCGTCTACAACGGATCGAAGATAGTAGACAAGAACTCGATATCGTCCTATGGTGACAGATTCTCCGAAATCTACGACATGATTCTTGACAAATCAGCAAATCCTGTCGAGATCCATAAGCTCCTCGGTGGTGATTATTCTTCAATGGCTTCCGAAATCATAGAATCATTGGATACTGACTTCATAGAGTACATGACCGCAAAGCTCGGTTCTTCTATGACATCTGCAATTCCCACGATTTGTATTGTAGTCTGTGATCATCTCTACAAGCTACAAATGTCAGTCGATCCTATGATTGTTCTCAAGTCATGTGTGTTCACGCTAAACAACTATTACAAATCTCTGAAATGAAAACAGCAGAATCTATCAAGGTAAGGCAATCACTTCTTAAAGTCTATAAGAAGTATGCTTTATCGTGCAAGTATGAAAGTTCATCAATATCTTCTGGTATTATGAAGATACATCAAGAGACCAGTCACAAGCTGGGAAGTGTCGTCACGAATATCACTTTTGACGACAAATCCAACATCTGCACCATAACTCATAACAATGGTGAGAAGTGGTCGACGAAGTCATTCAGATTCACATCATCTGAAGAATTCTTATCATTGTACGACAAAACGATCGACGAGATGCTGAACGAAAAGTAGGCAGACGGAAGAAATAATGGTAGTTAGATGGATTGGTGATGAGCAATGTTGGAAAAACGTTGCTCATCATCTGTATTATAGAACTTATAGGAAAACTAATAACACAACAACAAGCGATGATGAACAAACAAGAACTCGAAAAGATCGTAAAGCCACTCTGTTGGAGAAGTTATGATAACGGAAGAGTTATCACTGCAGAAACAGTCTTGAAGTACAATCTGAAACTTGAAAAGGTGGGTGAATGTTACTTGGTTCACAGAATATACTCGGACAATGACTGTTTAGAGTATAACAAACCAGTCTCCATCGAAACCGCTAAAGATATCGCATGGACTGCTTATCTTCATACGATAGGTTGTATTATGGAGACTGTAATAAAAGACGAAGATGGTAAAAGCAAGACCGAGTAACGGCACGCTCTCTTTTGTCAACGATTTCCTCGATGAATTGCGAGAGATGGCAAAAGAAAAGCAGAACGACATCAATGAGGTCGTGTCATTTGTCAATGATTGTATCGACAAACTTCAATCGATGACAAACTTCGAAATCTACTCTCGAGAGACAAACGTTCGTGGCGGATCTTTCGATATGAATTGTGAAATGGAAAACGACGAATACGGATTCATCAGAATTTTTGCAGAATTCGAAGATGGTAGTTACTATGCATCTTTAACGTACATCGATGATAATCACGAGATCATTGACGATCAGATATCGGTAAAGAAGAAGTCGACGATGATCTCAAAGATACAAGCGTTCGTGGATAATGTCGAACAGAAAATCGGGAAGTGATCATGGGGCTTTTGAAAGCGATGAAGGAATTCGTGAATAATAGAAAGATTGTAAACACGAAGAGATCTTATGTTTCGCATGAAGATCTTCGTTATAATCCGTCTTCTGCTCACCAGATACCAGAGGTTACAAAGTACGACATCGTACCTCACAACATGGTCGTGATAGCTTCTCATGGAACTGGCTACTTTGTACACCATGAGGATTGTCACACATATAAAGCCACAAATACCACGTGCTACGAGTTCATGCTTGAAAACCAATACGATGGGTCATTTGTCGATATTGTCATAAACTACGAAAGTCACGAAAATGGAGAAGGTGAAATTATCAACATCAGCATGGCGTATGAATACGACATGGAATCATCAATTGGAAACGTATCAAGAGATGAAGCCATAAAGTTTATGGCTTCATTCCTTCAAAAAACCCTGTCAATATGACAATTTTGTCATGACAAGAATGACAGAATATGACAATTTTGTCATGACAGTGACGATTTGGCACGATCTTTGTTATAATCGTTATGAAAGATCACTCGGATCAATCAATCAACTTCAACTCAACTAAACAACAATTCCGATCATGGCAACAACAGTACAAGACAAGCTCGACAAGAACGTAGAGTTCGTTTGTTCACTATACAAAGCACGATACGAAAAATCGAAAGCTGTACAGAACGAATCGTTGTACCACGTAACATACACTATAACTTGCGAAGACGGTCACACGATCATCTTCCACGCAAACTGCTTCCCGAAGATGTTCGGGATGGTTATCAACGATCTTTTCTCGGTGAATGAATCTTCAATGATCGTGGAAACACTTGAAAACGAAGATGACTACGCAGAAAAGGTCGTATCGACGCTTTCTGGTCTCATGGCGTACAAGAAATCAGAAGATGAACATCAAGGACTTGTTGACGAGTATGATCTCGTAGGTTCTATCGTTGGTGCAACAAAGAACGCCACATGGGAACATAAGTACGGAAATGATAACATCCGTGGGACATTTTTCGATCACTTCATCGTCAATATCAACTACGATGTGACGATGACTGTCACACTTGAACATTTCGATAAAAACCAGCGTGACAGTCACTCAGAAAATGTCGACATCCTCACGTTTACTGTTCGTACTATCACTGGGACTTATGAGAAGAAGATCCTCAGCACAACACTTCGAGAAGCAATGGTAGAATCCGTCGATTTCATAAATCTTGCCAATAGGTTCTGTGGTGGTAGAATGATCTGATAAGATAACCGTCTCCGTCGAGATCGATATTTTAAATAACAAAAGCTATAAGTGAAACCTCGTGATATTCGTTATCACGAGGTTTCACTTTTTTGAAAATGTCGATCATCAACATGTTAGAAGTAGATTTAGCAAAGTCAGTAGTCTCTCATTTCTCCAAAGACTATGAAGTATATCAAGAAGTGAAAGCTTGCTCTTCACGTGTCATTGATATTGTGGTTCGTAAGAAATCGGGACTTATGGCAATAGAAACCAAAGTGACGTTGAATATGAAACTTTGGGAACAGGCATTCAAGAATAAGAAGTGGTGTAATTATTCTTTCATTGCAATTCCACAAAACATCTATCGGAAATCTCGACGAAAGATGATCTCTGGTATGTGCAAAGGTCTGAACATTGGTATCATTGTTGTAGATTTTGATGGAAATGTGAGTATTCAATACAACCCTGCACAAGAAATCCCCTCACAGACCTTAAAGTTATATGATGAACAGAAGTCGTTCGCTCTTGCAGGAAGTGGTGGCGTTCCATACTTCACACCATTCAAGAAGACCGTCTCCGAGATCAAGAAGTACCTCGAAGAGCATGGGAAGTCAGAACTCGTGACCGTCATTCAGTCTATTGATCATCATTACAAAACAGAACAATCTGCAATACAGTCGATTCGAAAGTATGCTTCTAAAGGTGTTTTAAAAGGTGTTGTCTCATCGGAAGACGGTAGGTATTTAGAGCTTTCTTGACCTTAAATAAGCAAACAATTCAAGAAAGACTATCCAATGAGTAACAATAAAAATGTTGTAATCTTTGAGAACCATAGCGTTCCGATGAATCGTGTAAATGAATCGTTGGAATCCTCAAATGGTGTCAAAGATTATGTCTTTGAGGGTGTCTGTGCTACCTTTAATGGGAAAAACGAAAACGCAAGATTTTACGACAGAGATGAATATCTTCGTCATGTCGAATACCTACAGAAGGAAATAGAACAGAACTCGCTTGCAGGATCTCTTGATCATCCCGATGGTGATGAAGAGGACGAAACGAAGGACATCTTCACGCCAAAAATGAAAGACCTGTCCCACCTCATCACAAAGCTTTGGTATAAGCCAGAAACTGATGAAGTCTGGATCAGAATCAAGCTTCTTGACACTGAATGGGGTAAGGACGCAAAGGCTTGCGTTGATGCAGGTATGCCACTGTTCATTAGCTCAAGATCATCTGGCTTCATTGACAAAGATGGACGAGTATGGTTGGCACAAATCCACACATACGATATCGTCTACAGACCTGGGTTTGGTAACGCTAAACTTTCTCCAGTACTCGAATCATTCGATGGTAAGAGCACGTATCTCAGCGTTTACTCAAGACAGAAGGCGGTAGACAGTACTGAATCTGAAAATATTAATATGGAAAATAAGACTTATAAGCTAAGCGAACTCACAAAGGAAGACGTACTCTCGCTTCTGTTCAATCCTAATGTGAAGGGAGCTTATGATTTCACGAGTGATGTGATCGAAAAACTCGACGAATTCTTCGATTATCCAAAGTTTATCGATTACTACAACGAAAACTATCCTATGCTTTCCGAAGCAATCGTGAACTACTTCATGGATTGTGGCAGATACGTTTACGATGATGGAACGTCTTGTGAAAATATCGGTGACTTCATCAAGATCGAAGTTGGTCGTGCATGCGATGACTATTTCGCAGAGATCAAGCAGGTCTTCAAGAACAACTTCGGAGATTTTGTCGAAGAAGGTGATGGAAAGGCAGATATCGATCGTTATGCTCGCATCATCGAAGAATGTAAGAAGTCAAAGAGAAATGTCCTGCGCAAGATCCAGTCGGTGAACGAATGTGAATCTGTAAAGTACGTCGTTTCTGACTATTGCAGTGATCCTTCTTGTGGTATCGAAGATAAGTTCGAAGTTGCCAGAGAGTTCTTCGTCAAGTATCCCGAATATGGCGTAGTTGTCGATGATTGTTCTATGGAAGATGTCGTTCTTATCGCTTGTGATATGAAGAACGATTGTATCTATGACGAGATCGAAAACTCTGAAGTCAGAACGAAGAACGAAATCGCAGATGTCAAGAATATCGTCAACAAGCTTTATGCTCAGATCAACCAAGATAGGGCAGAGTTCAAGAAATCGATAAATTCTCTCGTCGGAAATGTAAACCGAGTTCTCGAAGAATACAAGGCAGACATTGAAAGCGCATTCTGCACGATTGATGAAATCCGTGACGATGTTTACAACATTATCTCATGGATCGAATCAAACAACAGCGCACTTGACAAATCTGCAGAAGTTGCAAAGATCTCCAAGAGACTGGATGGTGTCGCTCAAACCTTTAGTCAGAAGATCGAGGATATCGAAGCATCACAGGAATCAGTAATGTCTCACGTCGACAGTATCGAAAGCGATGTTTCCTTTATCGCAGAATCTGCAGACAGAACGAAGCAGATGGTGAAGGAATCTGCAACGGCACGAAAGATTGAAGATGCAACGAGCATTGGTTCAAGAATCGACAACGTCATCGAGACAATCAAGGCACAAGCACCTGCGTTCCGTGTGTTTGAATCTGACGGCTCACTCTACGTTCCTAACAGATTTGCAAAGCAGTACAACTCTCTTGATGAGGATCAGAAGACTTACGTGAAATCTGTTTTTGAAACAAAAAATCCGAGATCTAAATCGGAATTCTTCTCTATTTGGGATTCTCTCGGTCTTTAATGACCGAGAGAAATCTCTCCTAAATAACGAAATCAAAATTATAACAAAAGAAGATTTATATGACTAAGATAAATGAAGGTCTTCTCAACAGAGTGGTCAATGAGCACTCTTCAAAGTTGAGAAAGATGTTTAAGGACAGAGGTTATTCTGTCAATGAGTCTCGACTTCGTGATATCGCACTCATGGCTCACACCAGAAAGATTTACGAAAGTGCTTCTAATGGTGCTAATGTCCCAGGTCGTGGTGCATTCTCATTCGGTTCTGCAACTGAGCGTGGTTCTGCAGAAATGTTCGACAGACTGTTTACGGTGTTCGTAGACACTGCAGCTACTAACGTTGGTTTCGACCTCCTGCACGTAGCTCCTATGACGAAGAGCAACATCACGATGGTTGTCGCAGAGCCAGTTTACGCTGGTGGTAAGAAGGAATCTGCAAATGGTAATCACCTGCAGGTCTTCCAGATCAAGGCAAAGACCACGACGAGTGCTGATCCTCTGAAGGTAGGTACGAAGTACGAAATCAAGGAAACTGGTGGTGCAACGAAGGTTGCTGAAGCCAAGTTCATCGGCATCCATCAGTACAATGGTAACTTCATCTTCGATCTCGTAAGTGTTGAAGATACCCACAAGGACAAGGTTCTTGCAGAAATCCTTGAAAACGCAGAAATCACCTCGGGTAGCGGTAAGTGGGTTCTCAGTGGTAACACCGTGGACTACGTGAACGGCTTCACGAACTTCATCGCTGGTTTCGCAGGTTCTGGTCTTCAGAACAACGATCCTTTCCACGTTGGTCGCAACAATGGTAAGTCCCTGTTCAAGCCAATGTCACGTGAAGTTGGTGAAACGCAGGGTGCACGTACTCTCGGTACGAAAATGTGGAACAGAACGTTCTCTGCAGAAACCTTCCACGTTGATCTTTCGCTGACCACCGAGCAGATTCAGGATGCTCGTATGGATCACGACTTCGACATGCTCGAATTCTCTGAAGAAATCATGAAGAATGACCTTGATCAGTCTATCAACGATCACATTCTTTCCATGATCTTCGCTTCGGGTTGGGATCACCACGTTGCTATCAACAAGCTCTCCAACATCAACCTCAACGCAAACTTCGGTACTGGTACTGGTGCAACGCAGGAATTCGTTGGTCTTGATGGTGAACTCAAGCAGATCTCTGGTGCAACCTCTGTTCTCCCTGCTGTTGGTGCAATTGCAGAAAACCTTTCCACCCTGCAGAAGAGAATCATCACGAGAATGTTCTTCGCTTCTACGATCATCAAGAATCGTGGTCGTGTAGGTGCAGGTAACACCGCTGTTGTCAATGGTACGAATTCTACGGCTATCCGTGATGTCCGTGGTTTCGCTATCGCTCCATTTGAAAACACGCTTCAGACGCAGTCATCCCTCGCCCACCTCGGTCAGTTCTACGGAATTGATGTCTTCGAAGATGGTCTGATGGATCTGAACGACTGCCGTGTAGCTGTCTTCAACAAGGGTGGTGAAAAGACCCCAGGTCTCGCATTCTGCCCATACATCCTCAGTGAAAAGGTCGAAACCGTCGCTGAAGGTACGATGGAGAAGAAGTTCAGACTTAAGTCTCGTTACGTCATCGCTGAACGTGGTTCTCATCCAGAAGCACAGTACATGACGTTCGTCGTAGAAGGTAGCGACAAGCTCGTCTAAACGAAAAAGCCATAAAAATACACTCTCCTTTTTTGAGGGGCTGATGAACCATTTGAGGTTTGTCAGCCCCTCAAAGTGTTTCCGCATTATAAGAAACATGGAGAAAAAATGGTAACATCCATTTATGAATTAATATGGCAAAAACTATCTTTAACGGAAACGCAAAGAGTTTTTCAGAGATCAACCAATTCATAGGAAACTTTGATAAATCTGGTGGTCTGCTCTCTGAACACACAACAGCAGAAATCCGAGAATGGGTTCACACTGGTTCTTATGTCCTCAACGCCTGCATATCGGGATCAATCCTCAAAGGTGTACCTTCTGGGAGAATCATTACGATATCGGGCGATCCAAAAACTGGGAAGTCCTTCGTTCTTCTGTCATGTATGGCACAGTTGCAAAAGAAGGGCTACTTCTGTATCTACTTCGACACCGAGAACGCTACAAGCTATGACAGATTCATAGCACAAGGTGTTGATCCTCAAGGTGTACGTGTGATTGTACCAGAGACTGTGGCGGATATCACTGTACAGCTCACACAGCTCACACAATCACTGCTTGATACCAAGAAGGAATACGAGCAGAAGAACAAGAAGCTTTCCGAAGATGAAAAGCTTGAAATCCCAAAGGTTGCAGTTTTCATCGATTCACTTTCTGCACTGAACTCATCGAAGCAATTCTCAGATGCTCTAAGTGGGGAAATGAAGCAGGACATGGGGACTGTAGCCAAGGAAATCAAGCTACTGTTCAATATGATCACACCTCGTCTTGGGAAGCTCGACATTCCAATGCTCTGTACAGCACACGAATACGAAGCCGATCAAGGGTATCAGAAGGTTCGTGTAACAAGTGGCGGTAAGGGGATCACTTACATGGCATCCGTTCTTGTATCTCTTCGTAAGAAGTTCGACCGAGATGAAAACAAGCAGAAGATGGGTGTGATCGTGACTGCAGGGATCAACGAATCTCGATTCTCTATTCACAGACCAGTAGAGTTTTACATCTCCTTCACAAAGGGGCTTAACGCTTACATGGGCTTGCAGGAATTCGTATCTTGGAACATCTGTGGGATCGATCGAGGGAGAATGGTGGCGTATGTCGACACTGCATCAGAGATATCAAAGAAGATCGGTCTTGAGAAATCTCGAACGTACTCGACGAAGGAAATAGAACGAGAACTTGCACAAGCAAAGAAGCAAACGTTCTACCAATCTCTCTCGTATGATCTCTACAACGGCTACATTCGAATTGTGTCATCAGACAACACGATCGTCTTGCCCGACCTCGTACGTATGATGGAACAAGATGGATTCGACTTCACAGAAGATCTCGAAACAAAGACGATCAAGGATAAACTGATCGTACACGGCATCTACTCTGACGAAGCAATGTCAAAGATGATCTCCAGTTATATCGACAGTGGTGATGCTTACATGGTCGGGAATGTGAAACTCGACGTTACAAAGAATCAGAAGCTCAAGTTCAAGAAGTCAATCATTCAATCGATAAATGATGGTTCTTACGTGGAAAGACTCGTGGAAGTTGAATCCGAACAGACGCAAGAGATCAACGAAAAGAAGGCGCAGAAGTTCGTATTCACCGAGAAGTTCTTCACCGAAAGATTCGAAGATGGAAAGCTTACACCATCATCTGTCGAGAAGGTATGTTTCCCCACACCTACTGGGACTGAATGGGTAGTCCGTCATCTCAACAAGTCATTCAAGAATCTGGAAATCTTCAACAAACACGTCTTCACTGACGAAATCTTGAAGACGCTTGATGAGAAGGTCATGATTCCTCTGTTCTCTTACAGAGATAAAGAATATGAGGACATGGACGGTGATCTTTCCAGCACTGATATGGAAGAACTTTCTGAAATGGACAAGATTATGAGTGGATTATGAAGATCGATGAACTCGTAGATAAGCAGGATCTGAAGATAAAGCACATCTCTGGTGAATATCTTCACTATACGAACCACTCGATTGATGACGTTGTTTATGCTATCTTATCGAAAGGTAGGAAATCGATGAAGTTCAACGACATCGTGAAAGTGTTCGGTGAAGAGAAACGTGACCAGTTGAACGCACTCGTGGATGATATGGTCTCGCTTGGTTATGCTTCCGTGATAGGCGAAGAAGACAAGACGATTTCTCTCTTATAAAGAATGTGGGGGCTTTTCTGGAAATAAAAAGCAGAAAGCCCCCACTAACTGTCTCTAAAAACTACAACAAGAAAATGGCTGTTGGATTTGGTCAGAACTTTGAAAACATGGCTTACGTTTACATAAACTCGCAACCTCACCTTTGGAAATCTGTTGATCATGAGTTCTTCAAATCTCCAACTCTGAAGGCACTATCAAAGCTCACCAAACAATTCTACGAAAGATTCCACGAGCAGATATTCTCTCCAGAAAATCCAAGTGTAGAGCAGATCGAATATCTCGTAATGGAAGACAAGAAGTCGTTTATGATCGACTTGAACATGTCGGAAGATGACAATGCGAAGACTTTCATTGCGAACGCATCATACATCATCAAGACAAACATAAAAGCGTTCTCTGAGGAATGGCTTGATGAGACCGTAGGTGCTTGGATAATGTGGCAAAATAACCAGCGAGCATATAAAGAATCGATCTCTTATATGCAGACGCAGAATATCACACCCGAGAATGTAAAGGAAGTGATCTCCAAAGCACGAGAGATTGTGGTCAGAGGTTCATCTCTATCGTTTGGTGATGAGGAGGTCTTCGACTTCTATGATCCTCAATCTCACAAGCAGATTTCCATAGAAGACTATATCGACACTGGTTACCAAATGTTAAACCAGATGCTCACGGAAGATAGACATAACGGATTCATACCTGGTACTCTCAACATGTTCATGGGTTCTACAAACTCTGGGAAATCGGTGATCCTTGGAAATCTTGCACTCAACATTTCGAGATCTGGCAAAAACGTGCTGTTTGTATCTGTCGAAATGTCGATTCCAAGAACTTTCCGACGAATCGGTTCTAACGCTTTCGACATTCCAATATCGGAATACGACACATTCTCTAACGATGACGCACTTCTGTCGGAATCCATACAAAAGTTCAGAGCAAAGAACATGAACATTGGTGTACCACCAGGCAAGTTCCTCGCCTTGAAGTTCCCAAAGACTGGTGTCTCAAACATCTACGGAACTGCAAAGAGACTGGAAGAGAAGCATGGGATCAAGTGGCACGCAATCGTGATTGACTATTTCACAGAACTACAAAACGATCACGGCACGGCACAAGACAAAACGTACCAATATCACAAGCAGAATGCTGATGATCTCTATCAAATGGCTTCAGAGACGAATTGGTGTGTGATAACTGCTCATCAGTTAAATCGTGGTGCTCTCAATGTCTCCGATATGACACTTTCATCCGTTGCGGAATCTTACGGTATTGTTTATAGATGTGACAGTGTTATCGGGATGATCGCCACCGAGAAGATGCAAGTCGAGCACACGATGTATATGAAGAATCTAAAATGTCGTGATTCGAAATACAAGAACTTCTTCGCAAAGTTTGATACTGAGTTCTCAAAGATGAGAATTATAGAAACTGGGGAACTAATAAGCCCAGAAGATTATCAGATTTTCACATAGGTCTTCTGATTACAGGAAGGTACTTTCCTTGCACTCTAAAGGTCTTGGTGGTACTTACATAGCATCGACAGCAAGAAAGCTCAAAGAAAAGACAAAGAAAAAGCCCAACAACTATTAGAAGTTGTTGGGCTTTCTCATTATTAGTCAATGATTATTGATGGCTATCGGTTTCTATTTCCTTCCTCCGTCTTCTTCATCATCTCCTTTCCAAAAGTCACGTTTTACACACTTTAGTCTTGTATAAAAACCTCTATCAGAACGATAAACATAAGAAAGGTCATCAGAGACGTATTGGCCAGATAGCATATTGTCAAATCTGATCCCTTCTTCTCTGTCTCCTGCTCTGTCTCTCTCTTCTCTGTCTCTTTGGATGAAAATCGGGATTTGTTGACATACACGAACGTAGTTGTTTATGTCCATCAAGTGACACTCAAGACCAAATCGTGAAGATGACTTTCTTTGCAGGAGGTTTGACATCTTTGAGAAGTAGTAGTTCTTGTGAACATTTTCGGAATATTGCTCGATGAAGTTCACCGATTTATGAACTGTTCGATCAGTGAGTTTGTGACTATCACCTTCGGTTTCCAAGCTCTTTTGGAAGAACTCTTTGTATTCCGAGGTTTCGTGGTCATAATAATGACAGCTTATTTTGTTACCGTCTTCTGTCATATCTCCGATAGAGTTCACAACACGATAGTACGAGATTCCGTTCTCTGTCAAGAGCTTTACGTTAGCATTAGACAAGAAGAATGGTGTCATCTCAGATTTTTCCTCATCACTGTCTGCGAAATCACGATCACCATATTTGAGTGATTCTCTCACTTTTCGAAGATCGATATCAATATCAAAAAGCTCGTTGACCTCGACAACATTCAAGTAGTAGTATTGATCGACAAAAACTCTGAAGAATGACTTATCGTCTTTGTACATTGAAGGTATCAGATCAGTTTCTAAGAACTCTTGGATTGTGATGTTCGGACAGATTCTCGTCATCACGTCATCAGTCTTCGTGTCGTTTGATGCAAATCCAAGACCGAACATTTTTGCAATGTCTTGCAAAGTGTCGAAAGATGACTTCTTCCCAAACGACTTCACACGGTCATGGTGAAAGTCTTCGATTTCAAGAATACCAAAGATTGTGATTCTTGCGTTTTCCGACCCAGATGAAGATGACGAGTTTATGATTCTGAAGTTCTGTCTTATCGGCTTGAAGTCTTTGTTATCAGAACGAATAAACAGCTTTAGTACGTCATCTGTCAGAGTTCCGTAAGATCTCATCACCCCGAAAGTGTCTTGGAGAGTACAAGAAATCGTAGGTAAAAAAGACTTCCCAATTGAAAGTTCAAAGCTCTCGATTGAACCGTGATCAAATTGGAATCCGTTGATATCGATAAACGGAGCGTATCTTCCCACACGTTTCTTTGTTTCTATCGGGATGTCCTTGATATCTGGGATTTTTATATCACCGTGCTTCTGGATATCAATCGTAGGATCAAAAATAACGACTACTTCTTTCATCTCTTCTCACCTTTGAATTCACTCTTGGGAATCTGCTCGATTATGGTAGACATTGCGATATCGGTCGAACCGTTATAACCTTTTCGGTAGTATGAGAACTTTCGACGATGAACGTACATGTTCGACATAGAATCGACCCTGTAAAGTCTCCAACCAGATTCGGCAGACCATTCACGTCTCCCACGTCTCCCAGATTTTGAAACAGATCGAATCTTTACCTTACCCTTGAGGTTTTCTTCTTTATCGGTTGATGCCACCATCCACGCACGGAGATATTGACGAATCTTGCCGTCGACAACTGAATAACCATAACAGTACGGTTCTACAAATCTGGGACCTGGGAGCACACCATCATCATCTCGAGAATAGTAGAATTGCACGTAGTATCTTTGCCGTATAGCAGATTGTAGAACACTTCCGTTTATGTCTCCAATACCCTCAAAGATCTTCAATTTCTTCATATCTGTCGAATATACATTTCGTTATTTAGAGATTCGTTCCGACGGTATTTCGGAAGCATTTGTAAATAACGAAACTCGTTCTGATGAATATCAAGAAACTATACGACGACATAACGGAAGGCAATCTCACAACAGATATTGTCGATGATCTCTTATGGAAAGATGCGGAGAGGATCAAGACTGGGAAAGATAAACCACAAGACCTTGATTCACTCTTGGAAATGTACTCAAAGTGGTATCTTTCAAAGAAATCACTGATCAGAATTGAAGATCCAACATTCCTCTCCTTCAAGATAATCATCGACTGGACATCACCACTCTTTAGGAACAATGACAAACGTGTTCAAGTGAGGAAAGAGAAAATGGGAGGTGGTGAAAGTCTGTCGTATTACTTAGAATCAGTAAATCAAACTTGGAGAAAGGAAAAACTTCTGAGTTTCCAAGGAAAGATGCGAGAACTGATGACCACAAGATTTCACTACATGAAGTCAATGGATGGACTTGGAAGTTTTTGGAAAATACAGCCAAAAGTCGCATTTCTCCCTCAAGAGATAACGATCAGCACGATAGAATCGATGGACATGTTCATATCTTCAATGGCGGATGACTATCTTCATGCAACGTATGATTATCAGAATATGAAGAACGTTGCACCGATCAATCTTCGAAGATTTGATATGATCATAGTGATTCACGAAGTCAGAAATATAAAGTCGCTCCTCACAAACTACTTCAACAATGATGAGAAGTACAAGAAGATAATGGAAGAGCATGGAGGTGAATCGGACAGATTCATAAAAGACCGTGATGGAATGGTCTTCCTCAATCCCTATCTTGGAACTCATGCTTATAAGTTCACAGATTGTGAGTTCGACTTTTCAGAAACCTTCTCTTATCTTTCCAGTGTCTCCAATGAAGGAGGTAAAGAAGTGTCCACAAAGTTCAAGATATCACTCGGTCGTATGGACTTTAGATATCACGATCTTGATGTGTTCTCTGAATCGGCAAGAAAGAAGAGATTCCTCGAGGAAGTAGAACCTCACGTTTATCAGAGATCAGAGAAACAATCTGAAATCTCGAGAGATGTGAGAAGATTCACGACAGATGGGGAGAAATCTTCATCTTCGGGGATTGGTGATATTCTCAAGAAGGTAGCAATTGAAGAAGCTCGTAAGACATCCGAAGCTGTTACAAGAGCAATCGATAACCAAATCAAGGGGACTGCTTCACATGCAACGAAAGCTCTGAAAAAGAAGCTCGATGAACTTGAAACCGAGTTCAGACCTTCCAATGTTGCAGGTAGATTTGCAAACAAACAAGCAAAGAAAGCAGGTGATGTCGCCAAACGTACCATAGACAAGGTAGACGCTGGAGCAGACACCGCAATTTCGAAGTTGAAGGCTTTTATGGGGGACACAGGAAGTGCAGGCAATGATTCCGAACAAGGTGGGCAGATCATCAAAAATCACAATGATCAGTTCGGCACATCAAAGGAAGAGACCGCAAAAGCACTGAAGTCGATAAAGGAGAGTTCCGAATTCGAATTCCCAAGACACCAAGAGGATGATACTCGTCAGCAGCTCCGTGAAATAATAACCGAGAACAAGTCGAAGTTTGAATATGTTCGATCTGTTCTTGAAGAATCGATGAGACAAAATGGATAATTACAAGGCACTTCACAGAAGGAAAACAAAGCTGAAGAATCTCGGGTACGATTATAGAGGAAAGATCATGCAAAGATCGCTTTCTTCTATAATCTACCTTAATGAAAATGTTGAAGGATTCTTGAAGTATATCGAAGACATAATGACGCATCTCGTCTATTCCGTGAAATCTATCAAGAAGAGAGTGAACTTCCTTGTCGACAAAGATGAAGACTACATCAATTAAAGACATCCTCGGGGAGGATCTTTTCAAGGAATATGAAAAGGTGATGCGGTCGACGGCAGAAGTCGATATGTGCAAGATACACTTCGACGAGATTCCTGCATGTCCTCTGGAAGGGTGTCACTTGACGATGCCTTCCGACATAAAGCCGATTATTGACAAGTCACTATTGGACACTGTCGACAAACTTACAAAGGTGGAAGAACCACCCTTTTCAATCGATGAGTGTTTGTCTTCGATCAGTTCGAAAATCAGTAACGTATCTGCAAATGTAGAAAAAGATAAAGACACGATCCGAAGAATCCTTGAACTTTGCAAAGATCTTCCTTTAATCTATGCTTGCTCTTTTATTCATGAGAGATCTCTGAAAGATAGATCGAAGATAACTGGGCTTGAAGCAGGAATTCCTTCAAGAGTTTATGATGTGATTAAGAATGCTCATCAAAAAACTGCATCACCAATAGAACGAGTTGAAGATCTCTCCCGAAAACTGAACTTTGAGAGTTTAGAGAAACTTCTTGAATCTCTTGACTATTCACTGAGAATATTCAACAATTGTACGAATAGCAAGAGGAAGTATGATTCGAAGAATGCGATAAAGATCTTCGGGAAGAAGGATGGTAAAAAACTCAAGTCGAGGATTTTCCACCAGTCTTACGTAGAGCACTTCATTATAGACTTTTGTAACAAGTTCGTAGTTTTCGATACAGAACTCAAAGAGAAGCAGATCGCAGGTGACTTGAGAAGTGTGAAATGTGTGATGCAGTCAATGATTGGTGATGAGGATCAGAATCTTAAAGATCAATCAAACACCAACACTAATCAAGATGCCGACATGTCTTTACGTGAAATCTCCAGAAATCCAAAGGCTTATGATATCACAAAGCCTGCATATTGGAGAAAGTTCACGAGTTTCTTGAACATTGTCTCGGTGATTCCTACGTATTGGACAACTGGTATAATCCTTCCACCTTCCACACCGATAAAGCTTCCGATTATTCATAAGTTCATGATGGTCATTCCTGCCGTCATTATCGGGAAGATTTTCGTGATATGGCTGACTATTAACGGTGTTGTAGTTTTCCCGACGATGCTTGAAATAGACCTTAATCGAAAAGTCTCCTCGACATGGAGGATTCTCTTTCGTGGAGGATCTGTGAAGATAAAAGACAACGGAGGATCGATTGTTATAAACACAAACTTGAAGACAGAGACCGAAAATGGAGGATCTGCAATAGTCGACACTGATCCTTCTACGTTTCAATCTCTTGCGATCCAATCTGATGATTTCCCACCTTTTGAGAGAATGGGAATGAACAATTTACAATTCATAGCTTTCCTCAACGAGATGATGAGGAAGCAGACACCTTACATGGGCTTCCCATCATAGGTTCATTATAATAGAAACACGAAGATGCTTCAAAATCCGAATCCGAATAATACAAGAGGATACAAACAAGGCTACTACATTCCAACCAATAAGGAGAAGTTCGTTGGTCATTTGAACAAAGAAGGTGTTCCGTACAGGTCATCTTTGGAACTCAAGTTCATGAGACTTATCGATGCGAATCCGAATGTAGAAAAGTGGACATACGAACATCCCGACACAAAGATCTCATACTTCGATCCAATGATGCAAAAACAGAGGACTTACTACCCAGATTTTTGGATGCAGATGAGAGTGAAGGGAGAACTTAAAACGTTCCTCATAGAAGTAAAACCTTACTCACAAACTCAGATTCCGAAGAGATCTACAAGGAAATCGAAATCGACATATAGCCGAGAACTGCAAACAAATCTGAATGTTGAAGTAAAGAGAAGATCGGCAGAGAAATTCTGTGCAGAGAGAGGTTGGAAATATCTCTTCGTGACAGAGAAGTTCTTCAAATGAGAAAATACTCTTCTGATTAAAGAGAGGTACTTTCCTTGATCCTGAGCATGGTCTCCGCTATTTTCATATTCTTGAATGTCTTCGAGGACAAGGAAAGTACCTTCCTTTAATTCGACAGATAAGAACACTGATAAAGATTTCAACCTCAATATACAGAAAAGGCGACAACTATCTAAATCGAGTTGTCGCCTTTTCGTTTTTCAAAGATAACGATCAAATCACCATTCTCCAAATGCTTCTACCTTCTCATCCATCTTTTTCGTCTTGTATTGAACAACACGCTCTCTTCGCCATTTACATAGCGAACAGTTGCATCTTCCAACTGATATTTGCTTGTGTTTAAAGATTCGGACATAACGAGTATTCTTTCCACGGATTTCAGCTAAAAGTCGACCACGGTACTTGAACATCTTATAGCCATTTCCACGAGCAACTTTCTCAGTATCCAAGTACCTATCTCGTTCAAATGTGATAGAAAGTTCACCATCGGTAAGCGCCTTACGTTTTAAAGTCTTCTTCATCATATACGGAAAATCTGTGGTTTATCTATAAGAGAATACACGAAAGGCGATAGCTCTTTAATCGAGCTATCGCCTTTTCGCTAACAACAAAAAGTGGTGAGTATACTGAAGTAGGCGAAGTATGTTGTCATCACTTTTGAGGAAATTTCCGACTTTACTACAGACGTTTAACACGTAGACAAACGATAATGAAGATTCATTGCTGAATATCTGCAAATCGGAAACTATGATTGATAACCGTTTAGATGACTGCAGATAGTGCCGACAGGAGCACGAAGCCATTAACCTTAGATTTTCAATGCAGGAAATCTGCTATCTAAACGAATGTTTTCTTAATGTTTTCGTCGAAATCTTTACTACAGACGGTCTATGAGCCAGTTATGAATAGTTATGTTTGCTGTATGTCTGTAAATCTCGACATTGAGAATTCTTTAAAAGAACGCTTTTGTTATGATGACTTACCAGTAGGTTACGTAATTTTTATGAGCAATTGCGATATCTTCTTGCTGTGAACCTAAAAGATCATCATTTTGAGGAAGATCAGGGATTCGAACCCTGGGAACCTTTCAGTTCAACGGTTTTCAAGACCGTCGCAATCGACCACTCTGCCAACCTTCCAACGAGTTTTTTACTTGCCCAGAGAGGTTGGTGGAGCATCACTATAAATCCTAAACGCTCTCTCAATCTACACACAGCCGTATCATCATCATGGTTCAAACCACTAGGGATTTTAGCTTCTCCGATGAGGGCTTTGTCACTCTGTACAAGAGACTTTTTTGATAATCTTTACACGTTATCAAGGTTGTTCTTTACCTATCGACCTATAGTCCAATTAATCAAAGACCAAGTCGAGCGATAGAGTTGTTTCTCAATATTGCGATACCTCCAAGAAAATCTCAACTCTATAAAAGACTTCTTAAAGATAGCTGTTATATATCGTTTCAAACAGCCTTCAAGTCGCTTTTCTTTTTTATTTTTGTAGAGGTGGTAGGACTCGAACCTACGAAGCCTTTCAAGACGAGTGATCTACAGTCACTTGCAATTGCCACTATGCGACACCTCTATGATCTTTATAATCGATTTTCAGACCTTTTTCTGAATCTCTTCATGAGTCTTATTATTTGATCTTCCTATCGGTTTCGTTTCCTTCTTTTTATCATCATTGATCTCTATCGATCAGATCATTTAGTCGTAGTTTGTTTCTTCTTGATGATCATCCTAAAATAAGGACATTCGCCATTTACAGACAAATATTTCCCATCGTTTCCCTTTCTGGATCCCACAATCTCAAATTGGTGTGGATTGAATTTGTATAAGAATGTTATCGGAACTCCCATGCAACCACTGTAATCTCGTGGGATGTCCTTGACCCTATCAACATTTATACCATCATAATTGTCGTACTTTGGATATTCATGCTCGTGTCCATAGTAGTTTTTTGTAAGCGGGATCTCTTTATGTTGCATAAAGTTGTCCAAATTCGTAAGCCATAGACAATTATTGGTTGGCGTGATTATGTTACCCGATTCGTCCATCCATGTTTTTTTCATATAGGGTTCATAATAGGCTGGTATGATAAACCCAGAGAATTCATTCCCATGATTTATACCAAGCCATGCCTTACCATCTTGGATGAGTTTGAAGATTTCTTTGTTGGTGATAGAGTTGATATTCCCAATAATGAGAAAGAGCTTATCATATCTTGTTAATTGTGCAACATATTCACGGAACAACGAAAATGGTGGATTGGTAACAACTATGTCAGATTGCTCCAGCAAGGCGATACTTTCTTGACTACGAAAGTCATCATCGCCTTCGAAGTAGACAACATTGGCGTTCTTAGGATCTGCATCGACAAGTTCCACCCCTGTGTATTCAAAGAAAAAGCCACGATTGTTTTCCTTATGACAAGATGCGATCACCTTCTTAAGTCCCAATTCTTTGAAATTGGAAACGAAGTATCTGAAAAAGTTACTCGTCAAAGGATCATCACAATTGCAATACACAACTTTCCCCTTAAAATGGTTTTCATAATGTCGCAATTCTCTTTCGATATCAATAAGTTGCGTGTAGAACTCGTCGTTCTTTTGCTTTCTAGCCCTATGAAGTAACTTGCTGGTTGTTGCTCTTGCCATATTTCGATTCCAGTTTTTAATTATTCGTTTGCTGTCTTTTAGTAGAGGTCTTCAGAATAAAGAACCGTCTTTTCATCATCGACATCTATTTGGCCAGCTTCTTTTGCTATTTTACAAGCTTCACACCTATCAACAAATCTTCCCTTGGAAGTGTAAAAGCCTTGATCTTCTGGCTTTCGAGAGACTTCATCTTTAAATCTTATGAATATGTCGTGATGTCTGTAACCGATTTCTATGAGGTGGATGTCGTTATGGTGATAGTTGCACTTCTCTCTTGGTGTTAGTCTCTTTATAGCAGAACAGAGAATACGCTCCATCACCTATGATTAATTATTGATAACCTTTGTGACAGCATTGAATTTCTTCAACTTTTCTCCGAGATCAAGAACATCTTCTTCATTCTCCGATTCGTACAGGATCGGTTCATTCTGACGAACAAGTTCCATAGCGAAGCTAAGTGAAATCTTTCTATGATCCATCAGACACTTTATAACTTGAAGCGGTGCTTGACCTTTGTCTATGAGAATCAGTTTGTACATTTTTGTTGCTTGTTGTCTGTCTTTAGAAAGTGCTTCATAGGGGATTCGAACCCCTGTCATCTCGTCAGATAAGCTTTAACCACTAAGCTAATGAAGCTCCCCAGTTTTGTCGGAAACTGTTGGATGACTATGAACCAACCCTAAGGATACCGCACTTGAACTTAACGAGACCAGTACGTACTTTTGAACCCAAGTGTAGGTTTTTGAATCTCGTTAATCAGAACTATTCCCATTCTGAGAGGGGATGTTATCAATTTTTTAAAGTCGCCAAAACATACTAAAATCGACATCGGTGTTCCATGCAGGGCTTGAACCTGCGACTTACTGATTATGAGTCAGTTACTCTTACCAACTGAGTTAATGGAACATTTGTTCAATTGAACGAGTGATTGATTATTAATTAATGAACCTTTTCATCTTTCTTATAAAAGACCTTCTCAGAACGTTTTACTGTATCCGAAGATATCTGAAAGATCTCTCAGAGAATCATTTTCCAGAATCTCATGGACATTGTTATAAACCGTACCAAGAAGGTTAGATCCTCTCCATTTCGATTTATCCAAGATACGAAGATCGTTTTCTGCAAGTCCACATCCCCAGATCTTGTCATAAGGACTGGCTTCTACAAACTCATAACCTTCATCTATCAGTTTCTTGTAATGATCTCTGATTTCCTTGGAAGATCTTAGCTTCATGAGAATTACAAAGAGCATCACATCGTATCTCACTGAAGACCATTTTCCGTCATTGTAATTCCGAACAAGTCTTCCAAGCTCTTTACAAAAACGAGGATTTTCCGAATTCTTGAGGATTTCCGTTGCGATATCTTCATCTTCGAAGTACTTCGCTTTCAAGAACATGAACAATGATTCACCACAATGAAAAGTGTGACCTTCGTAGAAAATCTCGGATTTGTAAAAGTTGCTAAAAATGTCTGAACCAGTGAAGAAAGTTACTAATCTGTAAGCTTCGAAAATCTTCATAAGTCTTCTCTTGTTTTTGTGATTCCAGTGGGGATCGAACCCACAACCCCTACATTAAAAGTGTAGTGCTCTACCTGTTGAGCTATGAAATCTGAACCAACCTTAAACGAATCGATAAATGATAAATGATAAATGATCAATCGATCGCTTCGATGTTCTTATTGTGAATATCAAGATGTTAGTTTCAATTATGATTTTCGAGGATTATTAACAGTTATCAAAGACCATCACAGTTATTAATGCCAAAAACGACAATCTCCGATGAGTTGATTTTTTTATCAAAAAATCAACTCATCGGAGATTGTCGTTTTTGGAGGTTGTTATTTTGGAGGTTGAAGAAATGCGTCGATGATTATCAAAGACTATGGAAGACAATGGCTAATCATCAGAAGATAATGAACGATAATCGGAAGACAATGACTGATCATTGATGACCATTGGAAGACAATCAAAGGACTGTGGAAGACAATATTCAAAATGATCGAATTAAAGGAAGGTACTTTCCTTGTCCTCGAGAATATCGGATGGGGCAAAAATAGCGGAGAATATATCAGAGCGCAAGGAGAGTACCAAGGAAAGCCAAGGAGAGTATTTTCTAATCATTATGGTCTCATGGGCTGGCTGTGTGATCTACCTCTGAATATCTTGGTTGGTATTGGTTGGTATCAGTTTGAAGATTGATGACTATGAAAGATAATAGTTAATCATTGAAGGCTGTTTGGAGACAATGGTTGGTAATGGTTGAATTAAAGGAAGGTACTTTCCTTGCGCTCTGATATATTCTCCGCTATTTTCATATTCTTGAACCATCTCGAGGACAAGGAAAGTACCTTCCTTTAATTCAACCATTATCAGCCATAGTCTTTGATTGTCTTTCAATAGTCTTCTGATGATCGTTTATAGTCTTTCGATTATTATCCATCATCATTTGACGATTAGCCATTATCAGCCATAGTCTTTGACAATCATCAATAGTCATTCATTATCCTTCATAGTCATTCATTGTCTTTCAATGATCTTCGAAAATGGTCAACAATCAGCCATTGTCTTCCGACAGAAACCCATCATTCCACAGAAATACTCTCCTTGGCTTTCCTTGGTACTTTCCTTGCATTCTGATCCACTTTCCGCTATTTTCATATTCTTGAATAGTTCAGAGGACAAGGAAAGTACCTCGTCTTAATTAACAACTTTGGTAATAGTTGGGAAAACAATCTTCTATTGTCCTTGATAATCTTCCATTGTCTTCCATTATTGTCATAGTCTTCCCATAATCCTTGGAAATAGTCAAAGGTTATCAATTGTCTCCCGACAGAAGCCCATAATCCCCGAGAATACATCTCCTGATTACAGGAAGGTACTTTCCTTGCATTCTGATCCACTTTCCGCTATTTTCATATTCTCGGGCTATCTCGAGGACAAGGAAAGTACCTTCCTTTAATTCGACAATCCAGAACCACTTCCCAGCCAATTTTTAGGATTATGACTGGAAATAACCAATATGACTGTTTAAACACTGATGTGGGGAGAAGTTTTGAGCATCTTCTCCCCACATCCTTCTAACTCGTCGAGTCTCTTCTCTTTTAATGAATAGTCCTTCTTTTAATGAAACTTTCGTTGATTTCTCTGAAAAGTGATCTTGATTTCTTGTCTAAGTTCAGAGGATCACGACAATCATCGATTATGAAGAACTTCGAAGGTGTCTTTACCATCTGTTTCGACATGATGTAAGAATGGTAAATCTCATCGACTTCTTGATTTGTGACACGAATCTGTCGAATTGCGTATTTCCCAGTGACTAGTGCGACTTGTCCATCAATTTCCAAAGTGGAAGATCTTTCTCTATAAAGAAGTTTCATGACCTTCTCCATTGGTTCAGTATGTTGGAACAAACTCTTGAGAATTGTTGAATCATTGTCATTTACAGAGTAAACATTGAACCTCATAAAGTGGTGTTCATTGTTGATTCCTATAACAACACAATAGAACTTTCTCTTTTGTAAGTCGATATCCAAAGTGAGGTCATATTCTCCACTGACGACGATGTTCTTTGTGGAAATGGAAATTGAGAATGGCTTCCCATCTACTTCGATCACCTTCGAGAGACTGTCGTCCAAGAGTTCTATCCAAAACATAAACGACAATCCCTGCTTTGAAGAAACTCTCTGAGAATACTTTAAAGCGACTTCACCTGCCTTCCCTATTGACATGTCGTAGATGAACTTTCCAAGTGAATTGCCGTTGTTGTCATAGTCGCATCTTTCAGATTTGACGAGACTTGGATCAAACTCTGAGTGTACTAAATCATCAACCCCTACGTTGTCCAGATTTTGCTTTGTGTTCTGTATGTCTTCCATTTCGTCCAATTGTTCATCTGAATAATCGTCTATTTTCACGTGTTCTTTTAAGAACTCAAGATCCTCATCTCTCTTGTCAACATTCGTCATGTCTTCATACTTCTTGATTGTACAGACATAGAAGCTTCCATGTTCACCTATCCCATGATTCAGATAAACGTCTTGGATGTAGTACATTCTGTTGATCTCCGAGAAGTAAAGATAGTCCATTTTTCTTGGTTCTTCTTTTACACCAAACACTTCTTCGAAATAGGTCTTCTCAAAGTAAACTTCCAACTTCTCAAACTCGATCCCCCATTGTGAGAACTCATGCTTAGGTTCTGGGATCTGGTTGTCTTTCAAGACAACTTTCAAGATCTTCATCGCCACAACATTGTGCAGAGAATATTCCCTTAAGAATTCATCTTTGGACTTCAAATCTGGATTTGTGTGCCAATACTTGACACTCACCGCTGAATGTTGCTGGATGTAATAGTTCATGTCGATTTCCAATTTCTGAAGACCTATCGACATTCGAGCATAATCTTGAAGAGAATCCACACCAGATAGCAGGAACGATTCTCCTTGATCTATAAAAGTTGTCTGCGGAGATTTGTACTTGATCAGTGGTTTCTCGATCTCTATCTTCACTCCCAAGAAGTTTTCTACAAGAACATATCTGACTTTGATGTACTTTCCACGGATTCCAACAAGAGAATCTCTGTTATACGCTTTCCACGTGTCCCAATTTTTCCCATCGGGAGATGTCGAAAAATCTCGAAGAAGAAGGGAAGATGAGTTTTCACCTTCTACTTTCTCCATGACATATTCGATCTCTCTGTCCGATTTCTCTATGTCGAATATAGCAACAGAACCTACGGTCTCCAATTTTTTCATACTTTCTGAAGAAATGTTTAGTTGTTTATCTGCTATAAGATGGTGCAGATGGTGCATAAAGCACAAAGATTTACAATAAACAACGATTAGGTAAAAATGAAGATTCTCATAATTGGTGACATTCACGAAAGCGACTTTTGGATAGAACATGTTCAAAAAAACAAAGACCGTGTCGAGAAGATCGTTTTCATGGGAGACTATTTCGATTCATTCAAAAAAGTCTCTGCACAGGTGGCTTTCGAGAACTTTAAAAAGATCCTCGCTCTCCGAGATTCACTTGGAACGGAGAAAGTCATCCTCCTCATTGGAAACCATGACTTCCACTATACAAAGTTCTGTATGGGAAGATATAGCGGATTTTCAACCACGACTTTTGTCCTTGCAGGAAGTTCACTTGATGAGCTTGTTGATAATGGAACTTTGGTTCTCTCCTATGAATCTGAAGGTTATCTTTTCTCCCATGCTGGGGTCTCCGAGACTTGGTTTAAGGAGATGATTGGTGAAGATACGAGTGTTGAAGATATCAACCCATTGTTCAGGCAATCTCCAAGGATAGTTGAATTCCGAAAAGATGAACGAACAACATCACAGTATGGTGATAACTTCCATCAGTCTCCAATCTGGATTCGACCAAATGCTCTCTCGGAAAACCCTTACGGAGACTATCATCAAGTCGTTGGTCACACCGCTTTCGATTTCTCAAACGTCGATTCTAATCGTGTGACAATGGAAAATGGTAAGAACCTCTATTTCACAGATTCTAACCAACACGAAGCGTTTATCTTGGATACTGTCACTGGAGAGTCGGAAATCCTAAGATAGGAAACAAGAATCAAGAATAATCCGAACACAGATTGGGCGTAACAACTTCTTCATTTTTTGTTGTTACGCCCAATCTTTATTTTTAATCGATAAACTCGTAGTTGTCGGGATTGTTTACAATGTAGCAACCTACATCAATGTAGTAAAACTCACCACCACTTTTTATAACGTTTGATTCTCGGACATCATCTATCAGATAGTAACCATCAAAGTAGATGTTTCGAGAGTAACCAGTTTCTTTGTTTTTACATGGTCTAAAACCTCTCTTTCGAAGATCTCTTCTTATTTCTTCTTCTGTAGCATCAACACCTTCGATGAACTTCTGAGTGGTCATAAAGTAACTACTGTCGTTCTCAATTATGCAGAAAGCAATCGGTGTTATCTTACTTTCGGGGAAAACTTTGTTATAAGTTTTAAGAGATCTGCACCAGAAGTCAGCATTGACCTCATAGTCACAAGATACACCAAGAAGTCTTGTGGATGTGCTCTTGACAACCTTGTCTCCGTCGATATGCTTCCAAACGAAACTTTCACCACCTGTGTTTAATGGTTGCATAATGTCACCATCAATAACACTTGCTAGTATTTCGTCATAGATATCAACATCGTAGCCACAATCAATAACCCTTGTGAAATCTGATCTCCAACTTTCAAAGATTGGTTTTATTAGGTGGTTCATGATGATTTTTTCCGTTTCTTTATGTAAAATAAAGAAACGTTTCCGTCGGGCAAATATACCACCTTAAATAAGCAAAATATCTAAAAGAAAGACGAATTAAAATATGAGTAACAATACAAGAGATTATCACTTCTCCAAGAGTAGAGTGAATAATTCGCTGGATGAACCATTGTTCCTTACGAAGTTCTCTGCAAACATCATACTTCCAGACATCCTCAAAGAAAAGTACGGTACTGCAGAACTTCTCCATGAACAGATGCTGAAAATTGGTGGTCTTGATCTCGATAAGGTACCAGGTACTGTCACACAGAAGTTCCGCTATAACGACAGATCGTTCATTGGTACTATTCTTGATACTAAGGTCGAACTTTCGTTTGACTTTGAAGTAAACGTCGATTCAGAAACGAACGTTCCTTATCCTTACAACCTCCTACAGGATTGGCTTCGTCTCTGTTATGATCCTAACACTGGCTTCCAATCATTGAAAAAAGACTATGCAGGGAAATGTACGATAGATGTCACTGACAAGATCGGAAGACTTATCAGACATGTCGATGTTGGTATCATGTTCCCAAAGTCGAATCTACCTGCATGGGAACTGAACAACACACAGGAAGCGATCTATAAGATCACTGGTTTTAAGTTCCAATGTGAAAATGTGAAATCTTACAGAGCAGAAGATATCTAAAAAAACGTCTCTGATTTCATAGCCATCATTTATCAGATTGGGCTGTCGGGGAGAAATCTCGACAGCCCAATTCATATAAGAAGAGTGAACAAAACCAACTCTCCAGATGAAAGTCTTAGAACTAATGAAGAATCTGAATTATGAGATTATTAATCTCTTTCATGATTCTATAAGCTCATCAATGAAGCATAACAACATCCACTTTGATGATTGGAAAGTTTCAATGTACATTCATGAAGGTCTGTACCTACAAATCGACTGCAATATAACGCAAGAAGATATGGTAAAGACGTACACAGTGTGTATTGTAAAAGATGGCGTTCTCTATGCATTGTGTGACACAGCAGTTTATGGGAAGTATCATGATGGAAATCAAAGCGTTATGGAAACCGTCGATGATTCTACCACTGTTGATGACGTTGCACAGAGATTTACGAAGTACATTACTCATAACATCTAACAGATCGTTTTTACAGGCTTTAACGTGCCGTGATGATTGGTTCTTCGTGCCACATCATCACGGCACGATTTATAAGAAAGATAGGAAAATCAAAAAGTGATGGAGAATATAACAACAAATCTAACAACAATAGACACCACCAGATTAAAAAGGTATCTTCTACTGATTGGTGACTTACACTTTGGTCGTGCTTCTAATGATCAATCCGAACTCGATGAAAGTGTGAGATATTTTCACGAGTTCTTGTTCCCACTTCTGGAGAGAATGAACGAGAAGTGTGATGGGAACGTATCAATCATTCAGATGGGTGATGTCTTTGATAATAAGTCATCTGTTGGGACACTTACAGGGAACAACGTCATCGATATCTTCTTAAAACTTGCGTCAAAGAACGACGTTTATGTTCTTGTTGGGAATCACGACACTGTCTATAAGGACATCCGTCACATAAACAATAACAAATCGATTTCCTTGATACCAAGAGTGAATGTCATCCCGAACATCACGAAGATCCTCACGGAATCTGGGACACCTGCTTTCCTCTTACCTAACTATGGGAACAAGGAACTGTTCAAGAAAGCGATCGATCTTTGTGATGACTCTTCCTACATCTTTGGTCATGACGAAATCTCTGGTTTCCATTATGAAGGTAAGGAGGTCTCCGAGATCCACTCTTTACCAATGTCAGAGTTTGAGCGGTTCAAGCATGTCTTCATGGGTCACATCCACAAACCACAAGAAGGTGCAAACATTACCTACGTTGGAAGCGCTTATCATACAAGAGTCAACGAATGGAGAAATGTTCCACAGATCGTGATTCTTGACACAGAAACTGGGAAGATTCAGAAGATCGAGAACAAGGTATCTTCAAGATACGTGAAAATAGACCTCTTCAAGTTCCTCGATATGAGGAGATCAGAAGCCTTGGAATTCGTCAGAGGCAACAAGGTCGTTATCCAATGTCCTAACGACACCATTATGAGATTCCAGACACCACGGATAACCCAGTCCGTTGAAGGTTATAAGAAGATCGACTACAAGCAGGTATTCGATAAAAATCAGAAGATTGATGGTGGCAGTGATTTGGAAGATGATGATGATAATCTACAAGACATCTCGAGCGTGGAACTATCATCCGACATCTTTAGTTATATCAATGACTATATCGAAAGCATCGATTCAGTTGTTATCCAAGGAACGTTGATCCCCTTGTCTGAGAAAGCAAAGTTGAAGATTTCGGAATCACTCAAGAAGATCTACGATTCAGTCTCTGAAAAGTCAAAGCCCGAAGATCAAGAATAAGCAATGAAAATTAAAAAGATAGAGTTTCAGAACATCTTCTCGTTTGGTAACAAGAAGATGGTCGTCGATTATGACAATCTTGGCGATGGTTCTCTCAACATGATCCTTGGGAAGAATGGTTGTGGGAAATCATCATTCATCAAGCTCCATAAGTTAGCTCTTTATTTCGATGCTGATGGTGTTACAATGGACAGCATCGCAAACGACATAAACGGCAACGGATTCCTCTCGATCGACATCGAATCAAAAGGAAACGATTGGAGGATCGAATCGGAATACACTCGTACAAAGCTGTCCACGATCCGTGTCTACAAGAACGGAATAGAACAAGACTGGGGGAAGATTCCAGACACCAAGAAGATGATAAAGTCGGAGGTTGTCGACATTCCTTATCACATCTTCTCCAACATCCTCAGTCTCTCTGTCAATGACTTCAAGTCATTCCTATCAATGTCTCCCAAGGATACGAGGAACATTCGTGATAGAATCTTCGGCTTCTATGTCTTGAATGACATGATGGAAAGTTTGAAACAGTCTCTGAAGTCTCAATCGGAAATCCATAAGACCAACCTTCTCTCGCTTCAATCTCTTGAAGAAACTCGTGATGATCTACGTGCAGAGATTGAAGAACTTGAAGCAAGTAGTGATTCTCGAGAGAAGATCGATGAACTCAATGGAAAAATCGAGGAGAAGAAAGCGGAAATCAAGGAAACCGACGAGACCATTTCTGACCTCGAGAACAAGCGTCATCGTCATCTCTCGTATGAGAACAAGAGGAAGAACGAGAAGCTCAAGGAAGATATACGACGATTATCGGAAGAGATATCGAAAATAAACGGAGATAAAGATTCGCTCGAATCAGAATCTGAAGAATCAAAGAAGAAGCTTTCGGAGGTATCTTCAAAGATCGCTTTACATTCTAAGCATAGAGAATATGCAAGGAAAGTGAAAGCAATGGAGGAAGCAGAAAAGTTACAGGGAGAAATCGATCGATTGAAGTCAGAGATTTCCACACATGAGGAGAGACTTTCCGAACTGATCTCCGAGAGATCTCTCTATCACGTAAAGCAGGATATCCGATCGAAGATTTCTGAATCGGAACATCTTCGTGAAACGATCGATTCCCTTGTAAAGGAAAAGGAAGATCTTGAGAAAGATAAGGATGATGCTGTGCAGAAGCGTGATGATGCTCAAAAGACAGTCGACGATATTTCTACGAAAATTGCAGATCTTCACGTTTCGTACAAATCTATAAAGAGAAAGAAGGAGACTTATGAATCTGGCCATTGCGATCAATGTGGATCAGAGTTCAAAGATCCTCAGTCTCTGTCGAAGATTAGTGAATTCGAGGATGAACTTGAAAGCATCGAATCTCACATCTCAGAACTTGAAGCGAGCAAATCAGAATACAGATCGATTGTTTCTGAGTATAACGAGAAGATCACGAACCTGACCTCGAGAATAAGGAAAATCGACACGGACATCGAAGATAACAAGATTGGTGTTGAAGACATCGATAAGGAAATCTCCACACTTCTTCTCCAGAACGATCTTTCCCAAGAGGATATTCTCGAATCTTCGGAAAATGTCGACTATGACACGCCAGTTGATGAACTCAAGTCGAAGATCTCTGAAAAGAAGTCTTTGAGAGATTCTCAGATTTCAAAAATGAACTACATCATTGATCAAGTCTCCTCTGTTGAAGATTCCGATGTGGAAATCCCTGAAGAATCTGAAGAAGAACTCACGAACGAAAAGTCTCATCTTGAATCCATAAGAGAAAAGTACAACGAGGACATTCGTCAGAAGATCGAGGAAATCTCTCATAAAAACCTCGCAATGGAGAATGCGAAGATGAGACTGATTGATGGAGACTTCGAGGAATTCACAGAATCAGACCTTCTTCCAGATTCCGAATTCTCTATGATTGATCAAAAGATCCGTGATTTTTCCAAGAAGATCGACACCTTGAAGTCAGAGATTTCTGAGATCAAGATCGAGATCTCCAAGATCAATGTTGCAGAAGAATCACAGATCGAAGCGAAGAAGTCTGTAATAAAGAAGTATGATGACAAACTTGAGGAAACTCGAGAGAATATCAAGCGTTGTTACAAATCGATCAGATTCTACAACGTTATGGAGAACATCATCTCTGACGATGGTGTGAAGTCTTATATTATCCGAAACGTAGTCCCTTACATCAACAAGTCAGTCAACGACATTCTCTCTAATCTTGAGATACCTCTCGTTGTCAGATTTGATGATAACTTCAAGCCTTCGATTTACAGATTTGGAAAGCAGGTTTCGACATCTTCGATCTCCACTGGACAGACAAAAATGATCGATTCTGCTATCATCTTCACAATTACGAAGTTCTTGATTTCGAAATGTGGTGGTATTAACATCGTGTTCTATGATGAGATCTTCTCGTCGCTCCACACATCTGCCGTTTCCCAGATGATGGAAATCATCCACCGTGAACTCAAGGCGGAGATGAAACTTCACGTGTTCCTTGTCAACCATTCTTTCATCTCATCATCGTTCTTCGATAACATCTTTGAACTTGAGATGGTTGACCACTTCTCACGTCTTCAGATCAGGTCTATTGATGAATACAACCAGAAGTAGAAGTTTTATTGTCCCAGATTCCTTTGATGATCTCGAAGATGAATCTGGGACAATAAAACTCAAAGTCGGATTCGACCTCGAGACCGAGGTTATAGAATCGAAGTCAATCGACAAAGAAATGGTTATCGACTTCGAGAAAAGTGTAAAACAAGAAGATGCTACTGAAAGTGTTATAAGAATAATAGAAACAAAGAAGAAGAATAGCAGTCCACTTTGGTAAAGATCTATCAATGGAGAAAGAAATAAACCTTGAAGAATTCTCACATTCTGTAAGATATCTTCTCACAAACGGCATACTTCAAGATACCTCGGAAATCTACGAGTATTCTTGTGGTAGAAAGGCGAAGGATGTCTCATCCATATCGAACGCTATCTCATCATTCTCCAAGTCGATGGTTTCTATTGTTGATCTTTCGAAGATAAGCAACAAGTTTTACAATTATAGACAAAAGCTCATCACAAGAAAGCAACTTATCCTTGATGATCAGTCTTTCATTGTTGCGGAAATGGCAAAAATGAAAAAGAAGGAGATGATCTCGTATAAGGTAGGTAGCAATGAAGACGGAATCCGACCTTCCAATGACACAGAACGAAGGATGATTCTCGATGGAAATCTGAGCGATATGCAACTCGTTATAGACACACTTGACAACCACATCCAGTTTATCACGGATTCCATAAAGAACTTGACTGATATGATCTACGGCTTCACGTATGTCATCCAGTTTGAAGAATACCGTAAAAACTACTAACTAATCATCAATAATGACAACTTTTAATAACAACTACAAATGAAGAAGTCAGGTTACACAAAAGCACGTAACAATTTCTACACGTGGTTAGGGAAAATGTTCTTCGATCTAATCTGTCTAAGCGTCATTCTCTACCTCGTGTTCTATGCAGTCGACAGTGATCCTTCGTCTGTGTATAGACTAAGGTTCATCGTCTCGGTAAGTGTCGTCGCAATGTTCTATGTTCATGCAATCACTTATAAGAACTTTCTCGACGCAAAGACGAAGTATGACTTCTATAAGTCTGTGATGAATGCCTACAAGTTCAACCTTGAGAACTATGAGGAAGTTATCGGTTGTATAAACCAACATCAATACAAATCCGAAGCATACAAAACAGACGTTGGAAGTCTGATGAACGCTCGGGATGAGGAAACGTTCTTCACTGTAGGTGAGAAGATCTACAAGAACATAGCAGATGGCGTTTACGAGGATGAGATCCAGTTCATCTATGAACTTCTCGAATCCACCTCTTATATCGTCAAGTACGTCGATGAAGATTTTTTAAAGAAGACTTTCTTGAAGGACAAACAACCTAAATAAACAGGTTCATAAATAACTGTTTATAGATCGTTGCGTATCTACAAATATAAGAAAGTAGGTACGCAACGATCTGTTTGAAGACAATGAAAGCAATACTTTCACAAGATAAAATGTGGATCGACCTTCATTATGAAAATGAGGGTGAGATGTTACAAGCAAACGATTACTTCCATAGGAAAGTAAAAAACTATCATTTCATGAAGAAGAAGTTCAAAGGATGGAATGGTATCGTGGCGTACATCTACAAAGGGAAACGGATAAGATCAACGATGTGGTCGAAGCTCATCGAAATGTGTGAGAAATATCACTTTTCGCTTGAGTTTGAGAACTTTGATGGTTTTATTCGTGAAGAGATCACTTATGAGTTTGTAGAAAAGTTCTGTAAAAAGCTCCTTGCTTGTCATCCAAAGATAAGACCATACGACTATCAGATTGACACTGTCTATAAGGCAATTCGGTCTCGTTTCAGTTGTGTCGAGGTGGCAACCAGTGGTGGTAAAACTTTGATTATGTACATGTACATGATGCTTCTTCGATACTTGAAAATCTCCAAGAACATCCTCATCATTGAACCCGATCCAGGTCTTGTTATTCAGTCTTATGATGAATGGCGAGATTACGCTTGTGGAAAATACAACCTCAATGTTGCGATGATTCACGGAGGTTCTAAAGATAAGCTCTCTGCAAACGATTTCCCTCACGCAATCGGAAACTTTGCATCATTGATAAACCTCCCCGACGAGTTCTTTGAGAAGTTCGACACTGTGATCTGTGACGAAGCGCACCGATCCGTTGCCACGACCATCAAGCAGATTCTTGCGAAATGTGGTGCAACAGAGAACCTTCTTGGGTGTTCGGGATCATTCTATAAAGGAAAAGGTGATGCCGATGAGTTTACCGTAGAAGAGAACTTCGGACCAGTTGTGAGAGTTATCAAGAAGACTGACCTTATCAACAGAGGTGCAGCGACTAACATAACAATCAGAATGATAAACGTCAAGTTCTGTAGTAGACCAGAACTGATCGCCTTATCATCAGAAAAGGACTATATCGAAGACGGTGAGAAGTCACTCAGATATGAACAACAGTTCATACGAAATCATAAGCGTCTTCTTGAATGGAAGTGTCAGTTCATATGCTCCTTGAAAGGTAACACCCTCGTCTACTTTAATGACAAAAAAGGAGGTTATGGTAGAAAGATCTACGAAAGACTTCAAGAGATCTCCTTCCAAAGAGGACTTTCCAAGAAAGTGTTCTATATCGATGGCGACATTTCTGCCACGGAGAGAGAAGTGATTAAAGACTACATGAGAAACGACACGGAAGGTCAATCGATTCTCGTGGCAAATTATTCAGTTTTCTCTACAGGTCAATCGATTAAAAACCTCGTAAATGTCGTCACTGGTGAAGCAATTAAGAGTGACATTCTTCTTAACCAGTCATCTGGTCGACTTTTGAGACTTTCTGATGGTAAGGAGATGTCATACTTTTACGATATAACAGAAGATACTACTGTAGTTCGTTCAAATCCGATGACTGGGCAAAAGGAAACAAAGAAGTGTTTCATGGTGAATTGGTCAAAGTCGAGACTTGAATACTACAGATCTGAAGATTTGATAGTAGAATCCTACAACGTTGATATAACAAAGGAAGGTTCTATGGAAATCAAAGAATCAGAGACTATCTTTTAATTAATAAACGAATGAAACAGAAAAAAACAATCTATCTCGTAGGTGCTGTAGTACTTTTGTTTGTGATTACAGTCATCTGTGTAAAAAGCTGTAATGGTGGTTCTGATAAATCTATCACTGACACTACCGCTCTTGAATCTACGGTTGTGGATTCGATCTCACAGGATTCATTAGAATCTGTGATCACGATCGAACAAGAGATCGAAGCTCCTTTGAAGGTCGATTCTTCGAAGTTCCCCGACTACGTTTATTCTTATGAATACATCGAAGTCTATGAAAAGTTCAAGCCACTACTTTCCGCTATAGCCCATGTTGAATCTCGTGGTATTCCAAACATGGTCTCCAAAAGTGGGAAGTACAAAGGTCTTCTTCAACAGTCTCGTATCAATGTTGATGACTGCAACCTGTCGACAGATTATGCTTTCAAGTACGAAGATCGACTTGATCCCAAGAAGGCAGTGCAGATGTTCCTCATCACTCAGAAGAAGTATAACAAGAAGATGTCTTATGAAATGGCTTGCAGAATCTGGTCACGTCACGATATCAGTGGAACAGACCCAGAAGCTGGTAGGTATTGGGAACGTGTAAAGAAAGAACTCGATAAGCACGATTATTCCCCACTTTGGGAGAAGTAAGAATCACTAAGAAGATAGAAAAGCGTTGGTGTCGGAGGTGTCAAAGAAGGCATCTCCGACACTCGTCTTTTTGAATATAAAGAAAAACAAGAGAATATGGCGAAGAAAGTTGTGGAGAACATGATGTGGTCTACAGAACGTGTAGAGAAGCTCATACAAGAGTTTAACGATAAGGGTGTACTTCCCAAGAAGAATCCGTTCTATAGTGGTGATGTTCGCTTGAGAAAACCACGTATTAATTTCTCATACACAGAGGATGAACTTCTCGAACTTGCAAAGGTTCAAGATTCTGTATTGTATTTCTCAGAAAATCTGGCCAAGGTTAAAACTGATGATGGCATCAAACATATCAAACTGAGACCATATCAGACAAGAATCATTCAACAGCTTCAGTATTACAGACACAACGTTATCCTTGCTTCACGTCAGATTGGGAAAAGTAAAGGCTGGGGATCTGTTATAAATGGACAAGAAGGTGACTTCAAGATTTCTGACCTCTTCCCTCGAACATTCATCAATAGACTAAGAACGAAGCTATATTCGACAATCTATGAATAAACGACTTCAAGGAAGGTACTTTCCTTGCACTCGAGAATCCTCGGTGTTGTTCTCATAGCTCCACAATATTCAGAGCGCAAGGAAAGTACCTCGTCTTAATCAAGAAACCTATCTGAAACTGATTGGGGTCATCTGATGAAAATATCAGATGACCCCAATCAATCTTTCTTGTTTCTCTTTCCTCTTTATGGAGAAACTTTACAAGTGCCACTAAGCACAGACTGTTCCATAGATTGAACGAGTGTTGATGCGCTTGGATCGATTGGCAGTTTCGTGCCTATTATCTGTGCAAGACCTTTCAAGAGAATCATCAGAGGTTCGCCATTCACCATTTTGTAAGAAGGATTCGCACCTGCCATGTACTCAGAACCATTATCGTGTATCTTCTGTGAGTTCACTGTAACGCTATTTTCCGAAGAGATGTTGATCTGGTTTTTGGAGACAATGTCGATATCGTCACCTCTTAGCTCTATAACTGCAGATCCTCCACGATGCGTGATTATTATCGACCCATCTGGCTTGATGTTGATGTTTGATTCATTGTAATCAATCATCATTCCCTTCTTTTTACTGTAGAAGATCTTCATCTTCTCATCAGTATCGAAAAGGAGCGAATGGAAGTTCTGAGGATCATTCTTGATCTCGTTTCTCAATTCCTCATCTAACCATTCAATAGAAAAGTATCGAGGATGATAAATGTCGTCTTTGAATACAACTCTTACGATGCTCCCCACTTTTGGTGCAGAATATGCGCCTGCACCACTTTTGCTCCCAAACGACAAGGAATCTATCGGATAAGCGTATGGAAGATCTTCATCTGGTATGCTTCCGAGATCTTTGGAATCGAACACACCAAAGACCCTAATCTTCACCCTGCCTGGGTCTTTATCTGTTCCCTCAAGCGAGACGATTTCTCCAAGATGACTGCATGACATCATCTCCTTGAGTTCTCCAAAAAGGTCTCTGTGGATTATTTCACTTCTATTAGACATTTTCCAATCTGTATTGTATTTCTCTGATGTCTTGAGGTCTTACAACATCAAGACCATAGTAGATCGCTTTCCTTTTGAATTCGTCTACTTCTTTTCTCACCTTTATATTTGTCGATATCACAACTACAACGTTGTCTTGGAATCTCGAGAATTCGTTCGTCTCTGTCATCGACCCATAATTCATCGATCGGATACCATAATTGAAGATTCTCGGGATTTCTTGGGTTGCTCTTTTTGGAAGGTACATGTAGAAGATCGTCTCTGCACCTTCATCTTCATAGTTTGGATTCTTCTCGATCTTGTAGCCATTGGTGATAATCGTCTGATTGCCATTGTCACCTCGGACTATAGCAGATGTTGACTTCTCGAGAATATGCTCCATAGAAATCTTTCCTTGGTAGTATCTCTCGACGATGTTTTTCACACCATAATACTTCTTCTGTGGAACATCTTGAAGTCTCATTCCACCTTTGATCACTTTCAAGCACAATGTGAAAAGTTCACGCTGTTTTGAGCTTGTGGTGAACTGTCGCCCATCTATTCTTGCCGAAGACATAAAGAATCGTTGTAAGTTGGTTTATTAACACTTCCTTTATGATTCTTATCGTATAACGAATGACAGTTTTTTAGTGTAGTTTATAACGATATCGATTATGCAAGTATCTCGCTCTTCGGTTTCCATGAAGCTAACTTCAACCTCAGTGTGGAACATGTCGTAATAAGTAGAATACTCTCTTATCTTTGTCATTATCTCACGTTCCAACGCCTTGTTATCGATGTTCGTTTCATAAACGAGTCTTTCAAGATCAAGTGGCATTCCAAAAGAACCCATAACTTCATGGGGTGAAGTGTTAAGGATCATGACAATTTCTTGGATGTATTTGTTGATATTGTCATTTATATCCATTTTTGTTGCACTTGGATCGATGTTGATATCTTTCATCTTTTTGTTTTATCTACAGCCTTTATTTAAAGATATACGTCGGGAAAAGATATCGTAAATAACGAAATCGCTGACGGAAGATGCTTTCTAACCCAGTTTTTAACAGATTTCACTTATACTTTTCGAGACAATTTCTCATACCTTCTGTGAGGAAGAAGTTTCAGAGATGGTTTGATCGTCAGACACCAGTCTTTGATTCTATGATTGCATATGTCAATGATTCGATTTATGGTGTTGATATTCCTCAAATGTCTACTCAGATAATGGATCAGACATCCCGAGACGGATCGAAGAGACATTATGCAGGTTCTCTGTCTGCTACATCTTCAATCAAAAAGTCTATAACTGTTAGTTTTAAGATAAGGAACAACTTCTTCACGTACTTTCTCATGAGGTCGATGTTCGTCGAGTTCATAGATCGTCGTGACAAGAACACCGACTTCATGCTCCCCCACATCACGCTCGACATTATCGACAACTACGGCTATGTGATCTTCACCCAGCATTACAAAGGTGTCGTCTTTGAGAGCATATCTTCGATTTCCTTGAAGAAAAATGAGAATGGCTTCGGTTACAGAGAGTTCACCTGCACTTTCAGATACAACTCAATCGAAGAAGTCTCACCTCTGGAAGAAATGACCCCCATAAAACTTTCGTCTGAAAATGTCTATTAAAATCGCCAATAAGCCTTATTATGTGACATGTTCACAATCTTACACACTTGGTAAAAATCAACCTTATCAAGTGAACAAGTTTATAGATGGGAAGAAATCAACAAAGATAGTCGAAAAGTTTAAAAGTAAGAAGGAAGCAGACAAATATCGTGAAAAGTTCAACGACAAATGGATCGTTACGTTCTGTACGACAGATGGTGAAGAACTTGAAGATATCGAAATATTCTCGACAAAGCAAGATGCCGAGAAGTTCTTCGGGGACAACATACTCTCCAACAAGGAGCATATCAAGAATGAGGAGGAAGAGGAAGATGATCGTCTGATCCACATGCTTGAAACCTCGCTGATGGACGGTTATCTTCCGTCGACAATTCTTGGTGACGATGCTTCAGATGAGGAACGTGAAAGACTTCAAAGACTTCAAGAAGCAGAATTGGCAGATGGTGAGTATGATGAAAACACGACGATGGCACTCTCGAGAGCCAATGATCTATTGAGATCTGTCGCTGAACTCTACCTTGATAAGGGAACGATCGAGAAGCACAAGTTCATCCTCAACAAACTCGCTTTTGAACAGCAATCGATCTCATCGATCACTCTCCAGATTGTCATATCTAACAGACTTCTCAAGAAGATCTACAAAGAGATAGTGAAGAATCCTTCACCGAAGAATATCGATTCACTGGTGAAACTACAGAAGATGATCCTTGACCTTTCGAAGTATCAACGTGAATACATCGATTCGGTACAGTCATCCTTCAAGAACTTGAAGAAAGATAGTGAAGATGAGATTTTTGCACAAGATGAGGTGATGGATGTTGATGTTGTTGATGTCACCCACGAAGATGGATCACTTTCGACGAACTCAAGAGCAGAACTCATCAAGAAGCTTGCCGAATTCCGATCTGCATCTTCTGATATGAAGATTCCAAAATCACCGAATACGAAACTCGTAACCGATGATCCACTCGTGGAAACGGAAGCCAAGATCTACGTTCCAAATGCTGATCCTTCTGATGGTGTGGATTCACTCACAGAAGCCGAAGATGATGGACTTTCCTCATCTCTCAATTATTAACAGTCAGTTGATATGAAGAAAAAGCAAGTTAGAAAAACAACGAAGAATTCCCCTGCAAAATCTGTGAAAGATGGGAAGTCTATAATAAAGACTGGTGTTAATCCAAATGTGAAAAATGGGGAGAAGTCATCAGATAGTGAAGCTATAAACTCTGCCGACCCAGATGCTCACATGATCGACGAGGTCACGGTATCTGCACCAGCAGGTCTTGAGAGGAATAGTCAGCTTGTCTATGCCGAGCACGATTCCGATGATGATAATGCTGAAGCTGATGAATATTTCACTGGTGGTGTCCAATCCAAAGGTGTTCCGTCAATCTTCAATGACTATTCAATAATGATTCACCCTCTTGCTTCTGGCGCACGTGACTTCCTCGATCGAAAAGGTGATCGAGGAATCTTTGGTCATAAGAAGAATGCTGGTGAACCTACAATTGAACAACTTCTCATCGATTTCAAGGTCAATAACAAGGAGGAAATCACTCAGATGCCTTACTATGCCAACGACTTCCTTTATTGTAAGTGGTATCGCATGCTCCCATTGAACAGACTTATCACACTTCGTCGTTATCCTTATCCGACTTACGACAACCTTGAGTTCTCTGAAAGAAAGAACATAAGACCAGTTGCACAAGCCGTGACTTACTTTGGAGAACCGACAGATAACAACCTCTCGGATATCTTGAAGATTAATGGTAAGATCAATTGGAAGGCGGTTTCTTCTCAGATATGGGATGCTCAAGCACAATCACAGCCAGGTCTTGAAGAATCTGCAAAGGTCAACAGGATCGGTCAACTTGGAAGACTGTCTGGAACTGGTCGAGTTGCAGGTGCTCTCAATGCGACATCAAAGACTGCCAATAACCTCACATCAACGGTGAATAACAACTACGTCGGTATTGGGAAGTACCTCTCTGCAATAACTGGTAAAGGTGACATCACAGGTCGTCAAAATGCTAGTATAAGTGCAGCTCGTGCATCGATGGACTTTAGTTACACCCACAAGGTCTACGGACCAGTCAACGTTGTCAAGGACACTATGACACGTGACACTGGGATTGGTGGCGAGTTCAAGTTCACTCTTGTCTTTGATTATCAACTCAAGTCCTATTCGAACATGAATCCAAAGCTTGTCATGTTAGACCTTATCAACAACCTCCTTGCCCTCACTTTCTTCCATGCGAAATGGTGGGGTGGTGCAAACAGATTTATGCCAGCTACTCAGAAGCAGTTCGGATTCCTCGGTGATGCCAGCAAGTTCTACAGCGGTGACTATGGTGGTTACTTTGGTAGCATTATGGATCAGTTCAAGAGTGCATTTAGCGTTGTGGGTGATGCTTTCAAACAGCTTATGGGTGGTATACTTTCGGGCGACCTCAACGCAATCAAAGGTGTTCTTGGTAAGGGTTTCGGAACGATTATGGATATGCGAAGTGCACAATCTCGCCCACAATCAGTGGCTGTTCATTCATTGGTAAGTGGTGCACCAGTTGGCGAGTATCACATGGTCATTGGCAATCCTTACAATCCGATAGCTTCTGTTGGCAATCTCATAATGGAATCGTTTGATATCACATTCCCCGATGGAACTCTTGGATTCGATGACTTCCCTGATACTCTCCGTTTACGTGTGAATATGAAGAAAGCTCGTGCGCTTGATTCTGGGGACTGGCAGTCTATGCTTGCTCTTGGTTATGGTCGTACTTATGTTCCCGAAAAAGGAATCATCAACAAAGATGGTAGTAAGCCAGTTATTGATATGTCAAAGAGAAAGAAGACAAGAGCAAAGACAGCTCAAGAAGCAGGTATCGAATACTAACAGTCGTCGACTTTATCCTAATACCACTAACAAGAGAGCCACATCTGGAAGTGTCCCAGATGTGGCTCTCTTGCTTTTTCTTATGCTTTCCGCTATGAAACTATTCTTCGATATCTTCAAGCGCAAGGAAAGTACCTCTCTTTAAGTCGTAATATTCAAGACATCGATCACATTTTCTACATCGTTCTCTATTATGACAAAATAGAGCTTTCGATTTGCGTTTTTGAGAATTGTCACCGACGTGTTTTCTTCCATAATGAACATGTACTCACGAGCCGACAACTCTTCGCTTACCACGTTTTTCATGTAGTGCTTCTGTCCATAGTCATCAACATAGACGAGGAAAGCACGATTATTATTGTTCTGTGATTCCACGCCTTTCAAGTTGATCCTGTAGGTCGATCTAAATGGTGTGACGTGAATGTCCTTCTTATCGGTTGTGATATCGGTAACGTTTACGTACTTTGTGATATACTTCGTCTTTATAACATCGTTTGACACCTCACGTATGTTCTTATCTGAAGATCTCGCAATTTTCTGCACAACTCTTATGTTCTGAATTGGTGCTTGAAGTTTTATCAGCTTTCCTTGGAAACTTTGTATGTCTCTCGTGCTTATTGACGCTTCAACACTCATGCCGTTTGCATTGTAAGCATTCATCAAGGTCATTCTATAATCAATGCTGACCGAGATCACACCCTTGTTCTCTATCACTGGTCTGAACTTGAAGATCTTGTCAAAGTCAGTGTTCTGTACAGTCACCCACGTGTCCTGCTCAATGAAAGAGTTACCAACCTGTTCAACAACTCTTATCTCGTGCTGTACAAAGTAAGAGTTCTTTGACATCGAGTTCAATCTGTACATGAAGTCCTCGAAACTCATACCTTCGAAACTACCCGAGAACTCGATGCAAGTCTTGTCTTCAGAAAATCTTAGATCTGCGCTTAACGATTTGTACTCGTTCCCAATAGGAAAAGATGACCTGTGTTTGTTGTATGTTTGGAATACCTTGAATCCGTTCTCTACGTGAAGATTTCGGATTTCGTAAGTCTCAACATGCAGAACACTGTCAATGACCATATCTTGACCGAACACTCTCTTTACCATCTCTTCATCTGTACGAGAATATTCGAGAATATCATCAATGCTTATTATGTCGAACTCGATGTATCTGTCAAATACCGATTCCGTGATTCTCTTTGGTGATCTTGCGTATGTCACATCTCCGATACGTGGCGAGAAGATGACAATATCGGCAAGATTGAAAACTTTCTCGGTATCTCTGATGAAAAGGTTTATTCCTAAACCTTCTATGTTCTGCAAGTTGTATCCACAAAGAAGATGAAGACGAACCTTGTTGTACTTCATCTTATCATAGAACCGAAGGTCACATTTTTCATCTTTGAAAAGCGTGCTCACATCCGAAAGTTTCCCACCTTCTTCACTGACCGCCATTATGTCATATCTGTCCGTGATGAGGTGCACTTTGTCGATACTGTTCCCAGTTCCCTTTTCGTTATAAAGAGTACACGTGCCGTCGTAATCCGAAGTTATTCTACGAAGTCGAACATCGGTATCGTGCTTTTCTGATGCACTTGCAACGAATTCAAGTAGAAGTTCTGTACTTATTCGTATGTATCGTGAATTCATTATCCTTTGAGATTTCGTTATTTACCTTTTCTCGAAAATCAAAAGCCCCGACGAGAACGATCTCGTCGGGGCTTTCTACTTAACCCGTAAACATTTATGAATTCTAATCCACGTAGATCTCGAACCCATGTTTCTTATAAAAGTCGAAGTGTCTGGTTTTCCCACATTGGGTGACAATGTTGAACGTTCGCTCAAGATTTCTCTTATTATCTGGGAAAATCCGATGATAATCGTTATATGTCATCTTGAACGCATATGAGACATCTTCGAAGATATCTTTAATGTCATCATTGTCTCGGATCTTCTCTGTGAACTCTTCGTATGAACAAACCTGTCCCAATGAGTTCACAACACCACTTTCTGTGAATCTTATATTACCTTGTAAAACAAACTCTTCTTCCATTTCTTGTGCAAATTATCGATGCTCTCATCTTTTTTATATCTTCTGCCATATCTTCTGCACTTCCATAGATTCCACTCAATGAATAGACCCAGATCCCTTCATCAGTTTTCTTGAAGTCAACATCTGCAGTTCCACATCCACCAGAATAGTAGTCTTCTATTGTCTTACAAAGCTTGCGATTCCCTGCGGTCATCGTTTTCCCTGCAGAAAAATAGAACGAACAAATCTCTCGAGCAGATTCGAGAAGATCGATATTCTCCGCAACGTATGCTGATGCTGTCTGCTTCTTGAAACCGATATGCCGAAGTTCGTCGATGAATGGTTGTATTGGCTCATCAACGGTCACTTTCACACAACCGTTCTCAACTTCTACTTTTGTTAAAGCTCCAAAAACTTCCATATTATAAGAATAATAAAAGTATGATCTACGTCTCGATAGACTTTTCTCTTAATAGCACTGGTGTGACGTTCTACAAAGATGGAGAATATCACTTCATGAGCTATATCAACTTCGATAAATCATCGAAGAAAACCAAGGAAATCATAGACAAACTTTCTGAATCGTCTAACTTTTCCTACCATTCTTATTATCGTTCCCCAGTTACGTCTCCAAACCTCCGAGAAGACGGTCTCTATGGTTGGGAAAGAGAACATGTCGAAAACTGCATCTATTATGGAGAAGATCTCTGTCAGAAGATTTCCAGAACTCTCCTCGAGCTTTATGGTGAGTATAATCGGGAATCCGTGGCTTGTATCATAGAAAACTACTCATACTCATCACAATCTTCCACCTTGATCCAAATGGTGGAAAACACATTCTCCCTCAAAAGATCACTTATCGAGCGTGTTTGTAATCTTGAGAACTTTTACATAATCCCTGCACCAAAGGTGAAAGCGTTCGTGGGTAAAGGTTCATTTGACAAATATGACATGCTTAAAGCGTTTATCAATAACGGAAGTGTAAATGCTTTCCATAAGTGCATCTCTGAGAATGAAAATGAGTTCATAAAAAAACGTATAAAGAAAGGGAAGGAATTCAACGAGGTCTTATGCCCTGTGCAGGACATCATCGACTCGTATTGGATGTTAGAATACTTTTTAAAACAAGAAAATATCAACTAACTAATTAGTAAATGAGTACTACGAAGGTAATCCAAGTCGATGTTGTCGAGATATCGAGCATCATCTCAGAACTTGAGTTCGTACAGAAGATCCCATCAATTCATCTTGCTGTGTTCTCAAACAAGAATCTTCAGAAGCTACAAGAGATAATCTCCAATATTCGAAATGGCTACAATGAAGCGATGCAGAATGTCGAGAAGCACGAAGAATACAGGGCAAAGCTAAGAGAGCTTGGTGTCAAGTACGGCATTCTCGATGAAAATGGAGAATCAAGAGTTGTGGACGGAAAGCTTGACATTTCCGACGAAGACACCAAGAAGTTCGAGGAAGAAAAGAACAAAGTCGATGAAGAGTTCTCGGAAACCATAAAGAAGATCAACGAGATCAACAATGAATATGAGGAAATCATCTCATCAAAGATGAATGTTGAGGTGGATGTTGCAAGTATTCAACACTTCCCCCAAGAAATTACTGGTGAAAGCATCAAGAACATCGTAATGTTTGGTCTTATTGAATAATCAAGATCGTTTCGTAAACTGGAAGTGGGGGATGTCTCGGGTATTCGGGACACCCCACAAAACCTTTTTAAATAAACGAAATTGACCACAAATGGATATTCAAATACTCAGAACATTAGTCCAAGAGTTTGGTTTGTCGATCGCCATTTCCGTTATATTCGTCACTATTGCTGTTAAATTCATCAAAAATACGATCGATCAGAATAACAAACTCATGAAAATGATACTCGAAGATCATCGCAAGAAAGATCAGATCGAAGTATCAGAAAAACACAAAGAATCCATAAATCTAAGACTTGAGATTAACAAAAGAATATCAAGACTGATTGATGATTTCCGTCGTGACCATGAAGCCGATCGTGTTTACATCTTCGAATATCACAATGGTGAATCAAACTTAAATGGTCTTGCTTTCGCAAAAATGTCTGAGACTTATGAAACTTCAAAACCTGGGTTCACATCTCACAAGACTGCAATGCAGGGTATTCCAACTGGGATGATGATCAATCTCAATCAAGAGGTTCTTATCAATGAACAGGTTTGTGTAAGATCCGTTGCAGATTTTCGTAGGGATAATCAAGACCAATCTCTCTTGAATATCACAAAGTATGATACGAAGTCGCTTTATATTAAGCTTATAAAGAACTCTAAAGATTATCCAATCGGCTTTATTGGTGTTGACTTTGTAAAAGAGGAGATGAGTGAAGAGAAAGAGTTTGATCTTATGGATGAACTTGAAGCACTCTCTTATAAGATCTCATCACTTCTTGAAATTGAAGATTCTAAGAAATTAAACGAATAAATCAACTCATAAATCAATGAACAACAACAAGGAAAAGATCGCCTATTACAGAAATCTGGCCATAGCACTTAGAACTATTGGTTTGCAGGTAACACAAGAAGATGCTGTTCTCATTTCGAACATTGTGATGCTCATAAACGAGAACAAAGATGCGAAGGTCTCAGATCTCTATGATGTGGCGGAACAATCAAAGAAAGAAATAGAAGAAATGCAAAAGATCGGCTGAAAAAGATAACCGATCGACACTTATTGGGCGATATCAACCATAAACTTGGAAGATATCGCCCAATAAGTATTAGTGCTATTCGTCTACCAACGAGTTAATCAAAGAAGTCCATAAAATCACCAGTTCTCTTATCTTGTAGTTCTTGTAGAACATCCTTTACCAGTTCCTTTCCTTCACTTTTTATTGATGCGTGGTCGATCTTATAACCAGCGATCAATTTCTGATCAGTGAATCCAAAGATCGATGCGATCGACACCTTACATTGTCCACAAACATATCTGAAGAAAAGCTCATGTTCAAACATTGCTTCATCGGGGACTTTCACTGAAACGTGAGCAACACAGCTTGCTTTTGGATCTACACCAATGACAGTGAGCATGTTTGATATTGATGAATAGTCGTACTGTACGTCACTTATACAGAACTTTTCGATCTGTTGATAAAAGTATGATGATGCGATTGCCGTGAGATATGCTTCTGAATCGCCATTTATCGCCATTCTTAAGTTATAATTCGTCCCTCTGAAATCTCCTCCCATCAGATAAGAATTCCCCATAAAGCTGTTCTGACGAGTTTGACGGAATCTCATCACGGCATGAACATTCTTTGGGAAAGCAATCTGTCTCTTTAATCTGAACAAATCAGTGTTAAATGCGCTTGGGGAAACTACCAAATACTGGTATTCATGAGAATCATCATCGTGATCATAGAAATAGGCGAGCGATTTGTCTATGATCTGGTTGATCCTCGTTATGCTTGGACTTGCTGGGATAACACCACCCTCTGTGAGTTCATCAGTTACGTGCTTTATAAACGCTTCTCTTGTCATCGTTTTTTTCGTTTATGTACCTTCCGAACATATGACAGAGTATGACACGAGTGACATGACAAGACATGACAGCGTATATGACAAAGATGACAGAATGTGACAACTTTGTCATGACAGTGATAATTTGGCACGATCTTTGTTATAATTGTTATGAAAGATCACTCAGATCAATCAATCAGAATCAAATCAGTTCAACTAAACCCAACAACAATCATGGCAACTCAGATCCTCAACCTCAAGTCCTGCTCCGCACTTCTCGTTCATAACTCATGCACTAAGCGTGGACAAATCCACTCAATCTACAAGCACGGAGGGAAGTTCCTCGTAGATGAGAACGAAAATCACATCGACGGAGATGACTACGAACAGTTCATAGCTTTCACAGATAGTCTTATCTCGTTCAAGCCACGTCAATCAAACGATATCTATAACGGTCATCAATCCGTAATGACTGTAGAACAGATGGAAGTCGTCTGTGAAATCCTCAACTTCATCGATATGGAAGATGTCGAAGACATAGAAAGCATCGAACTGAAGATCAATGTTGATGAAGATGGAAACATTTCCCTTGCAGGTGGTGATGATACCGAAGACAAGGAACAGCAAGAGAAGATAACCCTTGTCAACGAGAAGGTGTCTCGTAGTCGTCGTCGCAAGATGCTCAAGACCAACAGCATCAAGTATGGTCTTGCAAGCTATGAATTCGTCGAGGAACTCACGGAATCCAACGAACCTTGTCTCCAGTTCCTCACCGAGAATGAGTGGATCGTTTACAAGGCAATAGTCAGAGCAATGGAACAGCAAATGCGTGATGTCATCCGTGCATCTGACGTTGTCCAAGGTGATCACGCTATCGCTGGGACTATTTCCACCCTAAATATGAAGGGATTCGTTCGCTGTCGTGTTGGGGGTGATAAGCATGGGAAAGGGTTCATCTCTGCAGTGACAACGAAGAACTATAACGATTTTGATCTTAATCGATGAGGAAATTCTTAGCATCTCTACTTCTCTACATTTTAGAATCTTCAGAAAGGGTTCTGAAGTTCAGAAATGTCTCCAAAGATGAAACTTTGGAGACATTTCTCGTTTCTTCCAATTTCCGTGTTCTCTCACACGAATGTAAAAATGATAAATCGGGATGTATAAACAGCAGACTTCATCCCCATAACACAAGACAACTTCAGAAAGTTCATAGATGCCAGATGGAGTATCTTTATGAACTCTGGTTTGAAGATGGTAAAAAGACTGTAGTCTCGAAAGATCACCCATTAATCACGGAGACTTATGGCGTGTTCTCTCTTGAGAAGTTTGGGATATCTTCATGTTTGTCTTTCTTCAGAAGGAAGATTGATGTTTCTCACAGGCACATTTACATTATCAATATCGATGGAAGTGTTTCAAAGCTCATAAGTGTGGAACGTTCCTACTTCCCACAGATGACTTATGATGTCTCGGTGTCATGTGACAGGCTTTATTTCTCTGATGGACTTCTTAATCACAATTGTGTGACTTCCGACACAAAGGTGGAAGTAAAGATAAAAGACGAAGACGAGCATGGATCAGTGTCAATCTTTGAACTTTTCTATAGAAATAAGAGGACGAAGACATTTCTCGATCGTTTGATATACTTTCTGTTCCGTCAGAAACAAAAGTTTAAATAACGAAATATTCTCGAGAACATGTCTTATACACCTCTTCTTCCACTTCTGAAAAGGGGAACATTCATAACTTTCAAATCGTCTGGTGAAGATGTAAAGACGATTTCATCTGGGAATGATGCGAACGGATTCCGATTTTCAAAGTTTGCACTTCTCAATCTTCCTCCTATCGTTGCGTCTAAAACAAACACCTCTCAGAGAAATACGCTTGATGCACGAAGAATAGAAGGTTTCTACACCTCGGATTATAGTCAGAAGACGCTCCTTATCCATGACCGTGCAAGGAAGATACTCTCGGAATCTTTCCAAAACTACATCCTCAATATGGAAAGCATTCTCCTTGAATCCGACACTTATGATAGAGCAACTCTTCGAAATGCATCAGAGAGAATCTTCTTTAAGTGGCTCAAGGAAACTGGAGCGATCCGCTTTGAGGAACAGCCCGAGGTGTCACAGTTCAAGGTGGATAAAGACAAACGCTTCATCGAGGAAAAATCTGAAATATACGACAAAGTTGTTCAATATATCGGTGATATTGACATTTCTGTAAGAGAGAATATCGTCGACGGTGATTCTTATTCAGAAGCTTACATCAACATTCCTTCTGACCACGGTTCTACACCAGAGGTCATGTTCAGATCAATATCTGATAAGAACTACAATGAACAGACTGTAGTAAGACACCGTGTACAATCTGAACTGATAAATGGTAGAAGTTCGAGGTATATCACTGACATGGGACTTTCTGTGGAAGCGGTTTATGATTGTGACACACAACCAGGCACACTCACCTATTCCCAACAGTGGATGCAAGAGAAGTCGACGTTGTATCCAAATGGTTACTATACCGATAAGGAATTCGGAAATGCCACAAATGTAGAAATCACGAGATCATACGCAGATGGTTCTGATCCAGTAACTTTTGTTCGTTCATCGCTTGACGGTATTTCGATCGACTTTGAGGTGTCATCTTATAAACAGATCGAAGAATACAACAAGACACATTCTGATAGAATATCCACGCTTGGTGATTTCAATACGAAGTCTGGTGCACGAAGTTTTGATTTCAACTGCATCCTTGTCTACTATGATGTTGAAGATTCATCTGGAGAAACAGTGACTAATCTTTATGGTGTTCTGTTCCTTGGTGACGTAGTCCCATACAACACGGAATCTGCTGTTCTCTCGACAGTAAGAAAAATAAGACATGATAACGTCACATATCAGCAGGGAAATTCACTGTCATACAAACTGAACTTCAAGACTGATTTCCACTATGGTGACGCAGTCTCTCATCATTCTGTAAATGATGATTCTTCAAGAATAATGGCGACAATGATGCAAATCATCGACAGATACAACGTATTGTCTTCCAAGTTTGATGAAGCACTCGTTCTGAATAGGAAGCTCATAGAACATATTAAAAAAACCGATAGAAAACTCGAAGATGGAAGAAAAATCAATGATTAATCCAGTACCAGTAGAATATGCCTCGTTCGATGCAAAGATTCTGAATGTCACCTTGCAAAAGATCTACTCTTGTATTCAAGATATGAACGTGGAGGATGAGTTGACTGTCGACGCATATGAGCTTGAACAGCTTGAAAAATCTCATCGACTTCTGTGGAATCTGGCACAGGTCATGTCACAATTCTCAAATGAGAACAAGGTAAACGAGCTTATAAAGGTTTGTGATAATCACATCCTCGATCTCGATAATATGCTCGAAACCGAACAATCAGTAGACGTTATCGAAACTATCAAGAAGAACAAGAAGTCTTGGGAAAGACAGAAATCTCATGTAGAAGCTGTGAAATCGCTGTTCAAGTATTAAGCAAGATACTAACAACTTCTATTCATAACACAATCTTTAATCTATGATGACCTCAAGAGAACCTCTCTCTTGAGGTCATCGCTTATTTTCCCTATTTTCACCACACAGAATAGATCAGAGCGCAAGGAAAGTACCTTTCTGTGATAAGGAAAGTGCTCTTCTGTGATAAGAATCATACAAACATTGAAAAAGACCTCTTAAAATATGAACATTGACGACATCTGCTCACTCGATCTCGATCTTTTGAGAGAATGGTTACGTGAGAGAAACGATGAATATCGCTCTGGATTTCCCACTGTCTCTGATGAAGACTATGACAAGGTGTACAATCACTATTCTCTGGCGACGTGTACGAGACTTTTCGATGGTCGTGTTTCTCACGAACGTGTAGAAAACTCAATCCCAATGTACGGTCTCGAGAAGATAAAGACGATCGAGGAATTCCGAGAATGGGTATCTAAAAATAACCTCCAGTCTCAGAAGTTCATCATCACACCAAAGTATGATGGTGTGTCTTGTGGGGTGAAAATGTCAGAAGACGGAAGCGTTACGGCACTCGTGAAAGGTCGTGAGAATATGAGCTTTTCCATTTCTCACCATTTCTCACTTATAGAACCACTCTTCAAAGATGATGAAGAAATAGTCGGTGAACTCATCATCCCACAGAGCGTATTCTCGGAAAAGTACTCTTCGGAATACAAGAATGTGAGGAACATGGTCGCAGGAAAGCTCAATCCACGATCAAGATCTTCGGCAGAACTTCGAGACTTTGTCTTTATGAAGTACACTAGTTATGCTGGTTCTTACAAGACGAAACAGGAGATGATCGACAGGTTGAACACTCTCAACAAGATGCCTGTTCGGTACATTCTCGTAGATTTTCAAGACATAACCGAAGAGTTCCTATCAAAGACATACCAAGAGTTCATCCAAGAGTTTGAAATCGATGGTCTTGTGATTGATGTCAATGATCTCTCTGTTGCAGATTCTCTTGGTCGCAACTCTATCGGAAATCCAAAGTTCTCGGTTGCTTACAAGGGGTCGTTTGGTGATACAAAGAAAGTGACTATCAGATCCTTGAATTGGTTCATCGGGAAAGATGGGACATTCAACCCAACGATCACCACCGATAAAGTCCTCATTGATGGTGCTATGTGTGGTAACAACATCTACGTCGACAATGCGAGTTATGTCCGTGATAACGGACTAAGATTGGGGCAAGAGATTTTTATTAAGAGATCAGGGAAGGTGATCCCCAGAATCCATTCTATTCCAAAAATTGAGAGGTGGAAGTCTTATGGAGAAATGGTCACAGAAGGTCATCTCTTCCGAGAATGTCCTCATTGTACAAGTCCGATTGTTCTTGATGATTCTCTCGTGGATGTTTATTGTCCAAATGAAAGATGCGCTGGGAGAAACTTGCAAGAGTTCATCTTCTTCTTCAAGGTGCTTGGTGTTGAAGGAATGTCTGATGTGACATATGAGAAGATCTTCGACAAGAGTTCTTCGTACATTGACGAAATAGTTCGAGTTATCAGAGATCGTGATTCTGTATTCGCAGAGTTTGGAGATAAACGTTCTTCCAACATTGTCCGTTCACTTGAGAAGTGCATATCCGAAGTCACCATTTCTCGTCTTATGCACGCATCGAATATGTTCCAAAGTCTTGGATCAGTCAAACTTCAATGGATAGTCGATGAGTATTCTCTCACGTGGGAAAACTTGGAAGATTTCTGTCCCTCACGTTCTGATATTCTCAAAATCAACGGATTCGGAGATATTCAAGCAGGTATCTTCGTGGAGAACTATAAGAAGTTCATCGATTTCTATAAGTCCTTATCCTCGGTGCTCACCTTCAAGACAAAGGTGGAAACCACAGAATCCGACATTTATCAAGGGAGAGTTTTCTGTTTCACTGGTTTCAGAAACAAGGCAATGGAAGATACCATTCATAAAAATGGTGGGAAAGTGTCTGCAACATATACAAAGGCAGTTACTGATCTTGTCATCAAGGAGAAAGGTAGTGGTTCATCGAAGGAGCAGAAAGCGACGAGTGCAGGGATTAGGATTTATAGCGAATCAGAGTTTAGAGAGCTGTTGGGAATGGAAACGATCATCGAAGAGCAACAGAAATCTTTTATAGATCCTTCAAAAGCACTCTTCTAACCACCTTCCAACATTAATGAGAGAGCCGACAGATCTTTTTCTATCGGCTCTCTCGACATATTTGTAAATAACGAAACTTTGTCCGAAATATGTCTAAAAGATCATCAGCAATTGTTAGAACAAACCCATTATTAACTGGCAATATCAAGTTTGTAGTGAAATCAGACGGAGATTTCCAGATTTCAACGATACCAGTTAATGATACCTTGTCGAGCATAGCTTATACGAAACCACTTAGTGTATCATCAGCACCTTTTGATGATATCTCGAAAGTTTTCGCTGATGTTCCCAAGAACATATTCTACGAATCCCCCACGAAACCCGATGGTTATGTCTATGAGAAATATGCGGACATGGTTGATCAGACCTATCTTTACAAAGTTCAGAGATGTACGTCGATGCTTTATGATGAGGAATTTTCTATTTTTGCCCCACTTTACATTGGTGAAAAACTTCCGAAGTACTTCATCATCTACAAGTCAGATGGAAAGAAGGACAGACTTCGTGACTGCGAGATTTTGAAGATAATCGATCTTCATAAGTCCCCAATAGGCAAGTACTTCGAGAAACTCACCGACTTCCCACTTTTCCGAAATTCCCATGTACAATGTGACTTCATACAAAAGCACGTCACTTACACTGGGATATCCGTGGATAAATCATCAATCGTTCAAGTATCAGAATCGATCGATGACTTCGTCGGTGGATCTCAAAGTGTCTATGAGTTTGATAAATGGATCACTGAAGGTTATAAGAGACATTCGCTTGTATCCCACAAACTCTTCAACTTCGAGTTCTTGTTTGATGATCCTTCCACGGAGATCAGATATGAGAATTACTTCGGTCTCTATGCTGATGACATAAACCTCACGACTTATCTTTATTCAGACATAAATGATGTCGTGATACAGAATGTGCAAGACAACTTCAAAGATGTCGACCTTTGTCTTATGAAGACTGATGATACAGTTGTCGATATAAAGAACTTTAAGAAGAAAGATTTCCAACAATACACAACAACGAATATCTTCAACATACGTTTGCAGGGAGATCAAGAGCAAGAACCTGCTTACAATGAGATCATCTACGACGCTTCACGTAAGCCGATGATCAACACGTCGATAAAGATCTTCATTGATGGCAAAGAATCAGAAACGATATTTTCCAACACCCTCTCGAATCTTGAGCAAGGCGACTATGGTTATGAGAAATGGTCACGTGATGGGTGGTTCTTGACATATTACAACCCATTCGGATCTGAAGAAGAAGTCCTTCGAAGAATTGCGTCGTGTCTTGAATGGGTCGTTGATGCTCTCCGTTTGTATGGTGTGAAAGTCTTCGTCGATAATGATAACGAAAGAATAATCATCGAAAACTCAACAAGACCTTCTATTGAGTTCGAGATAACCTCTGCCGATGGAACACTTTCGCTCTTGTATGAGAAATTCTCAAGAAGTGATAACAACTTCATGATGTCCCATTCTAATGCTCTCAACTGTGTAGGCAAGTACGTGAAGAATGGTAGTCACTTTGAACGCATTAAGCATATCAAGAAGAGACGACATGTTGATATGTTCGACATAATCTCGGACACACCGATCTATCAGACAAAGAACGTCATACAGGTCTATGATCAGACTGAGTTCACCTTGTCTGTAGTGAACTTCATCGACATTTGTGACTTCGACTTTATGCTCAAGACCAAGACCAAGAGAAACGACATACTCATTGAACTCGGACAATACACTCTCGAAGAGCAGAAAACAGATCCCGATTTGTCAAAGTTCCTCGGTTATGATGTCGTATCGATTGATGAGAAGAGACCTCTTGTTTCTCTGCAATCTGTCTGTAAGTGGGTTTCGGAATTTAAAGATGTCCGTCTGGATGAGTATCGTTTGAACGTATCGGAAGAGTTTGGTTCGGATAACTTCTCACCATCATTCAACATTTCTTATCCTAATCCAAAGTACTACACACACGAGTTTTTCCCAATTTCGAGACATCCACTCGTAGAGGAAGATGGGAAAATGTCGTCATACTTCTCTGAACCGTTCAACGAATTGAAGTATTGTTTCTCAAGTTATGATTACTTCCAAGAATACTTCACTGTCTTTGGTTATGGCTTTAGAAATGGAGCATATTCAAAGACTGATCCTCAAGAGAACTGGTCGATTATCTCGAAGAACAATGTCGGTGACTTTGTTACTTTCTTCCGAGGTGTGCTTATAAGTATCACTTCTAAGAACGACATCGATGGCTACAGATTCTCCTCGATCCTCAACGTTAATCCTAATGGTCAGTCTTCCATACGCATCGTAAGAAATAGACGGTTCAAGAGCATTGTTATGATCTGCACCATTTCTTACAATGACTATAAGATATCGAAGAACAATCTCTCCTTCCTTAATCTTTACACAATGGGGTCTCAATCCACAAAGTCTAAAGATGGGAAGATAATCGATGGTGATAGAATCGACTTCGAAGGTGTCAGTGGTCTTCTGAAGATTGGTATTGATTCTTCGGGGAATAGTTCTGTCAAGATGCAGGAATATGACCAAATGTTTGGTATAGAACTCGATATGCGATTCGTCTCTTATACTGACAGTTCCATTGAAATCGACGCTATGATTAATGGTAGTCCACGTAAACTTCATGAATGGTACTCTCTGAAAGATGACAAAACGTTCATGGAGATAATCGGTATTGAAGAAGATCTGGAGACTAATAGAAAGAATCTCGTAATGTTCAGATCCTTGAAGTGTGATTCTCTTGGGATTTACCTCAAACACGGATCTCTGACGATCAAAGACTATAACCACAACTCGATCGTTATCGGAAAGTCGGTCAAGAAATGGGACAATGCTCACGAATTCTTCACGATTGATGACGGTGTTGTTTACATTGAAGCAAATAAACCATCAATGGAAGCCATCACCACACTTACACCAAAGTCTCTCGTACAACATATCCAATCGTTAGATCCTAAGAAGAAGTCTTTGAAGTGGTATCTCGTCGGAGGTGGTAAGAACTTCCACAATTTCCAGCACGAGTTTGTCAACTTCTCTCTTCTTCGTGAGATAGTAGAAAACAACAACTTCTCATACACAGAAGACAGAAGACAAGATGACCTCTCGTTCAAGTTCCACCGACCAATCGAACTCGGTTCTATGAAGAGATATGGCGGAAAGTATGATCCAAAGATCAGTAAACTATCGACTGCTATCAATCCAAAAGTATCTTCGATGATCGACCATTACCGAATGTCTTACAATGACTCTAAGGATACATTCGACAAGACGATCAACTACGACATCAGAAAGGAGAATACAGCATTTGTACTCGGAGATATCCGAATCCCAGAGTTCGTATACAACGACCATAAGTCACTAAAGGTTACAAGTCTCCCACTTTTTGGCGATACGTCTATTCTTTACGACAAATCCAAGCACTTTGCAGATTTCACGAGTATGTTCTCATCGAAGATCCTCAACCTCCCCAATTCGTTCGAGATCACTGTCACCGATTGGAATGTTGATGATCAAGGGAACTATTCATCCGAGATTAACCTTATCGATTCGTTCTTGGAAAAGTTCAAACAAGACATGATCGATGCAGTTGAACATCTTGGTACAATCGACGATCCTCGGGTGTATGTGGAAGAATATTGTGCAAAGAATATCGGAATGTTCTATAAGATCTCGGATTCAAAGATGCTCTCAAATGGTGAAGTCGTCAAAGATTTCTCAATTTCTCTTGAGAATAACGTCATAAAGATTGCTCACCATACGATAGAGAATGTGAAACTCGAGATGACCATTTCCGTGGGTCTTGTCTAACCGTTCTGGAAAGGTAAATAAGCAAATATCCTCCGAAGAAGCATGGGAAAATATAGCGGAACTGACATCCAAGATATGACACTATTCAGCATAGAACAAGACGATTCTGTGCTGAATCTCGTAGAAAAACTGAACCACAACTTTGATCAGATCCTCAGACATGAAAGAACTGATCTTGTGGACTTCATGACTACTTTGATCCTTAGAAACATAGCAGATGGGAAGTATTCCGAAATTCTCGGTGCTGAAGGGTCTCGTATAAAGATGATCGGTAAACCTGGGCGTGATGGTAGCGACGGTCGTGATGGTAACACTGTGGTACAAGCTTCACAATCCGTCAAGTTCCTACAGATGAACACCAGTGACCTTCGTGAGATACAGTACAACTCTTACTCGATTTCTATCCCTAACACACCAGAAAAGGAAAATGAAAGAATAGAACTTCTGAAGTACCGTGTGGGTGATGTTATATTCACGAAAAATGGTGATCTGCTTACTGTCGAATCAGTGACTGATTCTGAGATATTTGTTACAAGAAAGATTAACTATTCATCGATAAGTGGTGGAGGAGGTGGAGGAACATCACCAGGCACTGGAGGAAGTGGAAGTGGATCAACTGGAGGTGGTGGATCTGCTTTCCATATAAACACCGATATTGAAAACTCTACAGTCCGTGACCACATTTTACAAACTGCCGATCGTATACTTCTTGGTCAGTTCATTCCTTCATCTGGGGAATCGAATAACAGCACGAGATATTATAGATTCGGTCTTGGTATTGGGAAGCATGCTTATGGAGATCCAACTCTGGCCATTGCAAACATACCACAGACTTTAACTGCAGATGCTAATGCTGTTGATTCCGATATAAAGGATCAAGTAAGACTGTATTTCCGTAAGAATTCTCAACAGTCGTTCGACTTTGTAAGTCCACGTCATTGGGCATCCGCCAGATACGTTGATCTTTACGAAAATGATAAATCGAAGGGACTAGTAACTGGTCAACGCTTGAGACTTTCCCTTGAGAACAGTGATGGTGAGGATACAAACCAACCATTCATAGAACTTCTCACAAACAAGAGAACAAGCGATTCTCACTCTACGATTTCCACGCACACACTTTCGGTGATTGATCGTCATAACAAGAGAGCGGTTGTAATTGATAATCGTCAGCGGTTCGTTATAAAGTCGATGATTGCCGATTTCTCGAAGTCGATCCTTTACACGAACGAGAGAAATGATGTCTTGGCAACCGAATATGAAACGTTCTCTGCACCATCGGTCAAGACCAACACGATTTCCCCAAACAGTGGGATTATGGTTTCCATTGCATCTGGAAACGGACTCTCGGCAGATATCCTCAAGACGAAGAAGTTACAAGGTGTCAGTGGTGCAATGTCACTTTCGGACAACACTGTCCTCACTGTTGATGCAGGAAGTGATATCCGCATCGGTGACACTTACATTCGTCAGTGGATCTCTGACACCAACTCAAAAGTTGGTGAACTCGATAGAAAGAGTATAAAATCAAACACTCTCTTCTCAGATATCTTCGTCGATGTTCGAGAACAGAAGTTAGATCTCCGTACTCTTGGGTTTGGCTTGTTCTCTCCTTCTGATGGTAAGAACATGACGATTTCCACCAACACTCTCTCGAAAACTGGTACAGGGACTTCGTCGAACATCTACGTTTCGACATTCATCAAAGGAGATGCTGGCGTGTTCCATAACAAATACTCTCCTATTCATCGATTGTTCGGTGTGTTCGCTATTGGTGATACTGATGTTCTCGCAGATACTCACTACGATACTTCCGAAAGTGATAAGAACACTCTCATTGGTATGGGTTCTTGGGGACATGGTAAGTTCGCATCTTCACAATCCGTAAATGTTGAATCAGTCAAATCCAAGAAGATTGCAGATTATGAAGATTACGTAAAAATCCCCGCTTTCAATCTTAGTGGTGGTAGCATTGATTATTCTACGATAACGTTCCCTTCTCAAAACAAAGATGAAGGTTGGAAGAAAGCAGGTAACGTCATCGTGATGAAGCCATCGACGAACCTCATCAGTCAATCCGAGAAGTACGTTTTCGAATCCGAGAAAAAGGTGAAGACGTACTACGTAAAGTTGCACAACGAGATCTACGATGACACACGAGATAAGTTCAAACCAGTAGGTTTCAAGGTTCAAGACGGTTGGTCATGCTTTGAGTACGATATCAATGATGCATCTACTTATCAGAAGACGATATTCGACAAGGTAAGAGTGGATGTCAGTGATCAAACGAAGAACCACATAGCGGGTAATCGTCGTGGTGCTGGTGTTCCTTATGGAGAAGGTAACATTTTCTCGACCATTATCAACTACGACGCAGAAGGTAGACCAATAAAGAGAAAACCTGGTGGTAATTCTGTGAACAACTTCATGCTCAATGCGACATCATTCATGGCGTTCGTTGGTCACTTCCAAATGAAAAATCTTGGTTCTGATCATCTTGAATATGAAGACATTAAACCAGCAGTTTATCAAGACTTTGTATCTGAAGTTCAGAGAAACTTCTACTACATGAACGCTATGGACTTGATAGCAGAAGGTATGAACTCGAACGCAAATGCGAACCCAATAACTCTTGAAAAATTCCAGAGAGTTCTGATGAATGGTGGTTCTAAGTGTGAAACGTTCGATTCATATGTTGAATCAAAGCTGAATAGAAAGGCGAGGAAGACAGCGTTTGTGTTCTCTCCTATCAAGACGAGATCGATTGTGAAACTATCACCATTCTCTGACAGATCTCTCAATCATGTCCCTTGTGTGATGACGACATTCTTGAAAGACCATAGCGTGACTGACGAATCACAGGAACTCTTATCGAACGACATGTTCTCCCTCAAGGTGGTTGGTGATGTTGTCCACATGGACATTTACGTTGAATGTTCTCTGTTGCAGGCGAAGAAGCCACAACTCGACAATTTCTATGCATACCAAAGACACGTCTATTCTTCGGATGCGTACGAACCTGGTACTGATTCATCAACAGCTTTGAAGACTATTCTCTCCAACACGAGACTCACGGACTGCTTAACTGAACAGCTGAATTCGATGGATAACTGGGGAAACCATTCTTTGTCATCCTCTGAAGGTCATAACGCAGTTTATAAGAAGCTGTATACGAACAACATAAGACAAGGAGGGAGCAATCAGAATCCTCTACAAGAATCTTATGGATTCTCAATGTCTATGCTGATCCCTTCTGTCTTCATGCCAGTGACCGATATCATGTTCTCTGATAACACGACTCTCTATACTGACGGTATGTGCAAAGTGTCTATGACACCATTTAGAGCAGAAAGAGATCTTATCGCTGGTTCTTTCCTCAAGGATGTTATCCCAAATAGAAGAGCGAAGATTGATTCGAATCGACCTTACAACAACGTGGCGTTTGATGATAGACTTCTTGAGTTCAGCGGTTATACATCACTCTATAAGAAAGGTGTTGGTTACACTCAAGGCTATTCTGCCGATTGTGGTTTCGCTCCAAACAAGCAATCTTACACCTCTATCGTTGTAGAGTTCAACAATCCTAACCAGATCGATAAGTATTCTCTCACATCAAACCTTGTAGAGCCACAGAGCGGTGTAAAGTTCAAGAAGATCTCTCTGACGTGGGTAAAACCTGGGATCTCTGAAATGCTTGAAAGACTTCAAATGTCAGATAGAACAAGAACTGGTGGATTCTCGCTTGATAACGAAATCTCGGTAGAAACCCAGAAAATCTACGGTTATGAGATGTTCAAGCAGATGAAGAAGTGTCTCGATAATGAGTAAAGATATAAGAAAGGTGGAATATAACATTTTTGTATAATGAGTAGCTACGACGAATTAGAAGAAAAAGCAAAAGAAAATCTCCTCCGAGAGACAGAAGGAACACCTTTTGGTGGATTCAAACCTATGGATAGAGAACAACTCGAATCAGAGTTTGTGACGAAGCATAACTTCGTGCCTATTCCTGCCGATGAACTTCCATCAAGGTCTTTCTTCTATGACAAGGGCACTCAAGTTCTGGTGAAATCTGCAAGCGTTCAAGAAGTCAAGCATTTCTCATCGATCAACGATGAAGATTTCTTCGACATTCAAGACAAAATGTCCACACTCTTTAATGTTTGTGTGAGAATCTCCAAGAACGGAAATCCTGTGAGTTACAGAGATCTTTCCGAATTCGACAAGATTTACGTCTTCTTCGCTGTTCGTGAGAGAACTTTTCTTGCCGATGGTCGACAATCCACAATTTCTCACAAGTCTCCATGCCCAAGCTGTGGTGAGGAAATCTCGGTAGAAATCGAAAAGGGAAATCTGGGTTATTACAGCATTCCAGATTCCATAATGAAGTTCTATGATGATGAACGTAGATCATTCGTTATTAACCACGGCAAGTTCGAATCTCCTCTTGAAATCTTTGTTCCTACTGTTGGTGTAACGGAGAAGATCTTCCAGTACATCAAGGAAGCAGAAATCAAGAAGCAGAGAGGTGAAGGTGGTTATTACGATCTTGCCGATCTTACGATCATCATGTACATTACCAAGGATTGGAGAGATATCGACGACAGTGGTAAGTACATCAAGCGCAAACTCGAAGAAATTAAGCGTTGGTCAGTCGATAAGTACAAGGTTGCTACTCATGTCACTAAGACGCTCAAGGTTGGTGTTGATCCTATGATGGAAGTACACTGCTCGAAGTGTGGAAAGGAGAACAGAGTACCAGTCCGATTTCCAGAGTGGTCAACTCTACTCTCTGATGAAAGTATCATTGGAGAACTTTTCGGAGATAGTTCACAGATTGATCTTTGATAAGATACTGTCGTGGTCAGAGATTCATCAAATGCCATATGTTGAACTTCAATCTCTGATATTGGCTTATAAGAAGAGACTTGAGGAAGAGGAAGAGGAAAGACTAAGGCGAGAAGCTCAACAGCAACAAGAGTATGAGCAACAGATGCCGAAGTTTGAATCATTCACACCGAAGTCTCTCGGTGAACAATAACAATCAAGAAGAGGGTGATATCAGAGAAGATGTCACCCTCTTTCTGTTTAAAGGAAGGTACTTTCCTTGCGCTCTGTGACTTTTGATGGTGCAAAACTACCATCTTCTACCTTCGAGCGCAAGGAAGACATATTTCTTAAATAAGACAAAGCATTTTAAACCCATGAACAAGGTCGAGAAATCTGAGAGATTAAGATCGATTTTCGAGAATACAAATTCTGAACGTATTCGTCGTCGCATTGATGAATACGCATCTCACTTTACAACTGGAGAATATGAGAAGATGGCTTTCATGTCCAATCTTCTCTCAGAAAATCCAAGCTATGTTAGCCATTTATCTGAAAAGGACATCACTCTTCTCGACAGTGTTGTAGGAGATATTGAAGAAGCCGATATCATCACTGAAGATGAATTCCTCGCTCTCACGGATTCCATGCTTCAACCTATTGAAATCTCATCGATCAACTATTACATCATCGACGAGCACATCCTTACAAAGATCTCAGAAGCACTATTCTCGACCTTTGGAACTGTAAGTTATCAAGATCTTCTTGAAGTGGAATACGCAAACCCAGGGTTTGTTGCATCGGTGATCATTGATGTCCTTCAAGAACTCGGTGTTTATTCCCAATCGATCAATGAAGCTGCATTTGCATCATATAAAAGATCGATCTACGAGAATGGAACACTTTCAAGAGAGGAAATCATCTATTGGGCAAAATCTCTCTCCAAAGATGAAGCCGACAACATTTACAGAACGCTTTATGGTGCAGAACCACCAAGAAACTCTCGTGAGATAATACTCAGAGATGTTTGTGAAAATCCAGATGGTGAAGTTTGTTCAATTTTCAAGAATACTTATTCATCAGAGAAAGAGTTTAGCATAAAAGGGATAAACGAATCACTTGAATCTTTGAGATCGGTTGTGAAGATTGAAGATTTTCGAAGTCTTGTCTATTCTGCATCTCCAGTTATGATCGTCGAAGGAATTGACGGCTCTCGTTACAAAATCTGGGGGTCTATTTGTGAGAATTACGAAAGGCTGTAATTCGGATTTGTTGTTGAACATTTTTTGTTGTTGTCGAGTGGGGAACGATCAATTTCGGGATCGTTCCCCACGACGTTTTCCTCGTCTTGTAAATAAGCAAACGTTTTAATAAATATTAATCTGGATTAAGAAAATGTTTAAAGAAAAAATACAAAAGATCTTCGAACATTGCAGAAAAGAGAATCTCCCACATGTTGAACGAGAACTCAACGAAGTGGTAGGAGATATGCTCACAGGCGCTGTCAATGAATCTGTGATCGCTCGTCGTGTTCAAGATATACTCGATAAAAACGGCATCATGTCGAATGCCCTCCAAATCATCAACGAAAGGAAGTACATCGGGAAGCCCGAAGACATCAAGACTTATCTTCGCAGATACAGAAAGATTTCTTCAAAGATCTATGAATCATTCAGACAGATCGTGGAAGATAACACCCTCGTCGTTGGTAACACAAGACTTTTCGACAAGACATCAATGGGCAAGATCAACAGTGGGATTGCCTTCATTGAAGAATCCTATAAAGCAAAGATCAATGAATCACTTGAAAACTCATCTGTTAACATTGAAGAAGGTACTTATGTTTTTTCTGATTACATCGATTTCGAGTTCTACTTCATCTACGAGTACGTCGAACGAAACAAGAGCATCTTCGAATCACTCGTAGATTTCTTTGATGGTAACAACTTCATCACTTTTGTTGTGTCTGCTGGAGACACTGAGACTGGTTTTGAGGTGCATGTTGACATTCATGAAAACGAATCCACTCTTGAAAACAAGGCAGAAATCGAAGAACTCATCAAGACGTATCACGAAACGTTCACTGACGTGTTGATCACCGAAGAAGAAGGGGAAGATGATGAACTCATCGGTGACCATCGTCTGAGTGACGTGAAACCTGGGAAATTCATCGTTGTTGATTCTGATTCAAAGTACCTCTCCGAGTTCGACGAAATCGTCGTTTATGAAGTCACCGAAGACCACGTTCTCTGTAAGTTAGAAAACCAGAAGTCGATCATGATCCACATTGATGAAGCACGGAAAGTTCTTGTTATCAATGATGAAGATCTCGAGGAAGTCTTCGAATGTAACGACATCGTAAGTTGTGCAAAGGAAAATGACCTCGTCACTGATATTCTTTCCTCTGAATACGATCACGAATTCATCGAAGCACATATCCAAGACATGATCCAACTCGGGAAAGAGTACACCCTTGCAAACGGTTCAATCTTGAAGTGGGAAGATGGAAAGTTCATCCTTGAGTACATCGATGAACTTGGAGACACTGTCAAGCAGGTAAAAGATCGTGACTTCGTAATCCTAATCACGATTCTCTACTTTAGATCATTGTCTACTTGCGAATCCGATGATAAAAGTCCATACGGAATCTCTGAAATCTATGACTTCAAGTATAACAAGAACATGATTATTGATTCAGAAGAGTTCCGAAGACTTGCATCGGAGCATCTTGATCCTACGCTTTATACAGAGTTCCTCGCAGATCTTGATAGAATCTACAGAGAAGCCAGAATTGCACCGAACTATGAAGAATATCTCCAAGAAAAGCTGATAGATCTTTCGTTCCTCTACGGTATAAATCAGCTTCTTGTCGATTCTACGATTAGTCTCGATGCGAGCAAGGTGGAAGAGGTTAATAGACAGGAACTTCGAACGAGTGTTATCTACAACATCTGCCAGATCATCCCAGATGTTTATGACCAGCTTTGTGTAGGTCTGACAGATGAAGATGTTGATGCGTTCTGTTCATTTACCACATCGGAATGGTTTATCGAACAGGACGTTGATAACTACATCAACTTCGTGATATCCTTCCTTGAAGAGAGAGGTTACGATATCTCAATGTACAAGTAGAAACCTCGAATCTCACAGGATTTATAAGATCTATGAGAGAAACGAGGAAATAAGCTTTCAGAAACTGACATCTTCTCTCCCATTATAAAAATGATGGATAAACGAAGTGTCAGATAAAACTGATTCTTAAAGGAGGTGAGGGAGATTCTTCCCAAGAGTTTTCCTCACCTCCACGAACGCCCTAGTAGTTCAATGGATAGAACATCGGTCTTCTAAACCGACAATCCAAGTTCGATTCTTGGCTGGGGTACGATTTGTTGATTATTTTTATAAGGGTTGTTGGGCTACGGATCTCTCTCGAGGTTTGTAGCCCAATTCGTATCGATCAGTTACATAAAGAAATAATAACAATCACGAAAGCAATGAAGCAACTGAAGATATTCGAAGATAACGAAATAACGACCGTCGGACAGCTTTTGGAACAGAAGTTCAACATGAGCAAAGAGACAAGACCTCTTGTATATGAGTACCTCTCGTTCTATGAGCAGTCGTTTGTCGAAGACGATACACCGATCGTAGACCTTGAAGATACTACGAAATACTACGAAGGGGTTATCGATGAGGTCAATCAAGCTTATGAATGGACATACAACAGTTATGATGATCTCGTCTATGTTATCTCGTCTGGTCGCTATATCAGTTACATCTTGGAAATAGACCCTTCTATCGGCAAGCAACAGATGGTGAACTACTTTATCAACCACTATGTTGATATCCTTAGTTACACTCATGAAAATGGTCGTGAAACGAAGGACATCTTCGTTAATGCCTACAGAAAGTATCCCGATCTCGGTATCAAGGATATCTGTCGTGAAATCATTAAAGAATACTACAAAGGATAATGAAGAAACTGAGAATTTTTGAATCAGAATCTGAACTTCTTGGAGAGTTCTTGAATATGCGTGGTGACTTCACCAAATTCAGAAGAAGTGCATTCTACACGTGGGTTTCCGTGAGATATGGTCTCGAAGTCGGAGAAGGATCTGAAGTTGTGGATGGAAAGATCGGTGACTATGACGTGAGAGAACTCATGGAGAAGTTCAACCAGTCATTCATGGGTGTTGTTGGAGGTGCTGAGATTGATATGCAAGATCCTGATGAAATCTTCTATCGTATACTTGAAAAGATGCCGATCTTCGGAATGATGGTAGATGAATCAAACTACTCTCGTGAAGATATTGGAGAATACTTCTACAAGAACCTCTTTGACTTTGTAGAAGATAAGTCTGAAGAAGGAATGATCTGGATTTTCTGTAAGATAGATTTCTCAAAGAACATGAAGGAACTGTTTGATGAGATAACTTCCGCCATGGAAGGCAAATATCCACAAGTCTCGAAAAAGTCTTATAGATACCGCTATTAATAATCGACTCGCTGAGGGCTTTGTATGGATAACAAAAGTACGTACAAAGCCCTCTGTGTATTTTTAAACATTAACGTTGCTTATGAACAAGGTAGAAAAATTCGTGGATAGAGTTGTTAAAAGTTGCAACTCTATAATACAAAGCAAAGGTGTGAGACTTGAAGATTTCTTAAGGGCAAAGTTTAACCCATCAGACAGAGGAATCGACATCATCTGCTCCTATATTAACAAGTATTATCGACAAATTGACAAGTCCACACTCATAAACGGAAAAATTGAAGAAAGGTACGTGTTCGAGTTGTACAGAGAAACACGGAAATCTGTAGTTTTCTACACACGTGATAAAGAACTCGAACCCGAAGACGTTATGTTCCATCTCGATTTCTTCAAGGAGATCCAAGAGTTTGTGGAAGATGACAAATGTCGTGAACTTGCGTCCTTTATCTTGAAGAACTATGTCGAAAAGGTAAAACCTTCAGATAAAGATGACTACGTTTATGTTTTCTTTACTGGATTTGTAAAGCATCCTTGGAAGACTGATTGGCAAGTTGCGGAATTGATAGCTCTCGAATTCATCGAGATCATGTCAGTTGTGGCAGATGAAAAGGTAGAAGAGGAAAAGACAGAAGACGAAGAAGTTATAAACACTGTGGATGAATAACTTCCACCCACAAAGATGCTGACAATTTTAAGATTTATCGTTCTCTTTTTCATCATTCTCCCAATCGTTTTCATGAGAAAGATCTCTACAAGACGAAAATGACGACGAGGTACTTTCCTTGCGCTCTATGAAGTTCTTGGGTGCGAACATACTCAAGAAGAAAGAGAGCGCAAGGAAAGTACCTTCCTTGAGTTCGGAGAATAATAGAAAGCCCCGATCATCTTCGTTGGTTGATGATCGGGGCTTCTCTTTGTCTTCTTAGGTTATCTTTGTTATTCTGGCTTGATATCTTCCACAGCGAGGATATCTTCCACTGCCAGAAGCGTGTAGGAGAACGCCTTCTGTCCTGCTTTCTTGGCTTGATTTGCCCATTGCATGAACTTGGAGAAATCGTTAATGTTTCTCACTACTTGACAACCTGCAGAGTAAAGACCAACAACTGGTACAAGCTTCTGAGAAGATGCTCGATGGAAGTTTATACCAAACATTCCGAAATCATCCCCTACGAGATCGTGTTTCGCATCTCTGTTGCCGTCTCGATGGACATGAGTAGGCGAAGACTGTCGAAGTGCTTCATATTTGCCTTGATGCAGACCGATCTGCCACAGGTCTTTGTGATATCCACGCTTCAAGATTGCACAACCTTGTGGGTTAAGTGGCTTCTGAAGATTATCAATACCTGGGTCTGTCGTGAACTCAAGAATCTCACGGATTTCTATTTCACTCTTCTCGTTAAATCTAAAATAAACGCAGGTATCGTTCCATGTGTTTGGATTGGAGAGATCACGGATGCCGACAATGTTCAAGAAAGCAGGCGTTCGGTCTATTTCTCCACCTATCTTCTCCACGGCACGGATTATCTTCATCATATCGTACTTCATAGCGGTTCTTTATGTTTTTCTTCTTGTTTCCGTTTATATAGGTCGGTAAATAAGCAAATATCCTCCAAAATATGTCTCTGAATCGATTAAAGAACATCTCTCTATTCCAAAAAAACGGAGAAATCATAGATCTTGAGTACAATGAAGAACTTGACCTCCTTCAAGGTGATCTCGTATTTTCAAAGACAAGTGCAGGACTGGTTGAAACACAAAGTCTGTACTTCATGGAGAAAGTCAAGATCTATGATGAATTTGAATATGACGATGTTCGTTCGTTTAGACATGTGAAGTGCAAAATGCACGAAGGAAAGTTCAAGTTCTTCGATGTTGGATCACCTTACGAATCAGAGCCAGAGATAAGGGTTTTTGATGAATTCGAGGATGACTTTAAGGAGGATAAAACAGCAACTTTCGGAGATGATATCGTCGAGATTCGTGATATTTTTGCAACGCCAAAGTGCTTGCAGATCATGGCGACATCTTCGGAAGGTGGCTATATTGAAGACATCCTTGTTATCGAACTTGACGGAGAAATAGCTATCGAACTGACGGCACAAATCTTCGTTGAAGAGGAAGATGAAAGATTCATCGACAGACTTGCCGATTTCGGAGAATACCTCTCTAAAGATGACGCATTTCTCTTCAGAACGCACCCCACAGACGGTGATGTTGCCGACGTTTCTATTCTTAATCGCAAGCGTAAGGAATTCTTGATAGAAATGCACAATATCAAGCCATATTTCTCCTCGCATAAAGGTGTGAGAGGTATCTTGAACCTGTTCGATTTCCAAGACCTCAAGATTAAGGAATATTGGCTAAATCCAAAAACTGGAAAGTTCGTCTATGAAGATCTCTCCGAGAAGTCGATTGACTACTCACGTCTTCAGAAGACATCAAAGTTTGGTCTGTTCTTCGAGTACAACTCTGTGGTGGATGATCTTTATGATGATCAAGGACTTCCAGTAGTTAAAGACAACTTCTTGTTTACCGTAGATGAGATCGTCATAAAGCTGTTTGGTATTAAGAAGTGGATCGAAGATAGAGAAATCGGTGGTATTTCAGACATTGTCGATATTATAGGAGAATTCGTATTCTTCGGAAAATACAAGATCACCACTTCTTGGTCAGAGCATGAACATACGCAAAATGTAAAATCGAGACCACACATAATAACCACAGATCGACGTGTGTACTATCTCCAAGATATACGTAACGATTCCTTATATGTTGCAGATACAGATCTTCAAGGAAATCCAAAACTATCTTCAATCGGAAGTAGAAAGCTTTCATCAATAGCATCGTCTATCATTGGTGCATCGATTGGTTATAAGGGATTCCACGACACTTTCGTCACTGGGAGCAGGAAATCCAAGATAGGTGTTGAAGTAACACTTCGAAACGACAGTTTCAATCGCAGGTACGAAGATGTTCCTACAAGCTATGAAAACTTCAAAGATGTAGGTGCAACATGGGGAGATGTTGATCATTATCAATATTATAGAGCAACATATGAACTTACAGACGGTGATTTTCGGATGACTGGCGAGTTTTCACCTTCCACGAGTGAAATCAAGATTCTTGTTAATCGAAAAGGTGTCTACGATGTGAAGATCGTCTACGAGTACTATGGAGGTGAAGAAATCTTCAAAAAGAATAAGATGTTCGAAGTGAGACAGAAAATACCAAACTTCCTCGCTTTCTTCAAGTCTCATCCAAGCAAGGTTATTCACAAACACCAAAGAATGAGCGATGCTCGTCTGAGATTCTTGTCGTCGAAGATCCATGAATACGAAAGACTTCACATGCTCAAAGATCCCTCACTTGGATTCCGAAGAATGAACTATAGAAAATCAGAGTTCAAGATATCTGACTTTGGTATCCGTTCTTGGGATGATCTGAATCTGTCTGGTGTAAGATACCCTTCGATCGTCATTCACTCATTCACTCAAGGAAGATATTCGCTACAATCAAAACTCTTCACTCTCAGTGGTGAAATGCGTGAAAGACAGACGATGCGTGATTTGTACGAAGACATTCGTCATCAGATCGATCTCCGAGAGTTCAACGTGATCTACCGAGAATGGGACACCTCGTTTATTGAGATCGTTTCACAGAGAATGGTCTACGAGGACATTGATCTTCGTGCAGAAGGCATTCGTGCAGAATACAAAGAGAGCGTTGATTATCCTTTTAAGTGGAACAACACGAACATATACGAACAATCATTCTTCGTTGCACCATTCCACCCGATCTTCTTCAGTGTTGATGAATCTTACATTGATGGGATAGTAAACGCAAATTGGAAGATAAAGCAAGGAGATACCGAAGTCCTCACACTCACTAACTCTCTCGTTATGTGTTACACATTCCAAAAGATTGGGAACTACACAGTAGAATGTGAGATATTCGACAACGAAGGCAATAGTTCTCTTTGTGTGAAACATAACTTTGTAAATGTGATATCTGGCGATGATTATGACAGATACGTAAAACACGTACAATAAAAGAATAAGTCCCACCATCGTCAAAGTCCGCTGGTGGGACTTTCCGTATCCGCCCATATCGGTAAATAACGAAATATGTTGAAGAATGGCAACTCAATCCATAAAGAAAGTATCTGTAGACAACTCTCTTGAGGAATCAAGAAAGATAATAAACGAGAATTTTGGTGTAGTAGATCTTATGGTTCAGAAGATAAACCAATACACTGGTTTATTTCTTGAGAATCTGAAACTACCACAAGATCCACTCGGAAACGTAAAGTACGTTTTGAGATATGACGTTCAAAACAGAAGATATGTCGTTGAGCCAGATTCTGTTGTTGGATCTACTGGTATTCTTGACATTGTCCAGCAATGGTCTGGTGAACAAGGCAAGAACGTGACGTTTATGATACTTCAGAACATCTCGGAATATGAAGACCTTGATGTTGAAGTTCGTCGTACCTCGATCATTTACGTCAAGGAAACACGAGATGTCATAATCTGTGATAGAAACCTCACTAACTTCACGAAGGAAGGGATCATCCAAGACATACAGAACTTCTTCACAGAGAAAAATAACGAATTCGCAAAGTCGATAAAGGACTTTGAAGGAAAGCTCAAGTCTTACAAGATGGGGATTCTCAGAACATTCTCCACCCTTGAAGATATGCGGTCGACCACGAACCCTGTAAGTGAAAAGGGAGAACCGCTTGAAGATGGAAACCTTGTCGCTATCTACAACAAGGCGAACTCTGGGTACGAACATAACGGAAAGCTTTTCTCCTATAATCCAACAGCCACAGATTCTGATGACCGATGGATCGAGGTTGGTAAACTTTCACAGACGCTTGGGAACAGATTTACCGATGAGGAAAAACTCAAGGTTTCTATCATCAAGAACGATGGTGAACCCGATATGTTCCTTAGTGCAAACGGATCATACAGAAGAATCATCGTACCGTCTGCACCTATTCAAAAGATCGTTGTAAATGGTAACGAACTTACACCTTCGGAAGATGGCACTGTAAGAATCGATGCAGGTAAAGGTAGCGTTAAGTCTGTTCAGATCGGTACTGATCCCGAAATCCTACCAAACGAGGATGGTGTGGTGAAAATCACAGTCGATGTTGAACTTGACGAGAATTCACAATCTCCAATCTCCAATGCTATAGTTGCCCAAGAAATCGGGAAACTCAAGAGACATTCAGTCTCCTCGCTTGACGCAGAACTCTCTGAAGATGGTCAATCCGTTGTTCTTTCTCTCTACGACGAGGTTCGTGGCGAGAAGTTTGGATCTGTGACTATCCCTGCTGGAGGTGGCGGTGGCGGAGGTGGCCAGATACAAAAGTCAAAGCTTATACTTCAATCTGAACTCACCAAGAAGCATATTCGCCTTGGTGATACTTCCGCATTCTCTTATACCTATGATTACAAGAACGCAGATGGTGAATCGACGGGTATACGTGCAAAGATCGAAGTCACGGTAAAGAATGGTGCACTGATGCTGTTCTCAAAAACTTATGAAGATGTCTCGGCAGGGACTTATGGTGTAGACATAAATGACTATCTCCGAGAAGGTACTATCGACATTTACGTAAAGTGTACAATTAGGGATGAAGAAGGAGAGACGAAGACAAAGCAGACTTATCAGTCTCTGAGAGTTTACGACATTCGTCTTGAGACTTCTTATAAACTCTCCTCAAATGGACAAGGTTATGAATCATCCGACACGATAATCATTCCTTTCCGTGTAACTGGTGCAGGTGATAAAAATGTGAAACTTCTCATGGATGGAACTCAGCTTCAATCACAGTCTGTCACAAAGAGTGGTGTCACAAACGGATCATTCTCGATCCCTGCGGGTTCAATTGTAAATGGCATCCACACGATGACCTTGACCACTGATGTATCAGTCCCAGGTACGACGATCCATTCAAACTCGATCATCTTCCACCTCCGTAGAGGTGTTGATCTCTATAAGCCTTTTGCACTGTTTATGTTCGATGACAAGGTCGGTAGAACATACGACGCAGGTGAACAGATCAAGATGGTCGTTGCGCAGTTTGAGGAATTCTCGTTCAACTATTACGTCTATGATCCTTCGAAGGCGAAGGCAAATATCCGTCTTTCGGTTGGAGATCAAGAATCCTCAATCATCGTTGACCGCATAGACCAAACTTACACGAACAGATTCATCGATCGCTCTCCAAAGACGATCTCTATTAAGACATCCTCCGACACTTTCTCCCTCCCTACGGTCATTGAGAGATCTTCAATGGACATCGACAAGGTTGTCGACAGCATGTCCTTGGAGCTTATGTCGGGAGGTCGCTCAAACACGGAATCAAACCCTGCAGTATGGACTTATAAGGGAATCACGACCGCATTCCATAACGTCAATTTCTCATCCTCGGGTTGGAAGAATGGTTCACTTTCTCTTGTCAATGGTGCAAGCATAGAAATAAACCACAAGCCATTTGAAACTGATCCTACGATCACTGGGAAGACTTTCGAATTCGAGTTCTCCACAAACACGATCTCTGATAAAACGTCACCAATCATCCACTCTCTTGACCAAGGTGTTGGGATTTCGATCACGCCAATCTCGGCAAGAATCCAAACATCAAGTGGTGTTCGTGTAGAAACGAAGTTCTCAACTGGTAGATTCTACAAGATCACTTTTGTACTTTCAAAGAAGACAGAGACGAGAATACTTGAGATCTACGTGGATGGTGTACGTTGTGGTGCAGTACAGTACCCTTCCACCGATTCAATCCTTCATCAGACCCCACGGAACATTGTTATTGATTCTTCGTCTGCAAATGTCGATCTTCGAACTGTCAGAATCTATGATCGTGCTCTACAAGATGATGAAATCCTAATGAACTACATCATCGACAGACAAGATCCACGTGACATTGTTAGACTTTACAGAGATAACGATGTTCTTGATGATTCTGGTGCGGTCTCCATGCAGAAACTTCTCGCAAAGGGAAAATCTGTAATGAAGATGAAAGCCGATATCGCTCTTGTAGACAAGACCAATAACAAGAAGTTCGAAGTACCGCTTGATGTCGATTTCTTCTCAAAGTTTGGGAAAGAGTTCTCATTTGAACTTCGTCATGGTAGAGTGAGAATACAGGGTACGTCATCTACGACTTATCCACGTAAAAACTATCGTCTCTACTTCGATGTCAAGAAGAAGGATGCCGAGAACACACTGACTGTCGGTGGTGTGCTGAAGGAAAAGAGAAAATACGCTTTCAAGCCGAACTCTCCCGAGGTTGGACTTTTCACAATGAAAGCCGACTTTGCGGAATCATCATCCACTCATAACTCTGGTGTTGCAATCATCATTAACGATGTATTCAAGCAGTGTGGATTCCTCGTTCCACCTCAGAAGCAGGATATCAACGTTCGCATAGGTGTTGATGGTCAGCCTTGTGATATGTTCGTTGATAATCTCGACGGAAATGTCAAGTACATCGGCAAGTATAACTTCAACAACGACAAGGCGAAATCGGATCACGTCTACGGATTCAGTGGCGACAGTTGTACGTGTTTGGAATTCCTCAACAACTCGAATGCTGTGGGGCTGTTCCAAACGGATGACATGAACACCCACTTCAAGAATGGTCTCGAGTTCCGATATCCCGAAGATATGACTTGGGAACAGGCAGGTGATAGACAAAGACACGTTCGTCGTCTGTGGAGCTGGATCAAGTCTTGTGTTGGTCGTCCCGATAAGTTCAAGCGTGAAGTAAGAGATTACTTCGATATCAACTTCCTCTGTGGTTGGTACGTGATGACTGAATACTTCATGATGGTCGACCAGAGAGTGAAGAACATGATGTTCGCCACGTGGGATGGTAACCTTTGGTACTTCATCCCTTACGATAATGACACTATTCTTGGTGTTCGTAATGATGGTAAACTCATCTACGATTATGATATCGACCAAGACACATATGATGCATCGATTCAGAACTTTGCTTATGCAGGTCATGATTCCGAACTTTGGAAACTGGTAAGACAGGCACTTCAGAACGAACTCCAAGAAACAGCACAGAAGATCAGATCTGTGATGTCGAAAGAATACGTCTTAAACGTTCTGAATGAAGAGTTCATGAACAACTGGTCGAAGAGAATCTATAACAAGGACTCTGAACACAAGTACATCAAACCACTTCTCGAGAACAATCTCGACTACCTTTACTCTTTACAAGGAAACCGAGAATCTCATCGTCAGTACATCATCAATAACCGATTTGACCTTCTCGATGCGAAGTATCTCGCAGGTACTTACAGATCGGATAACATAAGACTATACTTCTCACATAACTTCTCACAAGATAACAAGGAGATTCACATAAAAGCATCAGAGCAATACAACTTTGGTTATGGATTTACCAGTGGTGCTCCAAAACAAAGCGGTATTCTTGCAAATGAGAAGAACGGTTACAAGGTTTCGTTGAGGTTCTTTATGGATCTCATCGTCAATGACCCTCAGTTCATTTATGGTGCATCGAGAATGCAAGAGATCGACTTCCGTGAGGTTTCGAAGTATATCCTCAACAATATCGACTTCTCAAGTTGTAAAACATTGAAGAAGCTTGATCTTTCATGTGCAGATACCAATACGACACTTCAATCTCTCACGCTTACTGGATGTCAGAATCTTGAAGAACTTAACGTACAAGGATTACAATCCGATGGCTTCACATCGCTTGATCTGTCGGGGAATATTCGCCTTCGAAAGTTTGATGGTCGTCGAACGAAACTACAGAGTATCTCGTTCGCATCGGGATCACTCATTGAAGAGCTTTATCTTCCCAGAACGTTCACATTCCTACAACTTCGTAGCTTGAGAAATCTTCGTTGGGAAAATGTTCACTTCGAAGACAAATCAAAGATCACGAAACTCTGGATAGAAAATTGTGACAACATACGTTGGGAAGACATCATCCAAGAATTCCCAAATCTTCAGAACATCAGAATCTATGGTGTTTCTAAGAAGGGTCGTACGGAATTCCTTGAAAAATACAAGCTGATGGGAGGGATCACGATCGATGGGTCTTTGCGTCGTGAATCTGGATTTGTTGGTAAGTATGAACTCGAGAACTTCCTCGAAGAATCAGAACTTGAGAAGTGGCAACGACAATACCCAGAACTTTCAATACTACAGCCAGAGTACTCTGTGATTGCAGTCACGGAATCGATCGTTGATTCACGTGGACTAAAGCAGAACGTTCTTGATCCTCAGAGACTTTCTAATCTTGACAATGAGACTGGCTATCTTTATAACAAGCCTTATGTGATGAGTGGTCACGTAAAGAAGATCGTCGAGAATCGTAGAAAGTACAGAGGAAAGGAAGAAGAGAGAGGAAAGATGGTCGTGTTCCCACTTCACGACAAGCACTCTGGGAAATATGACACAAATGAAAACCCAGATCTCTGTGAAGTTGCAGATATCGACGTTGCAGAATCTGGTGGTATTTGGGTGCATGAACCACAATCTTGGAGAAAGGGTGTTTATGACTACGAAACAGACACTGACTACTTCATCTGGTCATCAAATCTCGAAGAACCACGGAGACCAGAGGGCAAGAAGTTCGACTTCGTATGGTTTAGACAGAATGCTGTAAAACAGATCTATGTACAGCCAAGAAATGGTTGTGTCGGTAAGAACATAAGCCAATACCTCTACAAGTACAGACGATCAATATCTGACGGAAGCGAAGGTGCAGACTACATCGGTCACGTCAAGATCGATGTTGGTGGATTCAAGCGAGTGAAATTCCCAATGATGAACAGAGGTTATCACAATGAAGATAATGGATCGATCGGTGTGACAAGCCCTGGTTCTAAGAGACAACCTGGTGATGAATATTACCACGAGAGAACTTGGAACATTGGTGCTTGCTTCACTGATGCAGATGGAAAGATTATAAAGTTCTTGCTTCTGAACAACATAGATTTCTCTGCAATGAACCTCGATTTCGGATGTGCAGTACCTGCTGATGCGAAATACCTCTACACGTCGATACTCTCAGACTTCTTACCACACGAAGTTTATGAAGTGTGGCTGACGAATAGCGATTCAGTCGCTGACTGGGAGCCAGACTGGACAAAGCAGGAATCGATGTGGGTTTCTCATAATCCTCTCGTGTATAGCGTAAATGACAAGAGACAACAATCGTACCCAGGCATAGTTAATGCTAAAGATTATGACGGTCACATAGATCCAAGATACAACAAAAATCAGTGGGTGTTCAAACAGGGAACACCTCTGTGCTATCATCACAATCCTAACACTGTAGCAAACTTCATGAGAAGACATGCGTCGTACAGATCGATCGATAGAATAGAAGCTGGTTATTTCTGGCATCTTGTGATATCGGCATATGGCAGATTTGACTATGCTAACATAACTGGTTGTTCTTCGTCGAATATGGACAGCGGTCGTGAGAAATTCTTCACAGATCCAAGAATTGGCATAAACGATTCAAGATGTATCGGAACTGACGGTGTGTACAACAGATCAAGATTACAATATGTGTGGAACGATGAATTCGGACAGAAACAGTTCAATCCATATAGCCAATCGCAGATCCTGTGTTATGGATGGATGCAATCTGTAGTGTTCATGACACAAGCAAGAAACAAGAACGGTGTTGATTATTCTGGTGGTAGCAATATGAATCATCTCACATATTTCAACAATTATTGGTACACACAGCGAATCAGTGTAATCTCTGTGCAGAAATCAACGACATATTCACCAGTTGGATCGAAAGATGCTTTTGTAGTAGATTGGCAGTCTACTAATAATGGTGAGAATGCTTTTGTGAGAACTGTAAACAGTGGTAAAAAGTTGTCCATCGTTCCAAGATCATACACTGGTGCGAACGAATATAACGGTTGCTGTTTGCACTTCCATAATCAAAGCGGTTACGATCGTATTGGGAATGATGAATACAACTACGTGAAATGGAAAACGTTTGGTTGGGAGACGTACGTTCCGATCTTCCTTGGAAATGTCGTGATATCAAATAACTTAGAAGAGTTTAAATCACTGAAACATTACAAATTCCTATATGATGAACGATTCGTACCAGATGATAACTAATAGACAAAGTGGAAACCCCGATGTGGATGGCAAGCTCATCCACCTCGTTGATCCACTTCACGAGAAATACACAGTCGCCTACGACATTAAAGGTCAAGGTGACGACATGACTTATAGCGTACAAGAGTACGATCATCGTCCAACAACAAAGGAAATCGTGGATTTGTTATCATCAGTCTTCAACGAGGAATGTGACGAGGAAATTCTCACTGGATCTTCTTACACGACACTTGAAGATGAACCAGTCACAAAACCTTTGTACCTGTCTCAAGAGAATCAGTTCAACTGGTCAACTGGCTTCTTGCTCACTAATGCTCTCGGTGGTGCAAATCTCCCAGAGTTCATAAAGATAGGTGACGATGACGATTTCTACATTTACAAGATAGAAACGCTCGATCAATATAAGCACTTTGTTTTACATGTTCTCACACATATAAAAACGTGCTTAAACAAGTGCTGGCAAAAGAAAGCGAATATTGATCTTTCGAAATACACTCTTGACAACGAAGAAGGAGAAGATGGAGAAGATCAATAATGTAGACATAGACAAGACAAAGACGAATGGTTGTGGTGCTATGGGAGGAATATTCAAGTTCCTAAAGCCACCACACCATGAGTTTTTCCGTGGAGAGTGTGAAGTCCATGACATGCTTTATGAAATAGGCGGAACTCGAGAAGACAGATTGAAAGCTGATATTGAACTTTTCCAATCAATGGTGAAAAGATCAACCTCTTATTTCAGAGACAGAAGTGTCGGTTCTCAGATGTGGTTCTTCATTCTTTCTTACATTTACTACATCGCAGTAAGAGCTTTCGCTGGTCGTAGATTCATATACAAAGAAATAAACAACAAAACGAATAAATCAGAAGATGGACAGTTTCAAGAAATTAAGCAAGAGTGAATTCGTATCAGAATTACCACAGTTCATAAACAACTTCCTGTCGATTATAGAATCAAAGTTTAACTCATATGACTCTATCATCGACACTGCACGAGGTATCATAAACCTCACAGGCAATAGTACAATGTCTCTCAAGAAGGTGGTTCTCAATGCCGATATTGATGACGTACTTTCTATTCTCGATAAGAGTAATTCACAGATCGCCAGCGTTGACAACCTTGGTAATGCAAGATTCTCAAAACTCGTTGCAGGGAAGGGGACTACAAGTGTTGCAGATGGTGAATCTTACATCGATAGACTGTTCTGTGATTCATTCAAAACGAGATCATTCTCCTCGGCATCTTTTGACATTGAACAGACTTTGGTTACTCAGTATGAGGTGTTGAATGTCACACAGAATAGTGGTACTGACATCCACAATAAAAAGTCCGTACTTCTTCTGAATTACAATTCGATGATATCTTCGGGGGAAAAGAAACTGCTGATCAACCCAGCAACTCTCAAGAAGGGGATGCACTTTACGATGCACCTTTTCCAATGTGGTGAATCGGATATTTGTCAGATAGCTTCTTCTGACCCATTGAGACCAATACGACTTATGAATGGGAAATCAACGGACGTTTCGATCGTGTTCAAAGGGCAGAGATCTGATGAACCACAATTTGTCGAACTGGTTTATGTTGATGAAAAGAACTATCAAGGTCTTGTTGTTTATAGACATAGTGGTGTAACGTTTAGAAACAACGCATAAAAATACTAAGTAAACATAAAAATACCTTCGAAAGCACAGAGAGGTATCTTCGTTGAACTCGGAGATACCTCTCGCTGTTTTCATATTAGAAAGAGGAAGAGAAGCCAAGGAAAGTACCTCTCTTTAATTCTAATATGACAAAGATGACAGACACATGACAGATCTGTCATGACAACGATGACAACGATGATATGACAGAATATGACACGTGTCATATGACATTTGTGTCATGAGATGTTACAAAGTGTTAAAGAATATGACACGAGGTAATACGAGATGTTACAAAGTGTTAAAGAATGTATGACAGAATATATGACAACTGACAAATTTGTCATATTTTTGAAACTCTGGCACGATCTTTGTTATAGTTATTATGTGAAGATTTTCACACAAGCTAATCAAATCAGTTCAACAAATCAATCAGATCCAAAGATCATGGCTAATCGCAAGTTCAATGATTTCTTCAACATCGCAATGGAAATCATCATCAAGGCAGTCAAGAAGGTAGCTTCTACAACGGACAAGTTCTTCAAGACAAAGAAGACCATTAGAAAGTGGATGTCAATCACGTTCATCTCAATGCTCATCATCGAATCATTCTTCCCACTCGGTAAAATAGTGAAGGGTCTCGTAGGTAACTTCATCGGTGGAGCATCTGGCGTAGTGATCTTCATCATCGGCTTCCTCGCCACGTGCTACATCGTAGTGGAAGCTACAGATCCTGCAAATAACAAGAACAACAAGAACAAGTAACAACCTCCCAACCAACACATAAACTAACCCTAATCAAAAGATCAACGAATCATGGCAACTTACATCACACCCGAAGGATCACGCAAGGAAATCAACAGAGCTTTCATCATCAAAGTTCGTCGCCACATTGTAGAGGACATGGAACGCAAGCTCTACCAAGCACTTTCTCCTGCATATCGCAAGAAGTTCACTATGCAAAAATGGGTACGTGAGCAATCCGTAGGAAGACTGTTCATGACTGGAGACAAGGACAATTCAATCTTCTCCGAGTTCTTCTCAATCTTCTACCCACAGGCAATGGAACAGTCTCTCCTTATCCTCCACGATGAGGATGAATCTCACAATGTCGTGATCGATATGTTTGAGATGTTCAGAACTCGTCGCAAGTACGTCAGAAACAAGGAAGTCGCAGACATCCAAAAGAAGATCCGTGAGATCGAAAGACTGATCGAAAACCGTGAGCAGAAGGTGACAATGTCGGACTTCAAAGCCACAAAATCATTCTCGAAGGAACTCTCCGAAATCGAGGAATTCAAGGCAGAAATCTCGACGCTCCAAGCAAAGATCCGTGAACTCGAAACGAAAGATGCTGAAGCATATGCTCGCAAGTTAGAATCATACGATGGTCTGACCTATCAAGAGATTTACGACCGTGAAAGCCGTGATTTTTCGAAGTCAGAAGACAACGAATGGTTCTCTGACGACAAGCCTATCAGTGGTTATATTGCAGTCTCTGCCAAGAATCTTTCTCTGATGAGATTCAACAGAATGCAGACCAACATCGTTATTCCAATGTCAAAGCTCACGTCAAACACGGATACTGATGATGAGGAAATGATCGACATTGCCCACAAGCGCAACACCGTCAAGGAAGATGATGAGGAGATCGAAATCGTCAGCGCAGAAGACATCTTCAACCCCGACGAAGATCCAGAAGATGCAAAGAACAAGCGAATGATCAAGCGTTGTCGTGAACTCTTCGAAAAGTGTCCCAACTCTGAAGTCCTCATCGACTTCCTTTTCCACGATCTCACCCATGAACAGATCCGTGACAAGTACGGATTTGAAACGAGTGGTGCAGTCAAATCTCGTGTCTTCAGAATGCGAAACAGAGTGAAGGAGATCATTAAGCGTGAACTCGAATCCGAAGCAATCCTTGAACGTCAGATTCCCTCGGGTGTCGTCACGAGATACTACGAAAATGATGAACTCGACACAATCAAGTCGGAATCATTCTTCGAAAACTACCAGATGGTCAAGCGAATCGAATACTTCGAAAGTGGCAAGGTAAAGCGTGTCTCGAACTATGTCGACGGCTCTCTCTGTGGTGAATACACCGAATACTACGAAAACGGAAAGGTCTACAAGAGCGGATCTTACACGAATGGTAAGAAGTCGGGCGAATGGACAACTTACCACGAAAATGGAAAGAAGGACGAATGGATCAGCTATCTCAGTGACACCGAGAAGATCTTCGAAGTCTATAACGAACAAGGCAAGCTCGAACAATACGGTCATATCGTGGAAGGTGTGGCGGTAGAGTTCTTCATCGATAACGTTCACACAGAACGCTATATGAGCGGAAAGCTGAAAGTACGTGGCAACACTGACAAGAAGAACAACCCTATCGGCATCTGGGAAATGTACGACGAAGAAGGTCGTGTTATCAAGTCAAAGAAGCATGGTAAGAATGGTAACGTAGTAGAACTGTCAGAATATGACTACACAAGCATGGAACGCAAGACTTCTGAATACAACAACGATGGTGATCTACTGAGATCGAGAACTTATAATATCGAATCATCAGAAGGTAAGTCTCGTGAAGATGAAGACCGCAAGTAGTAACAGTCATTCACAAGCATAAATCATCATTGAGGGGGTTATCTGAACGAATAAGAAAGACGAATAACCCCCTCAATCATTAACAAGAATTCGAAAAATGGAAGCAAATATCAAGATTTTCGCATCTGTCATTGATGAAACTACAAAGAAGCAGATCGATTCAATAGTTTCTACAGAGCCATATTCCGCAGAAAGGGTGAGGATTATGCCAGATGTTCATGCAGGTCGAGGATGTGTTATTGGTTTCACATCCACAACATCTCAAGGAAAGGTAAATCCTCATCTTGTGGGAAACGACATAGGCTGTGGAATGACAATAGTCAAGCTTGGAAAGATCGATATCGACTACAAGGATCTGAACGACTTTGTTGACTTAGTTGCAAAGAAGGGTACACAGTCTAACACACCATTTGGTGGATTTCTATACGATTTCATGAAAATGTGTAGGATAACAGTATTATCGCTACAATGTGGTGTAGATCAAGATGAGTTTCAGAAGATCACCAATACTCTTGGTACTCTTGGAGGTGGTAATCACTTCATAGAGATCGGAAAGTCAGAAGCAGGTGATCTTTATCTCATCATTCATAGTGGATCTCGTCGTCTTGGTAGTTATGTCTACAAGTACTACGTGTCCAAGAACTCTGAAGTAATCAAGAAGTCGAAGTCAGAGAAGATCAAGGAGATGATTGCGGATATGAAGAAGAATGGTCTCCACTCGAAGATCGAGGAACGTGTAAAGGAGATACGAGCAAGTTGGCAATCAACTGATATTCTCGATGAATCATTGCTTTATGACTATCTCCACGACATGGGAATTGCTGTCGAGTTCGCTATTCTCAGTCGCATGTATATTGCAATGTCCATCGGTGAACATCTCGGTCTGAAGATTGAAAGTTCTCAGATTGAGCATTGCGTTCATAACTACATCGATGATCACGGAATTATTCGAAAGGGTGCATGCTCTGCATACAAGGATCAACGTGTGGTCATTCCTATCAATATGCGTGACGGCATAATCATCGGTCGTGGACTTGGAAATCCAGATTGGAACTATTCTGCACCTCACGGAGCAGGTCGTGTGATGTCAAGGACAGAAGCAAAGAAAAAGCTCACACTCGAGGAACTTCGGGAATCTATGGAAGGCGTAAACACGTGGTCACTTTCCGAAGATGTGATAGATGAATCACCTTCTGCTTATAAGAAACTTGAAGATATTCTTCCATGGCTTGCAGAAACTGTAAATGTCGAAGGTATCTTAAAGCCAATTTATAACTACAAAATAGCGGAATAATGCAGATAGTTTTTGATATGAACTACATTGCGAATAGGACAGCGTTCGCAATATCCCCTTCTGAGATTTTCTTGTCCACACAAGAGGACAGAGATGATCTCCGTCAAGCTGTCCTCCAATCGATAAACTTCGTCATCAAGAAGTATAGCAGGGTGACAAATTTCGTATTCTGCTTTGATTCTACAGAGAAGTCATGGCGATATGGACTTCTCCGTGGAGATGACTACAAGGCAAATCGAAAGACATCAACACCAAGATTTGATCGTCAAGGCTTTGGAAAGTTCATCTCAGAGTTCAAACGATTCCTCACGGAAAACGGCTATTGTGTTCTCTCCTATCCTCATGCAGAAGGTGATGATCTGATCTATGTTTCATCGAATCTGATCTTCAAGTCTGATGAATCAGTGATCATCTGTACAGCGGATTCCGATATGAAACAGCTTGTGAAGTTCAATGGAACGAACTTCATTGCAATGTTCAATATGGACTCGTCGAAGATGATGCACTACATCGATCAGAGGACAAAGAAGAAGGAAATCTCCACGCTTGATGACTTCTTGGGGATATCTGAGAATGTCATAGAAGATAGCAACAGAACGATCATTGAACAGAGATCCGAGAAGATCATCCCAGAGAAGGCTCTGTTTGTAAAGGTCTTGTCTGGGGATAAATCAGACAACATCCCTTCTGTTTACAAATACCTCAAGGGAAAATCTGAGGTGTCCTTCACTGATCTCCGTGCATCGAAAGTCTTCGAGAAGTACTATGAGGAGAAGGTGGTAAATGATGAGATGAAGATCGAAGATGTCTTTGAAGACGAGGATCTTCCAAAGCACATAATCGACGAGGTTCAAAAGTCTCCAGATTATGCCGATTCCGAGAAGATTTCCGAGAACATTGGTATCAATCGCAGATATGTCGAACTCTCCTATAAGAGTTATGACGGCACTTACTATGATGCACTTGAACTGTACGTTATAGGAGAACTGACGAAGACACAGAATAGTAGAACGTTTGATCAGTTTATAGAACAAGAAGACGTATGGCAGTAAAGCTCTTCGATCTCATCGATTCGATGTGGGATGATGCAAAATGGGAGAAGATCTCTGAATCTGATAAGAGAACACACTACTTTATGATTCAGAGATTCATGTCGATCATGTACATTGATGAAACTTCACGTATGAATCTCGAGCAGATCAACTATGCTCGAGTGGTAGACTTTTGGAGAGAAGTGATGAAGAGACGCTATAAATCCAAGCCACAATTCCTCTTTACAAAGACCAAAAAACTCGAGAAAGAGAAAGAGAAGAAGATAGCAGTCGACCAAGCAGTTATCAGTTTTTACATGAAACATAACGAACTCGACAGACGTGACTTTGATATGCTCTTCAAAATGTTCCCCGATGCACTCAACGATGAATTGAAAATATACGAGAGGAACATGTAAAAAATCCCTCCGAATAGCCCCTCGGGTCGGTAAATAAGCAGAATAACTACCGATCCGAGGGGCTATTTTGTATATGGACATTGAACAATTTAACATACTCTACGATGTATTCGGTGAATCGTTAGATTTGCAGAGGAACTCATCATCAAAGATTAACGGCATTTTTGATGGTGTCCAAAGCATATCGACGAATCTTGAAGAAGTCGCAAAACTTTACAAGGAAAAACTCGAAGAAGAGAAGAAGCTTTCCGAATCTGTACCACAAATGGCTTCTATTACTTCTCCCACGTCAATGTCCGACATGGCAACTGTCTCGTTCTATATCGAACAACAAGCTATTCTCATGGACAAAGTGTTCGGTTTGAATGGTCATTTGTTCATGGATACGATGTTCTCCATAGACAAGGGAATACAGCTGATAGCAAAGCAGAAAGCAGAGATATCGGCAACACAACCAGTAGGAGGTGCACAGCTTGGTGCAGATATGAGAACACTTGATCAGATCAGCCAATCAATCAACCTTTTCGTATCTTCTATCAACACAAGTGTAAACAAGCGATATGTCAAGAACATAGCGACATTCAACAAGTCGATTAATGTTCTCATGAAGGGTATCAAAGATGCCGTTGAAAAACTCGACAAGCAGTCTTTGGACACTTTCTCGAAAGCATCAATGTTTGTTGTTGATTACACTAAAGGTGTTGCGGAGATAGATTCGAGAAATATCACCGATAGAAAGATCCGAGCGATCAAGAAGGCGATATCGATCTTCAACATGCAAGATCTTCGGGATGTTTCACTCGAAAACACGAAAGCTGTTGCAGAATCGATGTCCGTGTTCTCTGTTCACCTTAAACCTTTCATGGATTCTCTATCAAAGTCGAAGATGCCTTCACAGAGAAGAATCCAAAGAATCATGAACTCACTTGGAGAATTCGTCAAGAGCTTCTCGGAAGTGATGAAGAACGGTGACGCTTCGAAGATGAAGGCAACTGGGGACATGCTCTCGAGCATTGGCACTGGTATCCGCAAGTTTGCATGGAGAATCTTCATCGCATCACCGCTTCTTGTTCTTGCTGTCCCAGGCATGACGATCTTCAAGTTCGTAGTCAAATTCTTAAGGAAAGAACTACAATTCATAGCGGACAATGCCGAAGGACTGAATAGAGGTGCAGTTGGAATAGCAAAGATGGGACTTTCTGTTCTTGCATTCGCAGGATCGATGGCACTTACGACGCTCATCATGAGACAAATCGATGTCCGACAGCTTGTGTGGGGTCTTGCGATAACCAGTGCTACAATGTACGGAATGTCGAGACTTTTCATGTACTTCGGCAGTTCTCGAAACTCTCGAAGAATCGTTTCTGGTGCAAAGGCAATCGCTTTCATGTCAGCATCTCTTGTTATTGGTGCACTTTCTCTTTATGGTGTGTCACAGGTGGGGATTGACTTTGTAAATGTTGGTATTCTTGCACTCTCACTTTCTACACTTGCCGTGGTTTATCACTTCATTGGTAAATCTTGGGTGACGATATCGAAGGGTTCTCTTGCAATGTCCGTGATGTCCTTGTCGATTTACCTTGTAAGTGCATCGATTGCCTTTTCATCTATGGTGGCAATGAAGAGCTGGAAGGGTGCACTCATCTTCATGGGACTTGCTTCGGGGATCGCCACAATTTGGGGTGTCGCAGGTATGTTCTTCGGCTATATCGCTCTTGGTGCAGGTGCTATGGCACTCGTGGGACTTTCATTGTTCACCTTTGCCCTACCCTTGAAGATGGTCGGTGAAGCAATGGAGAAGAGCGGTGATGCACTGATCAAACACCTTCCAGAGTTTATCAAGGAGCTTGTTATTCCAATGTCAATGATGGGGATCGCTTCACCTCTTATTCTTCTTGGATCTGTTGCTCTTGGTGCAGTTGGTGCATCTCTTCTTCCATTTACGAAGGTCTTCGAAGGGATAAGCAAATCTAAAGTTCAAGTCGATGATGTTTCGAACTTCTCAAAGTCTATGACGATTCTTGCGAAGGGAGCTTCCGACGCACTTTCTGAACTTTCATTCCTTGACACTTTCCGTCTTGGGTCATTGAGAGATGTTGCAAGCATCGTCGACACATTCTCCACGTCAATGGTCAAGTTCTCCACGCTTGGTGACACTTCGAAGCTCATTGACATTTCTCGCAACATTGGGGAGATGTTCAAGAACATCATGCACTCCGTGATTATTGCCACTTCCCCCGATGCCATCAAGAAGATGTACGACATTGACACGAACTGGCTGAAAATCCAAGGATCGATAACTTCGGCAAGTAGAATGTCTTCGGCAATGATCGATCTTGCAGATGGTGTCCGAAAATGGACAGAGATGAAGATCGACGAGGGAGATGGTCAGAAGATTGCAGATAATATAAAGTCGATTCTGGGGATTATTCCAGCATCAATCGCTCCAATGGGGAGATTCTTTGATGACGATGACGACATGTGGAATCTTTGGGGGATTCTCAGAAAGTCAGATAAAGATGTAGAAGAAAAGAGAAAGTTCGAATATCTCAATGGCCAGACTTTCTCACTTCGTGAAGTTCGTAATGGTTTAAGATTTACCGCCAAACTCGGGGATTCTCTTGGAGATCTTGCAGATGGTGTAAAGAAGTGGGCAGAGATGAAACTCTCTTCCTCTGATGTGGAACAGATCGACACGAACATAAGAACAATCCTTGGTGTTCTTCCTCGAAAGATTGCAGACTTCGGAGCGATTGACAAAGATGAAGTCATAAACGCAGGTTTCCTTGGATTGTTCCAAAAGTCATCCGTAGAACGAGGACTTGAATATACAGGCGACCTCGGGGGTGCAATAAACAGTCTCGCAGATGGTGTCCGAAAATGGAGAGATGCAAAGCTCACTTCGGCAGATGTTGAAAGAATAACTTCAAATCTCCAAACAATCATGGGCGTTCTCCCTGCTCTTGTTTCTCAATTCGGTGAGCAAGACAAGGATGTGATTCCCACAGGTTTCATGGGGATGATCCTCAAGACCACAGTCCAACGAGGTATTGATTACGTCAAGGGGATAGGTGAAGCACTCATTCCTCTTTATGATGGTGTCGTGAAGTGGAAGACAACGAAGATCTCGGATGAAGAGAGAACAGCAATCCAGAAGAATATCGAAGGAATACTCACCACGATACCTCAAGTGTTCATGTCCCTTGCTGAAGATGCTGATAAGGGAACTGGGATCTTTGGGATAGCAGATAGTGATCTTCAAAAGGGTGTTGATGCAGTGAAGATGTTTAATGAACCTCTGAACATGCTTGTCAACACGATTAAAAATTACTCATCGATCAAGGATGCCGATATTTCGTCTCTGAGAATGGGTGCTACATTGAAGAAGACTTTGCAGATGATCAACGAAGGATTCTCGTTCCTCACACCTCATAAAGTTGATACATTCTCGAAGTTCATCAAGCCATTTTCTGAGTTCACGAAGATCCTCACGAAGTTTGGTAAAGATATGAAGGATGTGTCGGCAGATTGGAAGTCGATAGAATCAGTCATTGATAAGGCGAACTCGTTCGAACAGAACAGATCGAGATCATCGTACTCATTCCCTTCACTTTCAAAGCCCTCGGGTGGATCTTTTGCAAGTTTCCAATCCACTGGTTTCAAGATAGAAAAATCCAACAAGGAAACCATGAAAGTGGATAGAAAAGCAGGGGAAACTCCAGAACAGCTCCGAACTCGACAGATTGACAAGATCATCCAGTCGATGGGTATGATCCTTGATGCTCTTGGTTATAGAAACTCGGATGGTGCTGTCCAACAGAACGCAGTTGCATCGATACTTTCTGATCTCAAGGATCTCTTCATGGATGGTAATGCTAAGGTAAGAGTGAATGGGAAGATTGGCTAAAAACAACCTTCCGATATGAAAGAAGGGTACTTTCCTTGAACTTGAAGATGCTTGGTGGTATGAAAACAACAGAAGATGTCTTCGAGTTCAAGGAAAGTACCACGGAAAAACTCGAAAAGTACATAAATCAAAAACACGAGAATAATAATGATAGGAAATCGTTGGTTTAGGCAGATAGTTATCAATGCAACAATGTTCGTGATGTGCAGTTGCTTTATAACGTTTATGATAGTTTCAGTGATGTCATTCTTATCTTCCAAATCCATAACTTTTTATGATAGTAGAAGCGGACAAGACACGATAACTCTGGTCGATACGATATACGTTCAAAGTCCAGATACAACAATGGCGATGGACACTATTGTGAAGAACATGGAAATAGATGGTAACAATGTTGTAAACGATTGAAAAATTGGAAATAGAAAGAACGGAGAGCCGATGATCTTGATTGATAAAAAGATCATCGGCTCTTCCATTTTTCGAACATATTCCTTGGTTAAATAACGAAATATAAATAGAAACGATAATTAAAAACATATGGCAAGAGCAACTGTTAGTCTTTCTGATTTGAAGACAAAGTTCAAAGGTGCTGGTGTCTTTACCATGATTTCTGATGAATCGGTAACGTCATATAACGCACCTGGTAGAATCTCTGTCCTTGTACCAGGTTTTTCAAAAGTAGGATGGTTCAATAGACCATTCCTTATCGAAGCAGGTGATGTGGAGACTTTGAGAAATCTGTATGGCGCACGTGATAAGTCGCTTGAAAGGAAAGGATCATTCTTCCACAAATCAATAGAAGTACTTCTCAAGAATACACCAGTCATTGCGCTTAATCTCGTGAAGTTCAATGATACGCTAAAGGAAGATGGTACTCCTGCAGAAGATGCAGACAAGGTCGATTTCCTCTCGCTATCCACTGAACCACAGGTCAAGAACATCGGCAAGACGACGAAGTTGTATTCCTCATTCTTCAAGAAGGATGACTGGTTTATTCCTTCCGCAGAGAATGTTCTCGCAAATAGACGTGATAAGTCAATTTTTAATCTTATAAACCTTTCACAGCAAAAACTCTCATTCATCATCAAGAAGGCAGAACTTCGAGGTTATGACATGAAGCTCAAGGAATGGTATGACGGCAATGTTCCAGCTTACCTTGATCCCGAGACTTCAGTCAACGACTACATCATCGAAGTTATAGCAATTGTTGGTGATTATTCTCAGATCTCTGATTTTGATGTTAGATTCAAGGGACTGTTTGAAGGAGGTCTTCTGCAGTCGGACAAGCTTGAAGATTTCCTGCGTCGTCAAGATATCGCCATCAAGTTCAGAACCGTTGGATCACTGATCCCAGACTTCAGAACGAAGAATGGTGAAAATCTTTACATTGAGCAGATGATCAACTCGTCGACGATTTCTCACGGCGTTGTTTGTGCAATTGACAGAGAACAGATTGAAGACAGACAGTACAACATGCACGAACGACAGATCGACGTGGTTTGTTCTTCAATTATACAGAATCCTGCCGATTCACTGGAAATGCTTTCTCACGTATCGAAGTCGTTCGGTCAGAGAACAGTCATCGAGCCAAGAGTATTCACGGAAGAGATGGTCATCGACGAGATTTCTCTGTCCAAGTTTGAAAAGGTAGACAATAAGACTTTCCTCTTCACCGACAAGGAAGACGATATGTACGCCAAGCTTCTCCGCATCGTGAAGACTGGTACCCATCCACACGTGAAGGTAAAGCGAAAGTATACTGCACCAGAGCACGACGCATCGCACTCTGAAGATCGTAAGCGTGTTGACGGTATTCTCCACAAGCACACTAACGACACTGCAGTTGGATCAAAGCTGGAAATCACTGAAAACGGTGATATTCGTCTTGTGTTCGATGAAATCGTCTCGTTCCCTCTCGGTAAGGCAACTTTCAAGGTTGTAGAGAATGAGAACGCAGTGTTCATTGACGGATCTCCTGCAAAGAACGCAGATGATGTTGTGGCATATGCCAAGAAGATCGGTTTTAATGCAGTGAAGGCAGATGGTGGTAAAGTTGAAATCATCCCCACTACCAAGAATCTCGCAGAGATAAACACCGAAGTTCTGACCACGGCACGTCATGACGAGTTCGACACCTATGACAAGACCACTGGTGATATCATCAAGAATGTTGCAGGTAACACTGGTGTTGCTACTCTCACGAGAGAACAGTCTGATGTTAAGGATACCGATCTGAAAGCTACGATTTCTGTTTATGGTGACGGCAACATTTACGTTGAAGATGACACCGATAAGAACAAGTGGCTGTTCCTTGAAGACATTCACATTGGTTCTATCGAGAACGGTACTGCTCGTGTGGTCGCAGAAGGCTCAAGCATAAACGGTGATGTTGTCGCTGTTCAGTATAATCAGAAGTCACGTGAGATTTCTGATAGTGTTAGTGTCAATTGCTACGAGTTCTATGTCTCTTCTGTTGGAAATGAAGAAGCGCTCTTCCTCAATTCTGCATCAAAGATAACGATCGGTGAACTCGATTATGGTAACAAGATCGAAAACGTTCTTGATGTTGTTGCAGATAAGTCCAACAAGCTCTCCTATCAAGACGTTGAACTTATCAAGACCTTCTACAAGACCGCAACGTTCAACATGGAGAACATCCAGAAGATCTCGCTCGATATTTCTTCCATTCGCACTCAGAAGACGTTCGTTGTAGAGCAGAAGGTGTTTGAAAAGAATCCTATCGAAGTTGGTGACAAGATCAAGACTACGATGGATGTGCACAATGTGGTATCGATCAAGCAAGAACTCGTTGGTGGCAAGAAGTTCTTCATCGTTGAACTCGATGGTTCAATTGGTGATGGTCGCTTCTATAGAGAAGTTTCCGTTCACGAACTTACCAAGTTCTACAAGGTGTTCTCTCTTGATGGATTCCAGATTAATCCGAAGTCTATCCCAGATGGATCGAACAAGTCCATTCGTGAGATTTACTCAGTGATTTCTGAAACAAACATTGGCAAGGCACTTTCTGACCCCGAAGCGATCTCGTTCCGATACATCGTCGACACTTTCAATGGTGGTATTGAACCAAAGTGCAAGAGCTACATTTCCGAGATTGCTAAGAAGCGTGATATCTGCATGGCGATCATTAACATTCCTCGTGTTGATGAGTTCAAGAAGCACAAGAATCCAAGATTCACGGCATCACCAACTTCGACCAATCCTTCTCCTTCAGTAGAAGTTCGTTATATCGTCGAAGGTGGTAACAAGGCAGAATCTCCTGAATGGTTGTTCTCTCTCCCAGAAGAAGAGCAGGGTGCATCACACTCAGCATTCTTCTTCCCAAATGTCTCGGTTACGGAGACTGACGGTTCTACGTCATCTATCCCACCTGCAAGTTATGTTGCATCTTGCTTCATGCGCAAGTTTGGGACGACCGATGAATACAAGCCTTCGGCAGGTATCATCCGTGGTGCAATAACTGGTGAAGGTGTTACTGGTGTTGACTTCCGTCTTGGATCTGATGATTACCGTTCTCTTATCGAGTTTGGTATCAACCCAATCATCATCAAGAACGGCTCTCCGATAATCTACGGTAACGAAACTGGTTATCAGAGATTCACGTCTGCACTCAACAACATCCACGCTCGTGACCTTCTCATAACCATAACTGAGGAAACGAAGAGACTCATCGATCCTTATGTTTATGATTATAACGATGACACGATGAGAGCAACGATCAGAACTATCCTCAACGGTTATTATGGTTCTCTTCGTGATGCTTATCGTGCAATCGAAAGCTTTAAGATAACCATTGATAGAACCAACAACCCTGGGTGGCTGGTCGACAACGATGGTGTTCTTATTGACGTTGAAGTCACGATTACTGGTGTTGCCAAGAAGTTCATCAACAGAATCACCCTTAAGGGAAGATCGGTGAATCAGACAGGCTTTACTATAATATAAGAACCATGGGAAACTTGAAGCCATAGTTGTTATTAAACTTTGAAGATTGGGCTGTTGGGAGAAATCTCAACAGCCCAATCTCTTCACAAATCATCACATTTCCGTGATTTATAAGAACTTTGGAAAATGTAAACATAGCTGTTGTTAAGTTGTTATGTCGGGGTTATCGTCGGGAGATGATAGCCCCGACTGAGTTTTTGGAGATATTCAGAGAAAACAGCCACATCCGCAGGAATATAAGATTGTTGATCTGATTTTAGTAACAAGAAGGAATTAGCTTAAAAATGGATGTGATGGCTGTCGTCGGGAGACGGTAGCCATCACGGTTTTTTCCTCGACGACGGTCAGACAGGTTTTTTAAATAACGAAATATTCTCTTATGCAAAGAAGAAAAAGCAATGGATTCGTTGCTGGTCTCATTTCAAAGTATGCGAAATCGATATCAGATATCGGAATTGATTATTCTATAATAGCGAGAACAAAGTCAATCACAAAAGACGATGACGATGACATCTATGACGACAGAGAAAGAAAAAGTCATGATCCTTATGAGGATATGTCCTACGAAAGTAAGAGAGATGTTTATCGTAAGTTCGCATCGTATAACGAAATAGAGTACATTCTCGATAGCGTATGTGACGATTCAATAATCCCAGATGAGTTCGGGATGTCGTGTTCGATAAACATAAGAGAAGAGAAACTACTCGCCTATCACGTTGCGGTTATCAAGAAGAACTTCGAGCAGATTTACAGCATGCTCAAGTTCGACCAATCTAACAACCTTTGGAAGAAGTTCAGATCTTACCTCGTTGATGGTGCTATTGCCTATGAGATCGTGTATGAATATGAGAAGAAGTCAGAGATCATATCCAAGATCGAATCCATAAGGGGGAAAATTCGATCGGTGAATGAATCGATCTCTTATATGCAGAACGATGTAAAAAGGTCAACACTCGTTGCAGAGAGAAAGAGAGAGGAAAGAGCTTTAAGAAAATACGAAGAAATCTATAATCTTTCATCTTCAATGTCTATACAGAACGGTGAAGATGGTGAAGATGTTATACCAGTGAAAATCATCGGTTTTGTTGAGTTAGATCCTGCAAAACTGGAGAAGATAACAGATAACGAATCTGGGAAGGTTTATTGGTTCTATGCAGAAAACGGCAGTTATCTTTCCGACAATCAAGTCATTAGAATCTCTTATTATGATGAATCAACCTCTGGGAATGTTTCCTATGTTGAAAGACTTATAAGAAACTTCAACTTGAAGCGAAAACTTGAAGATTCTACTGTTGGGTGGTTTATCATGAACTCGCAATACAAGCTGAAAATGGTAATACCAATCGCCAACAAGACGAGAGATAAGGCAAAGGAAGCACTTCGAAAGGTAACAAACAACTACCAAGAAGATCTGTTCGTCAATGCTATGACTGGGGAAGTCACTATTAACGGAGAACCAAGAATTAACTACTCACGTAACATTGTCTTCCCAAATCGAAACGGTCAATCTCCTCAAGTTGACGTTCTGCAGAGCAATGGACCAGATCTTTCATCGATGAAGGTCGTAGATTATTTCAACAGAGCACTTCGAAAAGACTCTCGTATTCCACTGAACAGATATGACAGAGATCAATCGAACTCGAGAGCGATAATCTTCAAGGCAGATTCTGTGACTTATGAGGACATGTCCTATGCAAACTTCATAAACAGAATAAGAGCATCATTCGCAGAAGTCCTCAAGAAGCCGATTTACATCCAGTCTCTTCTTGATTGTAAGGATCTCGTGGCATTCCAATCTTTGAAGTCAAGTATCGGTTTCACTTTCAACACGAACTTCCTCTTTGAAGAATCTCGACAGGCAGAAATCATGCGTGCAAGATATGAACTCGTCAAGAACTATGAAAACATAAAAAGCGAAGATGGCGGAATGCTGTTCTCACAGAAGTTCCTCTACGTGACGAAGTTCAAGGTCTTCACTGAGGAAGAATGGGAAGAGAACGAAAGAATCAAGGAAGCGGAGAGAAACAAAGAAAAACAAGAAGGCTAAAGCAAAATGGACTTTATAGTAAAGAAGAACAACGATGATGTTTTCATGCGAAACATCATCGTTGCGTTATCAAAGTTCCTGTACGATGTGATAAAGATCGTCGATGTGAAAGATGGTGAAGAAATCCTCAAAACCGTCAAGATCTTCTACGGTTCTGTCGATCAGCAGTACCTCTCCGATATGTTCCTTGATCCTCATCAATATGAATGGTTACAGGATGATCTAACAGAAGATGACTACAAGAAGATCATAGAAGGACAGTATCGTAAAGTTCCATATGGTGTCTTCACTTTTGAAAGTGCTGGACTTCAACCCAACCAAATGTCGGGAGGATATGAACGTGCAGAATTCGTGATGGATGTTGAAAACGAGATGGGGATTTCGACAGAGACTTTCTCGGCACGTACAAACTTTGTCCCCGAACAATTCAACGTGGGCATTGAGATCAAAGCATCTTCCGAAATAGAACGAATGAAGATCTATGACGTTTTTATTGAAAAACTCTGGAAAGCGAATATGTTCTATTTTAGATACAAAGGTTTCCAAGGTCTTCCTTGTACAGTGACTTTCCCCGAGAACGCACAGATGGAGAAGAACCTCGCTTTCAAGTCCAATGTGAATGACAAACTTCCAATAATGAAGCTCTCTTTGAAATTGGACACTGTCAGACCTATCATTGATGAGACCACGATAATGATGAAAAAGAACCAAGCAAAGGTAACTTTCATTAATACAAAAGTGGTGATCGGTGGAAATGGAACTCGGAAATATCCAATAAACATTGTCCCCTCGTCCGTAGAAATAAAGACACACGAACAGACCGAAGATTTCTGGGCAGGTGAAGAAATCTAAATAAGCAAACGTTTCTCTCGATATGAACAATTGGAATAAATCATACAAACAAGGAAAGCGAATCCTCGAACACAAATCTAAACCAGTGAGAATCTTTGAAGACGATGAATACTTCCTCTTCGAAAGTGGTGATACCATTGAACAGATTGCATACAACTATGAAGATCTCGAACATGTTGTAGACATTGTCGACAAGAAACTGGAATCCGAAGACGAGGAAAATACGGACAAGGGTAGAGAACTCTGTGATAGAGTGATTGAAATCCTTGATAATCTTGAAACAGAGTACGACTTCCAATATGTCCTTGAATTGTTCAGATCGTATAACGTGCCTTCTGTCGAAGATCTTGGTATAATCGACGAGAACGGAATCCTTACAGAAGATTTCAGAAATGACGTGCTGTATGGTGATGGTACGTCCTTACGACTTTTGAGACTTCTGAAAGAGTACTATGGCGACGAAATTGCTACTGATGTTCTAAACACTCTTGATAGAGTGACTTTAGTAGAGCCGATCTACTCTGTGGATTCGATCCCTCCCACTGTTGATTCGAAGGTCTATGAAGATCTGTCATTCAGAGATTATATCGGTTATGTCATAATGACCGCCACTGATGAAAGTGACACATGGATTTGTATTATGAATTCTGATTCGGGTGACTATGTTATTGTTATTGATTATGTCGCAGGAACAGAGAACACTTTCAGAGTAACACAAGACGTTATCGACACAATCTTTGAATATTATGGTGTTGATGTTACACCACTTTTACAATCACCAGTTTCCGTCATGGAAGCACTTGAAGACAGAGCAAGTGGTGAAGATGATAAACCAACAGGTAGACCAAGAAGTAAGGACGAAGACGGCGAAGATGATGATGTAGAAGACATCGTTGAAGATGTCGATGCGGATCTTCAGAAGGAAATCAGCGTTCTGAATGAACAGATTGAAAAAATCGAAAGTCTCCCAGAAGATATCCGTGAGAACGAGAGAATCATGGAAATCTACTACATTCTTCTCGGAAAGCGTGAATACATCCAGAAGAAGAGTGATGATGACAAATCCAAGGAAATCGTAGATAACATCATCAACGAGATCGAAGACAACATAGGAGAAATCGATCAGGTCTTCCTTGATGATGATCGCAACGAGATACAGGTCAATGAAGGGAGAGTGTTTGAGCACGATGGAATGACAATCAAACCTGTGATCACTGGTTTTCGATCTCACAAGACAAAGACCCTCATCGTAGAAAGTGGTGGAGAACGTAAGAGATATGATATCACGAACGGATCAAGAGATGTTCTCAAGAAAATCTTCAAGGTCAATGAAGCAGAGGATGTCGCAAACATTAGTGATGCTTTCTCCATAATAAACGTTATCAAAGACGATAGAAAGCTTGTCGATTCATTCTACAACTCTCTTGTGAACATTGCTTACAAGATAGACGGTTATCGATCAACATCGGACTACAAGAAGTATATCAAGAACGTGGTCGATGATGGAGATTATGAAAACAAGTCAGACACTCTTCCTTATCTTGTGAATGTTGCATCTCAAGACGTGAAGAGATTCAACGCTGTGATAGAAAGAACGAAGACGAAACTCGGAATGTAAAACCGCTACTACTTTTTAACATCAATATAAAGAGAGAGCCTTGTGTGGACAAATGCCAAACATCACCACACAAGGCTCTCGAGTGTATTTCCCTTGCGCTCTCTTCTCTCGAGATTATGAAAACACCTTAGAAGATATCAGAGCGCAAGGAAAGTGCCTTCCTTGATTTAAGCTTTCTTTGGTACTTTCCTTGCACTCTCTCTACTCTGGGATTATGAAAACACGAAAGAACTCATCAGAGCGCAAGGAAAGCACCTCTCTTTAATCAGAAGAGTATGTTTACAAAAAGGTGGCTACCAGAGAGATCATCTCCGACAGCCACCTTTTCATTTTACGATTTTTCTCTTTTAGAGATACTTGATGAATGAGAAGTAGTCTCGATTTTCTAAGTATCTCGGTTTCCCTTCATTCAAATAGGCTTCCTTTTCAAAGGATATGTTCACATAAGCTTCGTCGTGGTTCTTCTTTATCGCAAGTCTGATGAGATATTCCAAGAAATACCACACATAAAACGCACAGAATGCAAGAAGCATTGTGAGGATCGTGTACTTGATATTGATGCTACCTATGAAAGGAACATTAGTAATTGTGAATACTGCAAACATCAGTTCTTTCCATTGTTCTACGTGTATTAGTTCGTGGTTCACAATGACGCTATCGGCATCATTTTTCGTTGATCTGATAAACACATGACCAAACAACATCATAGCACCATAATCCTTGGGTAGGAGAAATCGTACTAACTTACTGTTATAATGTATCATAAAAGCGGATTTTGATTAGTTTATATACTTTTTCGGGAAGGTAAATAACACAAATTAAAAAAAGACTTCGACATTATGTCAAACAGTATAGACAAGTTTTTAGAGAATGTAGCAAGACATGACATCACGTCTTTGGAGATAATCAACGCCCTCCAGAAGATGATGATTGATGAATCTGATACTGTTAGAATAGAATACATCCTTGAGAACGGCAAAGAATCGTTCGACGTTCCTTCTCTGTCCCACATCATCCGCAGACTTGAAAGAATCGACAAGAACATACGGAATATCGTAGCAGATGGTGAGATGCAGGCGTACGTTGTCACACAAGACGGTGTTCGAAGACAACTTATAAACATTAAAAGATTCACACCAAACGAGATAACAATCACGGACGACATCATTTCGAAGTCTTTATACACACGTGAAAACCTCAAAGGTGAAAAATCGACGTTTATCGACATTGACATTTCGAAGCAAGTCGAAGAGTATAAGTACGATTTCACCCATGTACAGATAAAGAAACTCTTCGTCGATGGTTATGACTTCTCGGCAGGTACGAAATACGAGAATATCCTCAAGCATCTTCATTCGAAGACAAAGAAATATAAAGAACAAGAATCGATCGTTTGTGTAAAACCAAGATCAAGGAATATCACCAGAGATTTCAAGATATCGGACATTTCACAAGACGGTTATCTTCTTGATAACGGATCTGGTCAGAACCTTGCGTACACAGAATCGATCGATGGTGACGTGACAATCACAAGATCAGTTTCCGTTGGATCAAAGTTTACGGTCGGCAAGAACACTCTTTGGTCAGTTTCCGATATCGACAAGTCCACTGGTTATGTCCGATTTAACACGGTTTATGGTCTTGAGCAAGTTTCTATTGGTGACACAATCAAGATTGATATCGAAGACGAATACGGAACGATTGTCCCAGTAGAGCTTCATTCATCAGAACCATTCATTCTCTTCATAAAGCCGATAAATCAGAAGTGGATAGCTTCGGATGAGTGGGGTTCTTGCAATGTCTATGTGAAACCCGACGTTCAAGTCGAAGAGAAAATAAACAATCTCCGAGGTTCTTCCACGAAGAAGGATGTTTATGTGAAACCAAACGCGCCAACGCTCGAAGCCAAGAACCTTCAAGTGAAGCTGATCAATTCACATAGAATAAACCAGTTCGAGACGAAGGTAAGAGAGAAATATGCCGAGAAGGAAAACGTAAAGAGCCAGATCGAGATCATCGACAAATCGATAGTGAAACTCAAAGACGAGATGGGTTCGACTGTCGATAAAAACCTACGTGAAAAACTTCAGAAGTCAATAGACGAGAATTACAAGCAGAGAAAGAACCTTGTAAGCACTTTTTATTCTCTCGTGAATGACATCCTCACGTATACTCGGGACTCTGAGGAATTCAAACCAAAGTACAGAATCAGAGGGTTCTTTGCTATACCAGATCCTACGGTTTATAACGGAATATCTTACGACATTATCAAGTTTGAATGTCAGTACCGATATCTTCGAACTGATAACACAGAATCGAACGTAGAGACGATCGACTACATTCTCCCAAGCGGTGAGAAACTCAAAGCATACTACTCGAATTGGAATACTCTTCCAATGAATCAGAGAGAAAAGATCTACAACATTGCAACTGGGGCGTATGAATGGAAATCTGAAAACGAACTCGATGCCGACAGCATCAATCCAAATCAGGTAGACATTCCGATATCGAAAAATGAGTACGTAGAAATCCGAGTACGTTCTATTTCTGAAGCTGGCTATCCGACAGTTATCAACATGTCGGAATGGTCATCACCTGTCATTGTTGAATTCCCACAACACCTTGTTGACACTTCATCGAAGATCTTCGAAGGGATTGGCGATGATAACATGCTCACGATGATAGAGAAGGAACTCACGTCGATTGGTGTTTATGATCATCTTTCAGATTCCCACACATCTGGTGAGAAAATGTTCCACCATTCTTCACGTAACATATCAACGGATTACTTCACTGATGGTGAAAACAAGCAAAAATCTGTGATGCAGGTTCTTGATGAGATGAAGAGAACGATTGACTCTATCGAATCAAGATATGGGATCAAGAACTCTCCTCTACAAATATCCATTCTTGATAGCAATGAGGAGAAGATCATGAACATTGAGAACAATGACCACGTGAAGATCTTTGCTGGTTATTACAAGAACGAAACTGAATCGAACTCAAAGGGATCGATTATTCAGAAGACGTATTACTTGAGCATTAGAAATCCGAAATCGATAGATGCTGAACTCTTGTCTTATGTCCCAGGCTTTAACACACCAGTCACCGAAGACATGAGTGGATACGTTCACGATGAGAAGACTTACGGCTATCGTCGTTATGACTTCCCTTGTATCGGCTTTAAAACTGATGGTGAGGGTGAACATCGACTTCCATTTGGATCTCCACAGATGAAGGGACAGTTCGTTTATCAGAGATCACGTGACCTTGCACTTCAAGAGAGCATCGTTGAAAAATGGAAGAAATCCACGACTGGGATGAATGCCTCAGAAAAGAAACTGAACGAAGAAAGAAAAGAACTGAACTTTGGAGACTACGCAACAACTGGGAAACCCGAAACACAGTTCATAGCGAAGATCGTTGATGGAAAGCTTGTGGATGGAAACGGCTATCTCACAGATTTCTGCTTCCATAAAGATCATCCACTTTTCAAGAACATAAGCGGGGTGGATAGCGAACACAAGGCAACGATTAAAGACATCATAGCGAAGAGTGTTCAGAGTGCATCTTTCAAATCGAACTCTGTGAAATCGATAATCGGTGAATCATCTAAGATCGGTTTCCACCACGATGACAGATATCTCGTCGGGAAAGACACTTGCGGTGCTTATGTTTATCTTTCACCTCAGAATCCGAAAGCGATAAGCACCAACACGAACATCTACAACAAAGGATTGATCATCAACAATTCAGAAATCAGAATACCGATCATCTTCGAATGTAGAATGACGGACTATTATGGTGATGGTTCTCAAGGTGAAGGGCGTGTAAATGGTGAAGATGGTGTCAAGAACGTGGTCTACGAGAAAGCTATCGGATTTGACCTTATACAAAAGTTCATCGATGACATCTTTTCATTCGACATAACGATAAAGATGAAGTACCAAGAAGATTAAAACATCCTCCGTAAAAATTGGAGAGGGCTGTGGTATCGAAATTGACCACAGCCCTCTCGCTGTCTATGGAAAGTATGAATAGAATCCTTATTTTACTTTTCTGAAAGATGTCTTCTTGTCGAATCCATGCCCAACAATCTTCTGTTCATCAGTCATCTTCACTTCGACACCGTCTTTGATTTGTGAGGATAGGAAGTTTTGGATCTTGATAAACATCTCCTCTGGAGGAACAATCCCACCGAAGTTGATGCACTTCAAGAGTGGATTTTTACAATAGAAGTAGCTTTCAAATCCAAATCTGGTCACCTTCGGGACTATCTCAGACACTGACATTTCGAACAGACATCTGAACATGTCGTCGTAGTCTATACGCTCATTTCCAAAGCCATATTTTCTACCGTGAGTGATCACATAACTCGTGAACATAGAAAAAACGGTGTGAGCGTTGTCAATGTTCAATAAGAACGAAACGCTATCGGAGAGTTTCTCCTTTTCGTCGATCTCCTTTGTACAGATGAGAGAAAGAGAACGTATGTCCTTGTGATAGAAGCTAAGTCTTTGGAAAGGGTGCTGTTCTCTCAGAGAATCTCTCTCGGGATCAACATCCACTCTGAGAAGATACCACGTTGTTGCAACTTCTACAAGAAAATAGGCAAGATTGTCGTGACAAGAGAATCTCACATTTGGATTCTGAAGATCGAAAGCCTGTCTATCAAACACGATCTTCCTGTCTACACCATAAATGCCTTGGATGTAGTCGTAGTAGTCTTTACTGTTATCAAGAATTAGCATACGTCGAAACTGTGAGCGTAGAACTTTTCGATTGTTGTTGCAGTGTCGATCTTCACGTGATCATAACCGAGATCTTTCATTTTCTGATCAAAGTTTTCAAAGAGATTGTCGTCATTCTCATCTCTGGAAGTGGTATCTTGAGATGCATCACGAATCTGTCTTCTGAGGATTGTAACCGTTTTGTCACAGATGAGTTCCGCAATCTTTATCTTCCAACGTAGATCCTCGGGAATATTCTCAAGACCAGTTGGTGAAGTGATGAAGAAGTCGCATTTTTCGAATTCTTCTTTCGTAGTTCCGTAATATTCACCTTGGAATTGCATGAACTGGATGAACTCGTCTCTCAAGATCATCTCTGCAAACTCTTCCTTAGAGACAAAGTAGTAATCTTTGCCTTCTTGTTCCCCAGCTCTGGGTGCTCTTGTAGTATGACCAATTGCTGGTTTGTATCCAAGAGTTGTAAAAATATCCAAGAAGTGATTCTTACCAACTGCAGATTTACCAACGAAAGCTATCTTCTTCATAACCTTTTTAGAAGTTTAAGAACCAGTGAATTGATCTTGCAGAATCGATCAGACCATCCAGATTTCTAACTGATTCTTCAGACTTTTCTATGACCTTCTCGTTTGGCATCTTATATTCCAAAGATGGATAAGGATTTTTATGGAAGACAGAAGGATTGAAGAACGTGTAAAGAAGAATCTCTTCACGGATCATCTTGTAAACATTCATTATTTCTTCTGGAGATTTTGAAGAGAGATCATGAACAACGGTAATGTCTCGCATATCAAGAATCTTCATCTTGTTTCGTGTCTTGATAGAAAACTGCTTATAGAACACTGGATCGGATTCCACAATGTAGTAGTCTTCACAAAAGAGACCATCACGAATAAACGGAACAGTTTCTTCATAATCCTCTGTCTTTATACCTTCGTCGTTGATTATCATATCTTGATAAGAAACCACAAGATCACCACGTCGAGAGTATAGATCAAGATCGATATTTACAATCTTTGCTTGTCTACCTTCAATCAATATGAAGATATCGTGGTTCAAGACCATATTGCGAAACTGTTCTAATGACTTCATTGTCTTCTTTGTACTGTTATGACATCAACAAATCTACTTCATACGTCTTATAATGAGCAGAAGATGACTGTTTTTATAGGAAGATCTGTGGAAATGGACAGACAATCAACCATTATCCTTGACGTGTTATCAAACTGATACGCTTTAAAGAGAGGTACTTTCCTTGTCCTCGAAGCTACTCAAGAATATGAAAATAGCGGAAACTATGATCGAGTTCAAGGAAAGTACCTTCCTGTAATCAGAAGACATATTCTGTGGAATGATGTGTTTCTGTCGGAAGACAATGGATATTATCAAAGACTATGGAAGACAATCAAAGACTATGGCTGATTTTGAACGATTATCGAAAGATTACTGATTATCGATGATTGTTTTCTTGGTGTCTTTCTTTGATCCAGACTGATCAAGTGGGGTGAAAATAGCGTCAAATGGATCAGAGTGCAAGGAAAGTACCTTCCTGTAATCAGAAGAGTATCTTTGAAGGATAATGATGATTGTTGAAAGACTGTGGGCTATTATCAAAGGACTATTGAAAGACTATGG